GGGCTCGTCACTAAGGAAGGCTACCCGGAAGAAGCCTACCTGAATAGCGTACGGATCGCCAATAGTATTGAGGACTACGGGTTTACGTTAGGTAAGCATATCATCCCACTATTCAAGGATGATAAGGGCCTGCAGTGGGACGCTGAATCGTCCCATCAGAAGCTCGTTATGGAATGCTGGGAGGGGCTGAATCGGCTCGGGCTCGATACAGATCCCATATACGTCGAGCGGCTCAATATGGAGCTTGACACGATCGAGCGCAAGTCATTCTCCAGCTACTTCCTTATTATATCAGATGTGGTAAACTTCATCCGTCGTCACCACGACATGATTCCGCCGTTTGGACGCGGCTCGTCCGTCGGCGCGCTCGTCTGCTATGTGCTGGGCATCACCGCGATGGATCCATTCCGGTGGAAGATCCCGTTCTACCGGTTCATTAACGAAGGCCGCAAAGACCTTCCCGATATTGATACCGACATCAGCCAGCGGTACCGGCTTGATGTGCTCAACTACATCGTCGGCAAGTATGGCGCCGACCATGTCGCGCAGATCATCACGTTCCAGTCGATGCTGGCGAAGAAGTCAATTGACGACGCCGGTATGGTACTGAATATCCCGGCCCCGGTGCGGCGGGCCGTCAGCAAGCTACTCGGGGATGAGGTCACGAAGGACGACTCGATCGAGGATCTACTGGAGGAGAACGACAAGGCACGATCATTGATGGCGCCGCACGATAAGTGGATTGCGGTGGCTAAGTCGTTCGAAGGTGTCCATCGCAATACGTCGGTCCACGCCGCCGGTATTGTGATATCGAACAACCCGATTGACCAGTACGTGCCGCTCACAAAGGACCACGACGGGTACAGGGCGACGCAGTTCGACATGAAGGACGTGCAAGACCTCGGCCTACTTAAGCTGGACATGTTAGGTCTGCGCACGATGGATGTGATCAACGACGCCGTCAAATACATAGCGGTTAACCACGGCGTCACCATAGACCCCCACGCGATTCCGTTCGACGACAAGAAGGCACATGAGTTGGTCTGCAGCGGCGAGTTCGTCTCGGTCTTCCAATATGACTCGGAAGGCATGCGCAGTATGGCTAAGCAGCTTAAGCCAGTCAACTTCGAACTACTGATGGCGCTCAACGCCCTGTATCGACCGGGACCGATGAAGCCAGAAGTCCTGCTAGACAAGGACGGCAAGAAGATTGGCGAAGGCGACTCTATCGCTGATACGTACATCAAGCGGCGCCATGGACAGCAGGACGTGGACCAGTGGCATCCTTCGCTCAAGGAAATCCTGAGCGACTCATTCGGTCTGCCGATTTACCAAGAGCAGATCAGTGAGATGTCGAAGATTATCGCCGGGTTTAATGATACTGAGGCTGATGAGTATCGCGCCGCCATCGGTAAGAAGGATGCAGCCAAGTTTGCCATTGCACAGGGCAAGCTAATCGCGGGTGGTATCAAGAACGGGCACACGCAGGAGTGGATGGACTGGCTCGCCGGTCGCCTCGCCGGTTTCGCCCGATACGGCTGGAACCGTGGTCACGCATGCACGGAACGGGGAGCCCTAGTAGCAACATGCGACCGTGGTTTGGTCCCGATCGTGGAGGTTCGTGAAGGCGAACACGTTTGGTCAGTCAGAGAGACAACTGGTGAGTTGTTCAAGAATCGTGTCGTTAAGGTTTTGGACCAAGGCGTCCGTCCCGTGGTCCGAGTCAATGCTGGTGGCGATAGCCTTGTTTGCACACCCGACCACTCTCACATGACCGCCGAAAAACTTTATAAAGACACTACGCAGTTTTGCAGTGGGCAGCTTTTGAAACATGTTAAGTACAGGGCTACGTCGGCCGATCTCGACCTCAGTATGGCAGCGTCGGCACACCGCAACGAGATTCCATGCTTCATGGTGACCACAAATATCGAATGGGATGATGTGGTGCAAAGAGAGTCTATCGGCGGAGGCACAGAAAACACACTTGTCTCTATCACGACTGAACAGCGCAGTTCTGAACTCAACGCCCATCTTACTTCGTGCGATCTTAGCGTCGATAAGCGTTCTGCCCCCACGCCCGCGACGAAGGAACTTAAAAATACTACGCGGATTGATAACAATGCCACGCTCATTCAGTCGTTTGGCGATGGCCAGTTGGGACGTAATGCCGCTGTCAACAATCTCAACGATCGCAGCGGCGACGTTTGGGGTAATGGCATAGACACGATTGCCGCTAAGCCCCCATTCGCGCAGGTGTCGGGTGAGGGAAGCTGGGGTTGCACTGAATCGGACCAGCTTTATGATGGCAGAATTACTGTGCCCATCTCGATGAAGCCGCTCAATCAACTCGCGATGGACGTAGTACGGGTCGGCCTTGCGCATGCACAAAATGCAAAGATGTTTTCCATCCCATTTCCCGACCGTAATGGTGACGCCACAATCGATGCACGTAACCGGCTTGATGTCAGTTCTGCTTCGGCAGCCATCGCAGAAACGACGAACGTTGGTATGGTCGGTTTTGAAGATAATATTGCACTCAGTGCACAGGACGTCGAGGATCATAGTGGAATAATAAGTAATTGGAACATTCCAGTAATATATGATGCTGCAGTAGATTCGGTCGAAGATCTTGGTCGGTCCGAACATGTATTCGACCTTACGATGGAACAGGACCCAAATTTCATCGCAAACGGGTTCGTCGTCCACAACTGCGGGTATTCACGGATTTCATACGTGACGGCCTATTTGGAGGCCCACTATCCGCTTGAGTATTACGCGGCTCTGCTGAATGCTAATACGGGCAAGAATGACAAGCTGGCCGTGCTCCTACGTAGCATCATGCAGAAGGGATTTGAAATCCGCCCGCCAGACATCAACGTGTCCGGCCCAGAGTTCTCGACCGATGGCAAAGTTATCTACATGGGTTTGTATTCGGTGCGCTCGACCGGCATCGAAGCCCTCATGGCGATCCTGTGGGAACGCGAACGCGGCGGGCCGTATGCGAGCTATATAGACTTCGTGCGCCGCGTATCGCAGCTGGAGCCGATTCCGACCACGCATCCGCTATTCAAGAAGCACAAGCTGCCAGAATGGGATTACGAAAAGAGCCCGCAGCTACCAAGCACATATCTGATTAAGTCAGTCACCAAGACCGTCATTGATAACCTCGTCAAGGCTGGATCGTTTAAGTTTGACGAGAACCTGACGAACCGCGACAAGGCCGCCATCGTTGAAATTATACAGAAGGTGGCGAAGGCAAAGAAGAAGGTAGCGATCGAAGACTTTGAATTTAAGGTAATGGCGAAGGCGGCAGAAACCATTACGAATCAGGAGTGGGACAAGATCGAAATCTCGGCATTCGAACGTGAAACACTAAACTTCTACGTCTCCGGCCACCCCATTGCGACTTATATGAAATACTTCGGCATGCTACACGCGGATGCCCCAGTAATAACACCGTCGCAGGTGCAGGAAATGGATGAAGAGCACGGGTGTGTTGTCATCGGACTCCTGACAAAGAAGGAGATGAAGACAACGAAGAAGGGCGACCCCTACTTAGTCCTTCACATACAAGACCAGTTCAGCGGCATGTCGGTGCGCGTGTGGAGTCCTACGGCATCAGCTATCTGGCCCAGTTTACAGGAACACGGCATCGCGGTATTGAGGGGCACGACTGAAATCACAGACTTCCGGCCCGGTGTGATGGAAGTCAAAGTCAAGAGCGTGTTCACGGTGCAAGGCGGGCTTCCCGTGCGTGGGTTTATTACCGATACAGCCGAAAAGGCGCAGGCGATTGCGAAAATACTTAACCTGCAGGTGTCAGAATCCGTCAACATTCCCGGATATGGTGTGGTAACGAACCTAAAGCAGGTATTCAATGCCACTCCCACGATCCTTGATCCATTACGCGGCATGGAAAACTTCAAGCTTCTACTGGCGGCCTAATGAGTAATATTTCAGAAGCAGATTTAATTGATATGGTGCGCCGTTTACGGCAGAACGTGGCACTGCTTGATACGTGTAACTGGTTGGTTGATCGGGTAAAACTAATACAGGACCCGCTACTCAATGCATTGGCAGATGAGGTCTACGCCCGCGTCAACCAGAGCGCGACTACGGTGGCGACGCTGCTAAAGCACCTAGAGAATAATCGCCAGTATCGTGAAATCGTGAAACAGTACAAGAGCGCGGAGTATAGTGATGAATAAGTACATCCGTGAACTGCCAGACATTTTAATCGCGATGTCGGCTGGGGCTCTGATCATGCTAGCATTGATCGCTGGCGTTACTAGCCTATATCAAATCATTAAAGGCATTACATGCTCAAACTGACCGACATAACGCTTGAGGATGTGGCATATAAGGTTATACTGGTTGGGATTTCTGCCATGATGCTCGGCTTGTCTATTGTCTGCTGCATCATTCTATATCGCTACGCTTTATTTCTGCTACACACCTAAGGAGCCATCATGAGTGAAGGCCGTCGTTCGAATGCGGTTGGGGCGCTGGAAGAGAAGGACCGTTCCATTTATCTGCGTAAGACACCGAAGCAGTGCACGGTTTGTCTGCAGGAGTACTACTACGTCCGTCGCGATCAGGAAGGCACGGTCGACTTAGAGTGCCCCCGCTGCGACAACATGGTAACGCTGCCCAAGGGTACGGAGATGATACCGTGAACAAGGCATACAAGGGCATTTTAGACGAGATCAATGAACTGCTGGAAGACTCGGCTGGCATCAAGGCCCCAGTCGAAGACTACATAGACTTCCTAGAGGAAATCTCAAGTTCGATCGAGATGTCGCTTATCGCGGCCAATGAAGATTTGGAGCGCATGAATGCGGAAGACGAGTAGGGCGGAACAACTACTACATCGTATAGTAAACCAGCATAATTTTGAAACTCGCATTGGGCTTAACGATAAAGACGTAGTTGTTAGAAAATGGCCACTAGGCGTGGCTTGTGGCTGCCAAATATGTAAAGACGCCTGCAAGATACTAAAGATCGACCCACTTGGCATGTGGACATATACAAATGATAACGGCTAAGATAATCTGTGATTCGGTCAACACGCTGAATAAAACGCGGCTGACAACGTTCGAATTGGAATATCCTAGATTTATACATAGTGAGGTACTCACGCACCGCGTGTTCAGCCGGAATGCCGCATCGTCGCGTGCGATACCGATTGAGAAGATGATCGAACGGATCCGAAATGATCCCGCGATTCCGTCATATTGGGGCAAGAATCAGCGTGGAATGGCAGCAAAGGAGGAGATCGACACAGCCAGTAAGGCAGACGCCTGCACTCTGTGGTTGAATGCTCGCGACAGAGCAATTGAAAGCGCCAATGCGCTAGTCGCCTTAGGTTTACACAAGCAGACCGTGAACCGTATCTTGGAGCCATGGGCCCACATTAGCGTCGTTATAACGGCAACAGAGTTTGATAACTTCTTTAACCTACGGTGCGACGAAGCGGCCCAGCCTGAAATCCAGGTGCTGGCGCACCAGATGAAATACGCAATGCGCGACAGCGTGCCCGTTACGCTCCATCCGGGCGACTGGCACATGCCGTACATAACAGCCGACGAACGTGCCAGTATCGACTGGTCGGCCATTCCCGAAGATGTCGAATTCGGGTCGCTTTGGTTTAAAGATGCAATCTGCTGTTCTGTGGCCCGCTGTGCTCGCGTGTCATATGTGACTCACGGCGACGAGAATGCAAACCGTGACAAGGACATCGCGATGCATGATTCGCTTCTGTCGGGTGGTCACATGAGCCCGTTTGAGCACCAAGCCGTCGCGTCCTACGACCACGGCTTCCGTGGCAACTTCCGTGGCTGGGTCCAGTATCGCAAAATGCTGCCGAACGAGGCTGTATGGAAGAGACCCTGAGGCTTTTGGCCTATAGCGACATTCATTACGACCGGTATAATAACGGACTAACGCTAGAGGACATTCAGCGTGTCGACGAGCTATCGTTACAGATCGGGATCGAGCGGGACGTACATTGTTGGCTGTTTGGGGGCGATTGGTTCGCCGACAAGAACCCCGACAGTGGCCTACGAGCTATCCGGGACGCGGCATTGGCACGTAAAGCTGACCATGCAATGGTCGCGGCACTCGTCGGAAATCATGACAGAGAATCTAAAGGAATGCATAGTCAGCACAACCTCAATCACGTAAAGATTTGGGACCGCGACATGCAGTCAAACCTCGTCATCATGGACGAGGCCCGCGATTATCGAGTCGGATCAAACCTGACTATCACGGCGGTCCCGGCCGGACACAAGTTTAGGCCACAGGTGCATCGTAATACGTTCAACCTCTGTATGTTCCACGATATGGCGCTGGGCTCGCTCCAGCAAAACGGTCAGAAAGCTCTACACGGGTTTGATCTATCTGTACTGGATTCAAGTGACTTCCAGCTAGTCTTGGGCGGCGACAACCACGTGCGGCAGAAACTGCCGACGCGTAACGTCGAAGCCCACTATATTGGTGCGGCGCTCCAGCACAATTGGGGTGATCGCGATCAAGCTCGTGGCTTTATGTATATCGAGATAAACACGGCGCACAAAGCTACTTCGATGATGGTCCAGTATATCGATAGCGGAGCCCCGCGATTTATCGAACTAGACGACAACGTTGGAGCCGACCGCTCGTTCAAGCAGGTTGAATCTGATGTGGTACGTAAGAATGGCAGCGCCCTAGAAGGTCATATTGTTAGGATAATACTAAGAGGAGACGCCGCCCAATTATGTTCAATAAGTAAGGTTTCAACCTTAGAGCGGTCACTTAGAGAACAGACGGGGGCGCGTTCGCTTAAGATCATCACGGAGCCATACACGGCCGTTAAAGAGTTGATACCTGAGTTGAAAGCGACGAAGACGCCGATGGAAGATTGGAAGGTGTTTGTAAGCTCAGGCAAGCTGCCCGACATTGATCCAGATGCATTAATGCGTGAAGGCGAAGATATTATAAATACGATAGAAAATGGGACGCCCGCTAGAACTGCATAATGTAGAAGAGATCGTGGGCATTGCCCCGCAATACATGGATGCGATTAGCCGGTGGCTCGACAATAAGATTCTAGAAGACGACGGCGAAATCATGATGGAGATCATCGAAACATTCGCTGACGACGATGTCATAATCTGGCCACCCATAGTACAGATACTAGTCGATAATGGTGAGATTACCCTTTCGGCTGAAATGCTCGATATAATAGCAAAGGCGTAAATGCTGACATTATTGAGTTGTAACGCAACAGGCTTGTTTAGTAACGGGCTTGTTCAGACTCTGTCGTTGGACCAGCAAGGCGTCGTCGTCATTCATGGCATCAATAACGACCGGACCCCACCAACGGCTAACGGGGCTGGCAAGACGTCGTTGATCAATAGCATAACGCATATACTGTTTGGCGAGAACCCAACGGGCCGGGGCGACACCGACATCGTCAACTCAGTATGGTCGCGTGGATGCTGGGCCCAAGTCCGATTCCGCCTGCAAGACCAGCGCGAATATCGGGTGACGATGACACGTGGGTGGAAGGGCGAGTATCCGGATAAGGCGACCGAGACGCTACCGTGTGCGATTCATGAAAACGGCGACCGGCTCGACGGAACCGACTTATACTTTGAAGAGCTAGTCCACGCCAAGTGGACCGACCTACGTGGGACCAAGACGCTAGACACACGCAAGCGGGTCCTGGCCATACTGGGTATGTCGTACGACCAGTTCCTGGCGACGTCATATCTGGCACAACAGCGCGGTCTGGCCTTCATTAGTGGCAAGAATAAAGACCGTATGCAACTCATCACCGAATTGACCGACATGTCGGTTTGGGACCGGTGCTGCGTCGAGGCTCGCACCAGATTCGCGCTGGCTGAGACGTCGGCTCGCATACACAAGACTGGCGTTGAGGGTGCAGAAGCCGTACTGAATGCGACACCACCTGCGATCACCGAAGACGAGGCTGGCCAACACAGCCTGCGCGTGATGCAGCTAAGTGAGCAACTTGAGACGAATCGGTCGTGGTCATCTGGGATCAAAGACTATATTGATACGGCCAGTGCAGACTTAGCTGGCGCGAAGGCTGACCTAAATAAACTTAACGGATCTGCCTACGCCGTCAATGTAAAGATACTAGAGGCTAAGTACGAGCTACAGCGACTTGATGCTAGTCTGGCCGCACCGTCAACGGTCCCGAAAGTCGACCGGACCAAAGAGATCCGCGATAATCTAGAGCGCGTCAGATGGATGTGGAATCAGGCGGCCCACAAGTTAGTAGAAAAGCCAGGGGGCGGCGACCAGTGTGATCGGTGCGGGTCACATGTGTCGGCCGCCACGAGTCTGGACTATCAGGCCCGCTTAGAGGCAGAGATTGAAGTATATAAGAACGACGTCGATAACATTACGTTAGAATTAACTGAGCAGTGGGCCAAGGATGAGGCCGAGACGACGCGGCTCCGCGATGAAGCCTTCAGTGAAATTAGAACTAAGCAATATAACGTACAGCTGACGATTGGTAGCTTAGCGTCTGAAGCGGCCGGGTTTTCATCCGAAATTACGCGGCTGGCCAATGTAATAAAGACGACCGAAGCCAGTATCCAAAGTTGTCGCGAAGACGCACATAAACTAGACAGCGGCTGTGTCAGCATAAACGCAGAAATCGCGCGCCTCGTCGATATATTAGACCGGCACGAAGAAGTCGCGGCAAGGCGGGTTCAGCTGGTCAAGTCCATCGCAGATGGTAAAGAGAAGCTGAGCGAGGCCGAAGCCCGCGTCGCCGTTCTTGCAGCCGTTATTAAGGGGATGGGCGATAAGGGCATCAAGGCATATAAGTTCGGCAGCATCATTGCCAAGCTGAACGACTTAATCGCAGACAACATCAGGATCCTCACGGATGGCCAAGTCCAGGTCTGGTTTAGCCCATGGAAAGAGCGGGCAAACGCAAAAACCGACGACGACATCGTGGCGGAGATCCAGATCTTCGTCCGCGAGGGGCCCAAGGACGAAGTCGAGCTTGCCCTATATAGCGGGGCCGAACGCCAGCAGATCGTACTCGCCATTATCCGTGCATTCAACCAGCTAGCGGTACAGCAGGGCGGCGGCACTAACATGCTAGCATTGGATGAAATTTTCGGGATGTTCGACGAAGCCTCGTCCGCGTCTGCCCTCAGATTCATCGAATCCATCAAGGCGTCTAACTGGGGCACCATTTTTGTTATCACCCATAGCCCGTTTATCCGCGACCACATTTCGTATAACCAAATATGGACCGCAGTTAAAAACCAACACATCACGAGGATAGAGACCAGCAATGTCCGAACCGACCGCAGCGTCATTTGAAGCTTTTGAGCAGGCCACGCCGTACCAGTTTAGGACGCTAGTCCCAAAGGACGAGCTAGAGCCCAAGCTAGACCAGTACTGGGCCGAAACCAGCAAGAAGCTGTCAAAGGCGGTATTGGACAAGGCGTACAAGGGGTTCCGTCAGGGCACCCCGGTGGACGAGATGCGGGTCCGCATCATCAACGTCTTGGGCGGGGCCGCACAGTTCTACGAGCCCGTCGTGCTTGGTGTAGTGCGCGACGCAGCGAAGGCCGCCAAGGTTGACCGCGATATCCTGTCGTGGATACAGGTCCAGTATAAGCTGGTACAGGACCGGTATGAGATTATGGCGCAGGGCTATTTTGAGCCTGAAGTCAAGTGGAAGCCAGACGTCGCTATCGTCGTCCCGCGCTTCTTCCGTGTTTACATGGAGGCGCTTAACCTCGACCTCATTGCTCAGTACGTTAATGGCAAGCTGACGTCGAAGCAGGAAGAGTTCAAGCAGCCAGAGATCAATGACGATCTCGCTGTGTCGGCCGGGTTTGAGACGCTGGCGCAGATGCGGTCCACGTATGAGCGTGAGGCCGAAGATAGCCTCACACATCAGCGCGAGGAGCGCGTGGCGGCGCTCATCTTGCAGCACTTGGGTGAACTCTGCCTGATGACGCCTCTACCTGAATCGTGGCGGCAGTACAAGGCGGTTGAGCTTTATCAGGGAAACGTCAGCATGTTCAAGTCTGAGGCCGAATTCATCAAACAGTCAGGCTACTCAAATCGCGACACTATCCTGTCGGTTATTTCAGCTTCGGTCACCCAGCGCACCATCCATCACTTGATCTGGCGTGCGTGGGGCCGGTTCCATGGGATCGAAGGCGACTCCAGCCTGACCAATATGCATCAGTACGCAGATGCTATGCGCAGCCTGATCCTTAAGGAGGCTGTGGTACTCGACACTGATCCGGAGGGTAAGACCGGGCCGAAGGATGAAATGGTTGAGGCTAACAATGAGCAGGCGGCCACATGAGGGTACCGGCAGCCAAGGCAGGCAAAGTAGCCAAGATGTTTGATTTCGAGTGCAAAAAGTGCTCGCACCAGTTTGAGGCGATGGCGAAGGACGGTGACGTCATCCTGTGTCCGGATTGCCAAGAACCTGGATATCGTATACTATCCTGTCCAAGGGTAGACAGCCACGCAGCCGCTGGCTGGCGCCGTTAATAGGAGATTACGTGAAGTCTGAAAAGCAGAAGAAGCTGACGATCGGCGTGGTATTGGACCAAATCCGGCAGTTGAGGTCAGACGAACGCCGGATGCTTTTTGAGTCGTTGGGGCGCACGATGGCGGCCGAAACCGCCGAGCGTGCGAAGGAAAAAGCGGGAGACACAGCGATCGCGATTTAGCGGACCGACCACGCGTCGAAACCGTTGCGAGGCGGCCCCGGGACAGACGGGTGCCGCCTCAGCTTTATTGGATCGACTCCATATAAGGCTGCCATGGGAAGTGCTGTATTGCCACAGCGACGCGAGACGGAAATATCATTACATGACACGATTCCCGTCTATCAATCAATGTCGCTATTGCAATAATGATGCAGGCGATATGACTCTGTGCCAGCAGTGCAGGATGGACCATGGCAAAAAGGCCAAGGATAGAATAACCATAAAAACTGCTAACGGGATATGTCAAAAGTGCACGAATAAGGCGACTGAGGGTCGTAGCTTATGTAAGAAGTGCATGGACGGGCACAAGAAAAGAGCCAAGAAAAGATTTGATAATAAGCGTGCACATGGTAATTGTCTATCGTGTCCAGATAAGGCCATACTTGGGTCTGTGCATTGCGAGAAGTGTAGGGTTAAAAATAGAGACAGACACCAAAAACTCAGAGATGAAGTATTTAGCGCATACGGCGGATATAAATGCTCCTGTGAATGTGGGTGTAGTGAGTCTACGCCAAAATGCCTAACCTTAGATCACGTACAAAATGACGGATCTGCGCATAAGAAGCGCATAGGCAGTAGTGGAGCCGGTGGGCGCATATACAAAGACCTACGTAAAAATAATTACCCGCCGATAGTAAAGGTATTATGCTGGAACTGTAACTGCGGCAGGGCCACTAATGGTGGTAAATGTCCTAAACTTACTGTATAGATGACATGTACTCATCCCATTTAAAGTGCTGTCCCGGGTCCTGGTGTCCACCTGCACCACCCATCTTAGTCGGGTCACGCGGGTCCGGCACCTCATTGTGGCCAATAATATGACGACGATCCGGGATAATAAGTGAGTACCGTTCAAGGATCCATCGGCTAAGCTCGACTAAGCTACCCAGCATGACAATGGGGAAGTCATTCGGAGGAAACCCATAGAGCTTCTGGCTCTTTGCGTCCAATGCCGCTTCAAGCTCGATCCCGATTGACCTCACATTGTAGTCCCAATTGGCGGCGTGGTACGCGATGTCGGCCTCGTCGACAAACTGAGCAATTCTGCCGTCGCGAGCAATGCAATAATGGGACGCAGCCGTCGCGCCTTTCTCAAACCACTGCCGGGTGCCGTCATATGTGCCTTCCATCGTATGGATCAGCAGACGGTCGATATTCTCGGCCGTCCGATGCGCCTTAGCAAATGTCGCAGGATTCGCCTGATATCGCGTGAGTTTTGGCTGTTCCATAATTAATATGCCACGTTCAGCGTCAGAGTGACATCATCGCCGACGATAGCGTTGCCTACGACGTATGTGCTTACGTAGGTTCCAGTCCCCGGTATTTTAGGAGCCGTGTTGCCGCTCACGATGCTAGTGGCCGCGCCGTTCATAATCACGGCTCCTGCAGTCCTCACCCCACTACGCATTGAGTTGCCGATGATTGACGTAGCCCACACTTTATCCGGGACAGCACCTCCCGTAGCCAACACAATCATGCCAATGTCGCCCTGAACCATATAGAGTGAGTTATTTGATACAACAGTATTATATATGCCATTACCACTGCCGGTAATATTGCTGAGCATAGCTAGCGGGTAAATGGAGCCAGTGCCCCCGACCAGCTCTACAGCATTACCTGACATAATGGCGTTGCCAATACCTTGTCCTGATGGCCCAGCAGTAATAAATATGCCACCCGCGTAATTGCCATCGGTAGCAATCACATTATTTGACGCGTTTATGTCATACGCGGTCTTGGCAGCGCCACCAGCGGTTATAATTATGGCTATATGCGTGCGTCCAGATGCGCCCGCATGTCTGAATATACGATTACCAATTGTTGTTATGCCGTTTATGTCGATGCCAGACGTTAGTACTATGCCACCGCCATTTTGCGCCGCACCAGTCTTAGTAGACAAAGTGTCTATTTCATTATTACTTGCGTCAGCACCAACAAAGACTCCTGTGCCGACGACGTAAATGGCGGAAGCAGAGCCCGTTGGGTTTACCACAGACTTTATTTTGTTATGGCTAAATGAGCATGTGTAGACTGTGGTGACTTGGATATCGATCGGCGAGAAGTTGCCAGTGCCACTAAATGCTAGGCCAAGCCCCTTCATAATATTATTATTTATGTTGACCGTATCGAACGTCACGCTCGCATTACAATATATGCCCTGTAATCCGCGCCCGGTTCCGGCTGTAACCGACATCTTGTTGTTTGATATCGATGACCCAGTACAGCCTGCGATAATCTGGACTCCAATTGCAGAGAATTCTGATAATATATTGTCATCAATGCTAGTATTGGTGGCCGCCGCACAGCGGATCTGCGCAAGCGCAGTCGTGCTGAGCATGCGATTGCCGTCAACTTTGCAGGTGCTGAATGTGCCGGTCCATACGATAGCGTAATTGCCATTGCAAGTGTCGATTGTGTTATAGCTGACGCTAGAGTCGGTGGCTGAGCTTAGTTCTAATAGCCAGCCAGTGGCGCCAGTCGTGCCGATATAGGATAGTACGTTATGGTCAACATTGGTAGCCGTTATGCCCGGGCCAATTAGGATACCAACGACCGACGCTCCGGCGCCGTTTGTCGTTATGGTATTGTTGCATACCAGAGACCCATGCATATTGGTTCCTAATAGCCTAATCCCATATCCGCTGTAGCCCCTTACGGTATTGCTGCAGACTTGCGCGTTTGTGTACGTACCGACATTTGATAGGATTGAATGCGTTTTTACTGACTCAATGATATTCTGATTGATCTTAATCTTGTCGCCAACAGCGCTGCCGCTATTGCAGAATATCTGTATACCGTAGCCATCAGCACCTGTAGTGCCATTAGCATTGCCAATCGCCGTCAGTGTATTGTCTAGTATATTGCATGCGTGCAGCACCAGTCCGGCAGTATAGACATATACGCCAATATTGTGGACACCGCTACCAGACGTGCCCTGTAGGTTATAGATAGTATTACCAGTTATATTAGCCACCGCGACGTTATTGGTGCCAGCCGTGGTAGTGGTAACCGAAATGCCAATACCACCCTTACCATCGTCCGAACGGATGGTATTATTGATGACGTTTAGTGTGCCAACAAGACCAATGGTGGAGATAACGGTGGCGCCTGGATTAGTAAACTTATTATTTGTAACTGACACGTCGCATAGGCCGACGGTCGGGTAATTTAATGTAGTGTCGGACGACGCGAGATACACAGCGCAAGTACCGGACGCATACGCAGCCTGTGCTGCGCGTGTGTACTGATTGGAGTCGATTGTAATGCCGCGCAACGTAGATGTTGTGGTGGTTGACAGCGAGCAGAGCGTGCGAGTGTCTGTCACGACGTTGTTAGAGATGATAACGTCATGGATAGCAGTTGATGTGGCCGCAGAGTAGACCAACGTCGTATCACGTGTCGCCGTTAACACCGAATTGTCCGACGCTGTATTATTGTTGATTAGTGTGGCTTGGCCAGATCCGCTTAGCTGTATACCCGCCCTAGCGTATGTACCGACCACCGCTGTATTCCAGTTAAATGAGCAATCCGATACCGTCAGGATGTTAGTAGCTGATGAGTATATGGCGCTAGTGCCAGCCACAGCCAACCCGAATGTGAAGACGCAATCGCGGACTGTTACGTCGTTGACAGCGCCAGCTGCTATGCGCACGCCCAGCGTAAACTTAGTTAGGATACAGTCGGAGACCACAACAATGGTGCTGGCAGCATTAGTGATGTCAAACCCAACAACATTGACTGGTGCGCCAGGAGCACCGCCATCAAACGTCACGTGTTCGATCGTATCAGACCCGATCGTGCGAATACCAGTAACGGTATTCGTATTAGACGCATTCACGATTGATAGGTCTGAGATCTTGCACCCACCGCCTGTTACTATAACGGTTGCTGAGCCAGAATTAGATAAGATAACTGAATTGGCAGAGTCGCCGTGGAGCCATGTATTGGCAGGCAGTACGAGGGGAGCAGACACTGCATAGGTGCCGCGATGGCAGACGATCTCTGATGGCGTACCAGTGCCAACAATGGTGATATATGCCACAGCGTCGGCCAGCGTAGTAAACGCACCATTTATGCCATCTGGGTCAACCGTGACGGCGAGTTTATCCTCTATCTGTGTGCCGAGCCTAATCAGCCGATTCGACGATGTTAATACCCCAGCTGTTACCGTTATAGACCACAGGACGGTCCCGAGTGATGCAGCGGTAGCATAGTTGGTATTAACAGACACCACAACCGCGTCGGCTGAATCTATCGCAGCATAGACGTATGATACACCATCACTAACCGCGACCGACTGATTGGCTGCTTCGTACCGCTTACCGCCAACGTAAATAATGCCACCTTGAACCGGTAGCGACCCACCAGCTATCGTGCCAAGGCCGAATCCACGGGTGTACGTGTTACTATGACGGTCGTCCGTCGTTAACTTACTAATCGCATCATCACTTAAATTATCATAAGATTGTGTGCCGAACGAACGCCGGTCGACAACGTTATTAGTTGTGATGCCTGGGATCCCGTATAGTCCATACCCCAACACTGTCGTCGCCGTGCCGTGTGACACAACATACCCAAGCAGCATGCTTGAATTAGATGTGGCAGGTGCGTATATACGAATGTTGACAGACGCGTCGGCTACAAATGAACCAGTACCACGGACCCACACATCGACCCAGCGCACGTCATCGTAGTGCCACAGCCGCACTATAGTATCGGTAGCTGGGCGAGCAGTCAGACGAATCGGGTATTGCGTCGTAGTTGGGTCCTCAAGCCACAGCATGTCGTCTGATAGAGTGTAACGGATGTTAAAATCTTGATATGCTGATGTTACAAACCCATCAGAAACGTCGACGACCTGGATAAGGCCACCAAATGGGTCGGGGCTAATCCCGCCCACCCCAGTCCCGGTCGCGTTCATCCGTACGCGGGCCAGCGGTGCCGTGTCATCGTAGCCACGGGTAACTCTTCCAACTCCGATTACATCATAAGTACAGTAGATGCCCCACAGTTCAAGCCACCCAGTAACCATGCCAGCGAATGACAATGGCGATGAAGCCGATGTTATGCTGGTGATGCTGAGCCCGTTTACAATGGCTTCGTCGCCAGCTCCAAACGCACCAACCGCTATGGCATCAGACGACCCGCCAGTGTGCTGAATTGAGAGCTTTAACGTTGACCGTGATGGGCCCCACGCGCTATTCTTTATAATTCCGTTCGCGTGTAGCTTGTCCTGGTGTTCCTGTAAAATAGTATTGACACCACCACTGGCACCAATGATATCGACGATCGACGTCCCGTGCGGATTGCTGCGAGTCGGGGCGACCGAGCCTAACATATGCCGGTGTACCTCATCACGAGCAGAAAATTGAGGTATAGTGGTAGAGTATAGACTAGTTACCTGCACTGTGCTAACGACTGGGACGAGCGTGCTGGGGAGCGATGCCACAATAACACTAACCTGAATAGAGTATGCAGCCGCGCTCGACGTTAACGTGTATGTGCCGTCAGTTGGGATCGAGACCGGAGTGCCGAAGGTGCCGCCGGGTGCAGCCCACTCCAATGTTCCAGGTACGCCAGCGGTATACCTAATTTGACCAGTTCCAACCGGTACGACCGGAGCAGCAGACATTATAACGACGCCACTGATGATTGGCTGCGATACCGAGATGACTGAAGAACTAGTGGTCGGTAGCTGTATATCGCCAGCAGTAAGCGGAACGCCAGCGCCCTTGGCTGTGACTATAGCCAATAGTACGGTACGGTCAGCCGCGTCGTTGCTAAAGTTTGGGTCGGAGAGGTTTAGTGCAGCATACTGGGCCGCAGTAAACACACGCACACGGTACGAGTCAGTCGCGGCCGTGTTCATGGTAAGGCCAGACGATTCATGCGCCTGCGGACTGCCGTAGACTTCGGTATAGACTAAGGTGACGTAGTTTAATGCCGCATTAGAATAATCAGCTAAGCTATTATTGTCTAATTCCATCAACACTTCGACGCGCTCGCCAGACGCGGCATAAGCAGAGCCGACTGCGATTTTGACACACGTCGTCGTCGTGGCGACCGTCACGGTTAGACCGCTAGCGATCCCAAACTGAGTCAGGTCAGTAAAGCGATCTAATAAAGCCGTGTCGCGTGCATCAGACTCGCGAACTAAGTCGGCTTGCGTAACCTCGACGCCATCTGGGAATAACGAACGTGACATGGACTCTCCTCAACCTATAGGTTGGTTATATAATAGTGTGGTAAACCTACACTATGGCAATTATACAGCCCACCCGATCGTGGCAGGCAATAAGGTACTACCGACATCATTATATAGACGAAGGTTTCTAACATTCGTGATTGGCGTACCCAAGTCCATCCTAATATGTATTTCACAGGTGTTATACGTGGGAGATCCGGGATTGGCATTGAGCGACCACGAACGTTCCGCCCACGCACCAACCCGGTACCCACTACCAGCCGGGTTAGCAGGATCCCACACATCAATTGTTGTACCGGCGCCATTTAAGAACTCAATCCACGTAACTGTCTCTAGACGTAGTCCTCGTATTATGATATCGGTTTGGACCGCAGGTACAAATTGGCCGATTTGTGATTCCCAAACCCACCCACCGTCTGTATACCTACCAAAATCTGTCGTGGTCGGTGGTGCATTAGCCAACCCAACGAACAATTGGTTTAAGAATGGGCTCTCGACTGACTTAACCCAATCCATCCCGACTTGTTTCGTGATAACTCCAGTTACATACACGAATCTGCCTGAGTTGATGGGTATCTCAGCTGTAGTAAGTAACTTATCTGCATACGATGGTACTCTATTGGCTGTATATCTTAATAATACCGGGGCAGAATTTGTAGCTGGGTTTTGTAGATAAACACCATAATAATCTAGACTGTTATAGTATAGCTCAGTAGACCAGTTGGCAAGAATGTTGCTACTATCAATAGAGTTGGCTTGCGGCCTCGGCGTCAACATGACGCCGATAGTAATATCAAAACTATTGGTACCGTCCGATATTGTCAGTGTCTGGGTATGGGGATGATTTTCCATCCCATAGTTTTCCAAAGGAGATACGGGTATGTTATAGAATGTTATTTCTGATGCCGACTGCGCTTGTATGGAGACCCACCCTTCTTCACCGTTAAGAGTTACAGTGGTTATTGTATTTAGTCCAGTGCCAACAAGTGTAAGAGGAAGCGTCTCAAATGTCATCGCAGTACTGCCAGGACTCCACGATAGTACTTCAGCATTGATTCGCAACGCAGTAACGTCGAACGGCATCGGCACGCCTCCACCGCCACCTCCACCACCTCCTCCACCTCCTCCACCTCCCGGAGGAGGCGCGCCAGTCGCAGTGGTCCGCATCATCATGCCAAACACTCTGATATTATCAAGGCTCATGTTAACCTATCACGTTCGATAAAGTGATGCGGAATTGACAGAACTGCATTGGCGCCAACGGTTGATTGATTTCGTATTGAGTCCATGGTGCCAGTAAAACGTTTGGCGATGTAGCGGCCTGCCGCACCTCAGCCAGCGTGGACTGCCTAGGAACTGGATGCACGACACGCCCGACGTACGTTAATGTATATAGATTGTTTGCGTCAAACTGGTTAGGCGAGATCGATACGGTAGTAGCGTCGATGTATCCCCACTGGTCTTCTGGTACCACTGTTACGTATCGGCCATCGTCTCGCGACAACGTGGTGGTTGCTTTATCCTGATCCGATCGTACTTTTAGCAGCGCCTTGTACGTTGCGTCGAATTGTATACCAGCCACGATTGGGACCGACTGTGGAGTTACATAAAGCTCACTATAGGTAGCATAATTGCCGTACCATGGACGCGTAGCATAGTCTGCTGGCAGTTCAATTACGGATGATGTGGCTTGTATCACTGTATCATAATCAACCGTATACACCTTAGTTGTATCTGGCGCGTACGTTAGATTTAGTGTAGTTGCATCAGTCACGCTGGTCATGCTAGCTACGACTGGCACGCCGTTTTCATATACGGTATAAACTGCACTAGTCACATTAATCGGGTGGGCTAGCCCAAACGTGTATGGCGATACTGTAAGGGGATATACAACTTCACCCACGACACGCGACGCCGTTGTCGGGCGCAGATATGATAGCCGATCCGGGGATTGTGCGACAACCTCCATGTTAACTAGTGTGCAAGCAGCTAGCGCAGCCGCACCACTTATTCCGACCACATTAGACCCGCCTGACATGTCAACACGGTCAACAACAACGTGGGCTGGGCTGATCGTGTCGATGTGTCCACGTGCCCCCTGCGGTAAGCCCAATAAAGCTTGCTCGGCCGCCGTTAGTACATCTGGGCACCATACGTATAGGGTACTGCCTCGCTTCGCCCGATGCTGGTTCCTCACGATTGTGTTAGTGCCAAGGAACAAGGCGTGGTGTGAGTCTACGGTGAATGTCACGCGCTCGATAAACACAGCGGATCCGGCAGCGCCGACCGTGGCGACTCGTAGTCTAACATAGGCCATGGTGGCATCGTATGGTATCGTAGTTGCCAACGTCGACAAAACAGGCGTCGCGGCAAATGGGACGTTGAACGGAGTCGTAGACGTCCATGTAACGTTGTCGTACGATATTTCTAATACGAGTGACGATGCCGTTCCAGTATACTGTGGGCTTACTACGGCATGTAACGTAGCGGTTCGGCCAGCCCACCTATCTAATCCGTACACTATGGTAGTGGCTGTGGTTAACACAGCCGAGTTTAGCCCAAGGGATCTTTGATTGATCCAAAAATTGCCGAATGAGCCGGTTGTGGGGCCCGGCGAGACAACCCAACCAACGACACGATTCACTACAGGCGATACGGTTATGCTGCCGCTTACTGCTGGCCCGGATGTGGGGAACGACTCAGGATGCTCCACATGCACAGTAAACTTTGCGCGTGGCGTCTTAAGGTTATAACTAGCCGGATACTGCGTGGCATTACATATAATCGTACCACTTAATATCTGCGTTGGCACGCATATGCCAGTATACGCAGACGCATCAAGAGTTAATGTTGTAGTACCAATTGCGGTGACTTTAACCGTTAGCGCCTTAGTGGCAGGGCCAGCCACAACGCATGAGAATAACAACGCGTCATCGCCCACGTTAAACCCCGTCACGCTGGCTACCGATACGGCTGTTGTATATCCAGTAAAGGTGGCTGCACCGCATGTAGTGCGGCCAATAGGTATGTTAAATATATTAATAGCAGCGTCAGTGTTATAGTCATTATTAACTGACCTGGACGGAAGAATCGAGATAGTCGGCTCATCTGGCATTGGATATATGGTGACACAGCCAAGATTAAGCGTAGATGGCGGTATACTTACGTACCTAGAGTCCGCAGTAAGCCCAGCATTGATATCAATCAGTAATTGTGCTGCGCCAAGCGTGGCAGAACTTGTTAGTGTAAATGTGATCGGTCCACGGCCTAAGTCTAATGTTAATAGGTTACGTACGCTAGTGTCGTATGGCCCAACGTTGGTTAGTATGGCGCCAGTATTTATTTCATATAGCTCGACATCGATGTCGGCTGGCCCAGATTTGCGGTCGATCCCATATACACTACCACCAACGTCTAATCCAGTTCCATTCCAAGTTACGTTTAGTACGTCATCAATGTAATAATGCGGGTCGATTATTGATATGCCGATACCCAACGCGTTAAGTGAAGCTAGGCTTTCTGTCACGTCCCAGACCATGTCGGTAAAGCTAGGGTTTGGTATGAGTTGCTCGCCAAGTAGCCACCGTTTGGACTCCGCAAACGGGACCAACATGGGGCTCATTCCAGTAAACGCCGCGACAGCCGACATTAGTCCTGATTCAGTCCCGCCGTAGTACCGATACGCCTGCTGCAGCTGCTGCAGTATGCTACGGTAGGTACTGGTAGGATAATTTGGTGTGTTTTGTGTTCTTAGGCGTCGAGCCCAAATCTGGTCTATGCTATCTGGGTTAACCGTGGCCAGATACTGATTCTGCTTAACTTGATCTATGTTATCGTCGATTATCTGTAATGCGTCGGCATGCGCCGCATGATAAGTGGCGGTGTGCCGCGCTGTAATGTATACTAATGTTTTGCTATCATATCCACTGCGGGTGAGCGTGATGACGTTACGTCCGAGTTTCAATATGACGGTTACGAGCACCGATGAGTCTGCGTCAGTCGTTGCTTCGCCTACCACGATATCATTGACAAATAATGAATATGTAGTGGCAGCCGAGTCCGTCGTTAATCTTAATTCGTACGGTGCGTTAGTCCACGGCACGACAACACCGTCGGCGTCATAAAATGAGCCTTGTGGTAGGCTCGCGAGCAGGTCGGCATATCTTGGCGCTAGTACATCCATAAGATCCTTATAATGCGTACGGCAGCGTGAACGCTAGCCCGATATTGTTGCTGCTGGCCAGTGGTAGCTTCCTGACTGATTTGTGCGGCTTAGTTATTAAGTCTGCTGTCAGCCGACTACTCTGTTTAACCCTATAATATCCCACACGGTTGTAGGTAAATATACCAGTATCGCGGACGCCGACATGGTCAAACAACGTCAATGTAACTGACTTAATTTCATGTCGAGCCCATTGCGGGTCTGGTACGTTTGTGGTGGTACCAAACAATGTAACGGCTGAGTCTATCGCTGGTTCTAGACCATACAACACGTTGAGCTTAGACACAAAGCTTATAAGGCTAGTACTAAACCTATACCCATTTGTACCATTTGAGCAGCTAACCGACGCCACTGCTGCTATTGACGATGTCCATGTTCGCGTAGAGCCAAGAACGGCCCACGCGCCGCCGTCGTCGCGTACCATCACATCCACGGATTGTGCGGCATGTATAATACGTAGCTCATATATCTGTGTCGCTGGGATGACGAATCCGCAGTGGATGTCTTCACCATTCTGCACAATTATGGCGTCACAAACTGCACCGTACTCTAGTGACGAGCGATGCCTAACTATAATGTAATTAGACGCGTCAAATGCTAATGTGAGCGCGGCATATACGACACCATCGACAGCCGATGTGTCAGCATCAACCTTCACTCTAACTGAGATGTCGGCACATACGTATGTGGCGGCGTCGGACAACAATGCGGTGGATCCTGGCTGGCCGCCGACCGTAACAGTACGAACCCCATTGAGCACACTAAAGTTATACTGACCGGCACCCGTCATGGTCCACACAGGCGACGATACAAAGTTCGTATTACGCGCAGTCGTCGATGCCAACCCAGATGTTGGCATGTATATCTGGTCATCCACCCAGCCGACGCTCTTAGACGGGTATAACATTAGGCAGGCGTGATGGTAAGGTCGGTGGCGGCTAGACGCGGATATTGATTACGCCCAATCGGAATATCAGCGTTGCCGGTCCCGCCTACGACGTCAAATATAGTTATAGTAAAGTTATCGACGCCGCTGATGCGCCGAACCTCAGCGTCAATGTCGGACTTCTGCACAGATCCGCCATCCGACACACTTGGTATGCGGGCATTAAGCATCAACGAATTAACGAAACCACGAACGGCGGTTGTGACCTGCGCCTGCACTGTCGTCGGATTGTATCCTTGCCGCGTTCTAAACGTGGCCGTCACCGCGATATTAATCTGATTCGCCGCACGTATTAGTAGGTCGCTACCGTATGAATAATACGCTGGCTGCGAATATGTGTTTTGCATCAATTCGATCAGAGAGTTCTGATTATATACAACTGTTATGGGGCTACCGGCAACTGGCAGCAATAGTGATGTGTTAAGCAGCTTAATGTAATCTCGTCCACGTATAGATCCACTGTATCCAGTGACATCCTTAACGAACGTAAAATCTACGCCCTCAACCAGATTATTAGCCCCGCTCGTAATCCGCGTGATGCCGACGACGGGCTGACTCAGCAGATATATGGGCTGTAACGGGCCTACGTAAGTCGACGCGTCCGTGCGTGACACCATGGCGTCGCCTAGAACCCACTGGTCAACTGCCCCAGCGTCTGTGCTCGCACGTAGCAGAAGCGGGTCACTACCGTAAACCATCGCGACGTCTTGTACATTAGAAAATACATCGAGTGATGTGCGACGAATGCCATCTTCGCCAGAGGCATTCGACCCCGTAATGGCAATTAAGTATTGCTCGATCAACTCGCTATCACTGGAAGAGTCGCGACCACCTGTGGCGGGCTGCGGGTTTGTGATTGAATCAAACCCAATTAGTGGCCTAAGTGGATTAATGATACGGTTGGCGCCGACATTACCCTTAGTCCCGCCGGATGTTGCAACCGCTGCGACCTGTAGCTCATATCGCTGTGTATCTGGATTATAATAAGATGCGCGGGTTGCATACGAAAGTGTAGCTGACTCAATCGTTATAAACGTGATTGAACTTCCGGTTTCTTCGTTTGATAGTGATCCGACTGGGTAACCTGTACCAACCGTCAGCGAGGCGCTAACAGCGGCTACAGAAAACACGAGGGTAGCTGAGGCGGCCGACCCAGTATCAGGTGTAACGCCCTCATTCTTTACAAAGGCGACTAAGTCGTCGTGGGTATATGTGCCGTCATTAATAAGTGAAAGTAGTGACTGTAGTGATACGATCGCGTTGTTTTGCGACTCGAGAACACCGCCCATCGGATTAATAATAACGTCAGGTATGGGGCCGACATTGACGTCATACGTCTTATTGCGGGACGTGATGGCAGCTTTAATACGCTGCGCAAATTGTGACGCTGACACCTTTTCGATCGACATTATCGCACCACCTGCCCACTGACCCTAATGGCGGGTCCGGCCACCGTAGCAACATCTAGGTAGTATAGATACCGGCGTGGGTCCGATGTATCCTGTACCACCTTTAAAAATGAAATCCCAGTCAACTTTTCGGTTGTTGTGCGCGTTACATCGTTCTGCGTCTGCAAGCTGATCATTGCCGTGATAGAATTACGAATCTTGCTGTCTAGCATCATCGTCATCGTGGTATCGTCGACCGGGATCGTGCCGACTAGCCCCTGTATGCCTGCGCCAAACCCATTCGACAGTGTCTTAATCGACAGATTCTCGCCAATAGATTGTTTAACCGCGTCGCGGTCCATTAACATAATAGGACGTCCGGTCGCGCTATTGTCGACGAAATCGCCGTCCTGTATTTTGAACGTAGTACTCATTAAAGGCCTTTGATGGACGGCTTAATTGACGCCGTCATGATCACACTAGTTCTGATCTGTATTAGATTATCTATCTGTGCCTTTACGCGGCGTAGAAAATTAATCTGCTTTATTATCTCATCGCGGTATTTGCCATATTCAAGCTGAAGCCGCGCTGTAATATTAATAATATTAAGCAAGCGTCGCGCCCCAGCTATATAAGGGTCTATGGCTGATTGGGCTATTTGGACCGTAGCACCGAGTGCGGGACACTGATTCACTACGCCCTGCGCAAATAGATTGGTAGTAGTCTGGTACGACTTTATTATATTCTCAATCGCGGCCTTCTTCGCTAGCAATGGAAGTAGTATAAGGTTTAGCGAAGATAATCGCGCAGCCAATATGGCCTCGTATGCCGTCAACGTTTGTATTACCGTATTAAGTGCAGCCGACGCTGACCTTAGAGTGGAATCGGGCAACAGTGCCAACGCAGTGGCAACGCATCTGACTTCCGCTGGTATTGTAATGGTATTCATTAAACCGATACCGCCGTCGACGTCGATGCTGGTATGGCCAGATCAAGTGTCTGCAGATATGTTAGAATGGTCGTTAATAAGGGGCCGACTGCGGACCCGTTGACTGGCGCGACGATGGCTGACATCGCTATTGCTGCAGCTAACGCGGCAGAAAGCGTACCAGAAACCGGCGACAGTAACGTAGATAGGGCCGTGCCACCCACGGCCCCACCTAGCACGGGGTTCGGCCCGAGCGCGACGATACTACCTGGGGTCGAGCCTATCGTAATCGATTGCGCCAATAAAGCAATCGACGCGCCGGTAATTGAGGCATTAGCCGCAGCGGTTAGTGACATTGACGCAGCCGACACACCGAAGCTGGCAAGTGGCACGCTAATGCGATAGCTGAGGGCGGTTAGTGATGCGATTTCGGTTGACCCAAGCTGGTCAACCTCAGTTGACCAAACCGACGCTAAGCCAGACGGGTTGTACAACTGTAGATCTAGCAGCTTCGGTAGGCCAGAATTGGCCGACAATTCAACCATCAGGTCATTTGCCACGTTGCCAATAGCGAATCGTGCTACGTCAAGCTTCTCAGCGCCCGTAACGGTCCTGGTCAGCTTTACATCAAATTCTTGGCCAGAACCTGTTGGATTCCACGGGCCAAGTGCAGTATAATCGCCGGGCGATGTCAGTGACTCGCGCCTAACCTGTCCATACCGGAGCATTGACGTGCGGCCATCAATTCTGAGCGACGTTGTCGCCATGCCGATTTCATCAGCCGCATTTGAGATGTGGCAGTACGTAATGCCAGATTCTAGATGTAGCGTACCATCGGCCGCGCCATAGATATAGGCACCTCCGATTGACATAAAGTCATACTCGCCCGGCTGTAGCGTTCTGAAATTCGGATGGACAACACCGGATTCGCGGGCCTTCGTAATCGCAATGTAGCCTGATTTGCCGTCGCCAGCCCCATAATGCTTACGGTCGAGCGCCGCCAGCATATCGTAACCGACGATGTGTGGCGTATCATCGTAGTCAAACGACACCTTGACGATGTCGTTCTGGAATGGCATGTAGCGGCCCCACGCTCCACTCCGGACGTCCGATGGTGGCTGACCGGGGTCGCCTTCGGGAAAGCTGACCCAAAGCCAAGGAAGCGAAGCGGAGCGGCCGGACGAGGGCGAGCCAAGCATGGAAAACGTAGTGAATCCGCCATCGAGGCTGACGGTATCGAGCCGCGCACGCAAGGTACGATCATGGATCCCATAAGGGTCCATGATGTTTGAGAATTCTTCTTCGCCTGGATTTAAGAAGCGTCCCATTAGTGGCTACTCCTAAGCCCGCTAGATAACAACTTGCCCTTAATTGGTGGCGATAGCTTTGGCGGTGGATCTAATAGCATTTTGTAGTTGAGTGGCCTAGACCCGCGCCCGCCAATCGTCGTGTATACCTTCTGTACTACATTACCTACGGTTTCAGTCTCGCCGTCCCACCCACGTAGTGCATTTAGCGTAACACTAGTATCACATGTGCCGCTTGCGCCCCATGTTATATTGTTCGTGATACTCTTAACCGTACCGATGTGATCGCATGCGTGCATTAGCATCGGGCGGTTTAGCCACGCCTGCGCGCGTGGGTTCATACTAACACCTTGCGTATGAGCATCCGCGTTGAGTCGGTTAAGAGCAATGTGCGAATACAGTACTGAGGCTTCCTTTGTTGATATGTAGCCGCGCGCCGTTATTGGTGCGTTACGGACGCCATAGAATGGTATAAGATGCCACAGAGTGACGACACCCTGCTGTCCGATTTCGCGGCCGACATTAGTAAATGAATCATACCCTGAAATCGGTGTCACTGACGTTACAGCTTGTGTATATACTTTAGAGTCACTAAACGAATCGTTTACGCTGCAGGTGTCTTCTAGTAGCACGGTGAAGTCAGCTTCATGGCTGCCGTAGTCGGATGGCGAGAAGTCATACATTGGGAATTCAACAATCCAGTCGCCACGCGGCGACACATAGAATACGAATTCGGCCCGCTGCACGATTTCATGTAAAACTTCAGACCGCGTGCCCCATTCTGTATTGAGCGCAAAGCTTCCGCTCATAAAATCACGCGTAATTACGGCCCGCTGATTCGTACCGATGCTCGACGGCAGCATGATAAACAAGCGGCCACCGTCGACCGGGTACAGGTCGGGTCTGCTTCCAACGATTGTAATAACATCATCGATGGTAAATGCTGGTTGAGGTTGCGCGCCAGATATGCTACTGGCCTCGCTGTTCTTCATGTCGTCTACATCCGAATAGACGACTTTATGGCTGATAATACTTTGATATTGGTCTAGTGTAATCGGGGCTCTATTGATCGGAATATTCGGCGGGAACGCTTCACCTTCCGACAGCGCGTTATTAATCTCATCCTGTGGCCCATAGATGAATATACGGCTTCCAGCCATATCGGGGTGGCCGACACCGCCGACTGGCTTTGTTACGTAGGCTGAGCCGTTAGCGCACGACAAGAGTTCAGTAACGGTAGACTGGCTTAGGTCCAAATTAAGCCCTGCTTTTTGGATCTGATCTTTGCTAAGCGCCTCGACACCAAATATTAGGGCGTAGAATACCTGTTGCAGTGACATATCAACGAACAGGTTGGCATAGGCTGACTTAGTCGCGATGTCAGCCACAATCGCAGTGCGTACCAGTAACTTACTTATATCAACAATACCAGAGTTAGCGGTAAATCTAGCGTAGCGTAGTAACTTAGCCGGGCTCTCCGCCACAATCATCAACGTCTTATCTTGGTTTGCGCCAAATGAGTTATTAAAATCGCTCACGAAGCCAGAGAACATCCAATACCATGTAGCTGGATCAAATGGGTCGCGGAAGGCCACGCGAACCGGGTCCATTGGATGGAATATAGGCTTGCCAGATTGAAATGGGAAGCGGTCGATAAAATCTTCTGATTGCGGCGCGCCATTAGCTAATTGGTTAATACTATCTGGCGGCATCGACACCATTGGACAGGCTAGCTTAGCCGCGATGACGCCGGTTGACTTATCCCACTTAGTATTTTCTACATCAAGCGCTGCGGCGCCGGTCGAGATTGAGTTAACGGCTGACTTTAGAGATTTATCAACCGTCGAAGCCGCCCCATCTGTACCACTGCGCTGCGTTACAATTCGTACGATGTCTTCATGCGTGATCGTATACTTATCTTCTGGTGACACCAGTGTAATGGTACAGGTGCTCGGCGTCGGGCCGTCATGCCAGCTAGTATCGACCGAGATAACATCGTCTGTCACTTCCTTGCCGAATATAAAAACGCGATAGGCAGGGAACGCCTGTTTGATTACATAGTTTGAGTCATTCGTCGCCATTATAATAGTGTACTGACAATATCATCGAGCGGAGGATTAACACCGGTCACAGTAAACCCCATCGTGTAGCGACGATTAAATGGATCGTCTGCAGTCTCCTCAAACTCTAATACCCGGCTAAAGAAGCCAGTGAATTGTATCTGGGTTGGAAATAGGGTGGTTTGATAGTAAATGTACTGCTTATTTGCGTACCGTGTAGTAACACCAGCATCGTTAACAACACTATAGTGCATTGGTTCACGTGACATACGATACAGCATATGCCAAATAACCAGCTTTTGCTTATTAGCCGGATCGCGGCCCCAGATGCTGCCGGTTTGACCACTAAAGTCCAACGTCAGGATATCGTTGTTCTGGCCGTTGCGGTCGGAGAAATGGAAGAATGTTGCGCCCTGTATCGTGTCCTTCCTTGTAATACGCTTAGCCTGAGACCACTTAATACTATTGGGGTTTACCGCCATCGATATCACGGCAGTCTTAACCGACGTTGGTGTATCAACCGTGCCCTGATCCACTATGGCGTCGACCACACCTTGTGCAGGCCCGCCAAGCGCTTGCTGCATCATGTAATCGCTAGTGAACACGAACGGACGGCCTCTACGTTGAACGACTCCGCTCGTGTCGAACTCTGGCCCGAATAATTTGCCATAGATGGCATCGCTGATATTAATGTCTGCCATTATGGGCTCTTTTTGGTCCTGGCGTTGGCGTGTGCCGACCCAGTCTTTGGCTTAAGTACAATCTTCAGCGTATAGGTACCATCGCGGTTCTGCTCAGCTGCTATGTCTTGGTTACTCTGTCTGCCCAATAGTTCTTTGTAGTTCCACCGTTGACCAAGACTGATTCCGGCGGCATCAGCGTCTGATTCAGACATATTACGTAAATGCTGGCCGATGTCTTCTTTGTCACGCTTCGCTTGAGCCTTCAATACAGCTAGCTGTTTCTGCGTGACGGTAGAGAATGGCGTGGCATTCGGACCACCAGATGACTCACGTTCATTAATGCCGCGCCGCCACAAATCGGTAAACGGGACAGCGTCGATAAAGTTTTCGCCAGAAGTCTTAAGGTTGCTGAATCCACGATTAACGAAGTCACCACTCCTGCCCATTACCTTAAAGTCATTCCTAAGCGAGTCTAGCAGCCCACCGGGGCCAGTAACGGATTCGCCGGTCAAGGCGCTCACGCTAATCCGCAATATATCGATCATGATCTTGATGCCAGATAGGATCATACCAAGTAGGCCAACTGCGACTTGGCCGACGGCGGTGACGAGGTACTGGAGCGAGCGGTCCATGCTGCTGGTCTTTTGTGCTTCAGACGCTGTTGCGGAATCTAGTGTCTTCTGCTCCTCCTTAGTCATCTGGCTACGGCCATCTCGCTTCATATCGTTACCGATCTGAAGAATCGTACGGGACCCTTCCATGCCAAATCCCATCTTTTCAAGGAAGAACTGGGCTTCTGGTAGCGAGTTGCCTGCAGCCTGCATCGCTTGCTTGTATATGGCCGATATGGATTCGCCCATGAATCCGCCGCGCTCATTTTCTGGCGCGTTACGGAATCCTTGGCGCATTTCCATCATAATACCAAAGCTAGAACCGTTGGCGGTCCACTTATTATACTCATTATTGGACGACAGCGCGCCCTTAGCGTCTAGTGCGCCCGCAACTTGCTGACCAATGACGGCGGCGAAGCCCGGTGTGATCCCGGCCAGCCCGCTCGTAACCTGCCCGATGCCAGCCTTGCCGACCTCAAGTGCGTATGCGCTGCCCATACCAGCAGCTTTGTTAGCGTCAACGACACGCAGCGTAGCAGCGGCTACCGCGTCGATCTGGATCCCATATAGCTTCAGCGCCTGTGCGTTCTGGACGACCGAGTTGACAAACCCGACCTGATCTAAGCCAGCCGACCGCGCCGCCATACCATAGGTGACAATGGCAGATGTAGCAGACTCCATAGAGCTGCCGAGCTGGCCGTACGCGGTTCCGATGAGGTGTGCCGTGGTACCCGGCGCCTGTTCCGTGAGGAAGTCAAACTTCATCGATACTTCAGCTAGGCTGCGCCCAACCCGTCCGATGTCTCCAGTCAGGCCTTCGCGGCCCCATGCTTGCTTGGCCGAGACGCCGGTCGCGGCGAACGCTGAGTTGATTGCCACCAGCGTCTGTGCACCGCCCGTCAGGTCGTTCGATAGGCGCTCAATGTGACCCTGCATCTCGCCAAAGAACTTCTTGCCACCGCCGCCGACCCGGTCAAACTGCTGGACGGCCTGCTCCGTCATCGAACGCCACTTCTCGTTCGCTGACATGCCCATGATGAGGAACGACAGAATACCTGCGCCCGGCATCGCGTTGAGTAACTGGCCCGGGACCGCTGCAGGCGTCGATAGATGGCGAGCACCCTCGTCCATCGTCTTGTATGCGGCACGAGTCTTCGGTGCAATCGAGTCTAGCTGCTGGTTCCAGTGCTCCATTCGCTTCTGCATTGAAGTGAATAAAGATTCAGATAGCCTAAGCTCATGCTCAAGATTTTCAACTTCTTGTTTAGAATAATGCGAATATACGGACTTTTGCTGGTTTGCCAGCAAACCGGCGATCTGCAGCTGCTGCTGGTCTTGGCTCAGTAGGGATAAGGTCTCGAGTTCTTTGCGGAATTCAGAGCTAATCTGCTTTACGTTATCGACCCATTCTTTAGTGGCCGCATTAATTTCTTGCGTAAACGTCTTGATATTACTCAGGTCAATTGACTTGAACGTTTCCGCAATACTCTTCGTTGATGCCTCAATTTCCTCCATGAGGCCATCAAGGTCGATCGCAGATTGCGTCGCGTCATGAATACTTTGTCCGGCTGTCGGATCCGCCATAGTTTATCCCGGTTCAATAATAACGTGGTCGCCGGGTATCGGGAATTCATCCGAATCCCGTACGCCTAGGGCCTCAGCCTGCTTGGCATTAATGATGTCGGTCGGTGACATACTGACGAATGGATTGCCTTCGATCGGCTCCATGTCGGCCAGCAGACGTTGAGCTTGTTCTTCGAAGTCGGAATCCGCCACCTTGGACTCGCCCGTCTTATCCTCGGACTCACCCTGTATGTCCTTGAGGTACGCCTGCATCAGGTGGTGGTTGCCACCAACCAGAATAAATGGGACATAGGCTTCGGGGTCAACCTTGCGGTCGTCCCGATTGGCCTCGTACCGCTCCTTTAGGTCCAACCCTAGTATATCGATCAGGGTGACGCGGAGCGACTTTACGTGGAACTCACGCTCACTCTTCTCCAGCCTACGCTCAACCATATACTCCATCCACAGCTGTGAACGAGTCAGGTTGAGTAAGCTGGGATCGGAAACGAGGAGCCCCTTGCGAGCCGCGATAAACGCCCGCATATCCCATTTCGGGTCCTCGTCTAGGAGTTTGGGCCGGGTCGAGCCGCCTCTTCAAGCGCCTTATACTGCCGCTTGACTAGCTCCTCGTACTTCGCATATAGCTCTTCAACGACCGGAGTCGGCACGGACTCGACCAGATACGTCAGCATCTGGCTGTAGAGCCAGTACTGCTTCTGGGCCTTATCTTGGTCCAATGCAGTGCGGACCGAATCTTCCATATCGGTCGGATACTGGAACAATTCGGACGTTGGGACGCCATCGAGGGCCTTAATGCCAACGGCCAGCTTCGGAGCCCTACGGGAGCTTACGAAGGCAATCGGGGACGAACTCTGGATGTATCGGTCGGCCCAACAGGTTTCATCTTCGGTTGGGGTGCGGATTAGCCACTTATGCCCACGCACTTCATATGTATCTTCGATGAACCCAACCTTAACTTCATCCGTAAAGTCCGCGAGTAACTTATGCCGCTTCGCACGCAGATCTGCGGGTTTCGTGTCAGCCATGATTTGCCTCCTGGGCCGAAGCCCCGGGTTAGAGTTGCAACTACACTACTTCTACACTAGCTCAGCTTAATCCGACGTACGTAGGCGAGTGAGGCGTCGACCAATACCATGCGGGTGTCATCGGACTGGAGGTTACGGCCAATCGACTCAAACCAGCAGCCAGTGTACTGCCAACCTTCAGTCGTCCCGTCCGGCTTCCGCCAAGTCTCTTGGACAGAAAATGGGCGGTCCTGATCCGATAGGAAGACGAGTTCTGCTGTGCCAAACGCCTCTTCCATTTTGGTCGTAAACAGGTCGTACCGCGTCACCTTAATCTTAAGGTTCTGCACGTTACCCGGGATGTTCTCGAGCGGATCACCGGACGTCTCGACGTTTAGCTCATAGATCGGCGTGATCGCGCGGTTCTGGCTCGGATTCCACTGCTTGACCAGACCGATCGTGATGCCCTTATCGGTCTTGATCGTAATGGCGTGTGAAGTCCTAGCTGTAGTGATGGGCGGGTTAGTAGCCATATTAGCTCCTATTAAGCGATGAGGCTAGACGACTTAGATGAGAAGAAAGGGTTATCTACGGACCACTCGCCAAAGAACCATTTGGCCGGGTAGCGGAGCATGAAGAAGTAGCGGAACGTGTACTTACGTGGATCCGACTTGCTCTGGAACACCTGGATATCAGTGGCGTAGTTGATAGCACGAGTACGGCCGGTAGCATCACGGAACGGACCGATTGAGCCGGATGCAACTGCCTGCTCAAGCACGCCACCAATGATGGCCTTCAAGGTGAAGATGAAGTCCGACAGATCGGACGGGACGATGCCACGGGCGCCAGAATTCAGCTGGGCCGTAACGTTGGCGCTAATGTTGTCCTTCTGCGAGGACGAAGAAGGCTCTTCGAACTGCGGCAGACGACCACCGGCACGCTCAGTCGAGATCGGATCGAGGAGGACCAGACGCCCGCCATCGTTCGTCACGACGCAAACGCCGCCGTCGGCCAGCAAACGCCGCTCGACCGGCAGGTAAGTACCGAAGTCGTCGATGTTGAAGCCGGTCATCGCGACCGTCATCATAGAAGCCGCGACGGACGGGCGGGCTGTAAACATCGCGGCAGCTGCAGCCGCGATGTAGGAGCCATCGAGGAGGACGCGGGTCGACGTACCATCTTCCAGCGTCACGGTGACGCTCGCCGTAGTCGGGCCCATCAGGAAGCTACGGCCACGGGCCGGAGAGTCAGCCGGAACCTGTAGGGTATGAGCGGCCATGTAGCGTAGGGTACCGGCGGTATCCTTGTCACCAACCGCAGTACCACGAGCCATGCCGAACCATCCACGGCGCGGCTGCTGGATTACGGGGCCACACTGAGCGGTCACGTGCGAGACGACGTCAACCGCAATCTGTGTGCGGGTGTCGAGGCAAACGACTTCAGTAATGGCAGACTTGTCACCTGCATGCGACAACGCAGTCTCCATTTCAGTCAGTGTCGCCGACCCAGTTGCAGTAGCGTCGTTAACCTGAATCGTGAAGATCGACGGGGCGCCGTTCTTGAAGGCTAAGCTGGCCGCCAGCATCAGCTGGTTCGTCGCAGTCTCGTAGCCAAGGTCGGTACGGGCCGCATCGACGCTGAAGTACTGCTTCGGGGTGTTGTAATCGGTTAACGGACGGGTGTATTCGTACGTGGCGTAGTACAAGGAGGCAGCAGCCGGGGCAGTACCAACGCCGCGCACCGTGTACGGCAGCTGAGTCGAAGTCAGACCGAACACGGTCAGAACGGCCGACAGAGAAGTCGGGGCAGTTAGCTCAACCTGTCCAGCTGCACCGCCGGTCGGGCTCGTCAGGACGATCTTGCCTGACGATACCGTGGCGACACCGTTATACTTCGGACCATACGTCTGGCTCGCTGCTAGCGTGCCATTGATGATGGCGGCGATTTCAGTCGCCGTAGCCAAAGCCGGTGTGGCCGGGTTCGGCCCGCCAACGGGCGGGTTAGCCATACCAGATAGGGTGACAGCAATCGCTGCCTTGCCGTCGACCGCCACCTGCAGCGTATTATTAACACTAACGTTGAAAGTGGCACCAACTTCCATGCCAGCGACGCCAGTCACGACAGCAGAAGTCCACGCGCCAGACCACGCGATATTGGTGCTGCCGTTAGTATAGTCAACGCCGCTAGTAAATGAAGTCACGCCAGCGTAGCTACCAACACGGATGAAGCGTTGGATTGTGGCGTTAACTAACGCGTCGGTAGATGAGTTTGTTGCTACATACGTGGCCTTGTATGCGGCAGTGGCCAAGTATGTCGAGTTCAGCTTAAGCTGAGTCCTAGCATGCAGGGCGCCATAAGAATCGGCCAGCACGGTTGAAGTGAACACCAGCTTCGGTACGCCAGCAAATACCATGTCTTCGGTCGAGAGCGGGCCATCGAGGATCACAACGTCTTCCGACCCAGTCTGCTCAACCGAGGTGATCGTAAGAGTCGTGCTGGCATAGGCTGCGGCCGAGTTATAGGTGGGGCCGTAAGCAAGTGCAGCCGTAGTGCTGAGCGCAGTAGCATCAGCAAAATTCAACATTGCATTGATCGCGCCAGCCAGCTGGACCCCAGTGATGGCGGTCATGTTGGCTGTGCCGTTGATTACAACGCTGAATCGGTTGGTGTGGCCAGCGACGAGCGACACGGTGTAGCCAGAACCAGCTACATTGTTCGATAGCTTAGCCGTGATGGGAAGCTTACCATCGAGCGAAAGCGTGATAGCGTTAAGTGTGGCTAGGTCGCCCGTAGTGTAGGTGGACGAAACAAACGGGGCCACGAAGGTCCAGTCGGTTCCACCTACTAGAGCAGTGCCGTCTTGGGTTACTGACACCAAGCTGTATCGACGAAGAGCCAAGCTGGCTAGATAGTCGACCTTAGGAGTACCGGCAAATACGACATCTTCGGCCGAAATCTGGCCGCGCATGACAGCCTCGTTCAGCACACGCTTATTACGGTTAGCTACACCGATATAGCATGCGGTGAACGGGATACTGGTGATGGCACCAGCCCCCGGGACCAGCACTTCTTGCTGATATGTGCCCGGGTCTACATACGAATCAATGGAAAATGCCATGGTGTCTCCGTCCTTACATTAAGTCTTCGTGGCTCTATAGTAAGAACTATAGGTATAACTCAAGCTATATAATAATAGACACACGGCATGAATCAGTAATACCAATCACGCCTACCACGTAGCGGTAGCCACACGACGCCATGTGTTGGTAGCGTAGCAGATATATAAATAAGTCACGTCGGCAGCAATCTGTCCAGCAGTGCACGCTGTAGTTGCTGTGCTGGGCACAGCAGCGAGTGGCCCAGAACATGAAGTATGTCCATCGGCGAATACCGCGCAAACTGACACCTTTAGGTCGCCACTCCTGTAAAACTGCGTAACGAGACTAGTGGATGTCGCAGCTGTTGAACTGGTACCGATAAGAGGCGCGTAGTTTATGGTACCATCACGACCCTCAAGTCGACCCGAGAACACCTCGTCTAGCGTTAGTTTGGCCGTCCCCGCCGTGCTACCTTGAGTTATAATAGCGTTAGCTTGAATAGATGCAGTGCTGTTTGTGACTCCAAACGTATGTTGGATCGGGCCCGGCCCGGTGCGGCTGGTGTTGATTTCATAGGCCACCTTCGTAGTCCCACTTCCGCTTGGGCCGTCGAGGATGGAGAATAACACTCCACTCCCGTAGTAGGAATTGTCGAACTGCCACACGGGAGTTACGAAAGGCGTAGTGGCGTAGAGCCCGTGAAACAGGAAGGTGGCTGTCCCGGCATTGGACTCAATCTGAGCCGGCTTGAGGATGCCAGGAGTCAGGAGGCGAAACGCTCCATCACCGTACAGGTAGTCACTTGTGCCGCCCGAGGACAGCCGAAGACGGGCCCCAGCCGTGGTGAATTTTACAGCGTCCGTGCCGTTTGCGGTCCCGAAGGTTAGCGTATCGTTGGTCTTGTCGTAAGTAAGACCCGCGTCGCCGTTAATCACACCAACGTCGTTGAACAATACCTGAGTCGTAGCGCCTGCGGTTGTCGAGCCCGTACCACCGTTGGCTACTGATAGTGGTAATGCGACAGTGCTGCTTATGCCAATGTACTGAGTATTCAGTAGCAACCCGGTAGCTAAACTAGATACAGCCGTAGCATTAGGATACGCTGGATTGGAGTAGTTTAGTAAGAAGCTAGCGGTGGGGTCGTTCAGCTTCTTCCACGCTCCGCTAACGCAACCCCATCCAATACCCGTCGCAGTTTCAAACTGAACCCGATTACCGTCGCAGGCAATGCCGGTACCCGGTACGGTTCCAGTGGCTTGGTATACGGGCGGCCCTTGATCGGCCAGCGCGATACCGAAAAGAAGCACAATTAAAATAAGTTTACTCATCCTATCCCCTATTCCACACTTGTTGCGTAGATTACTAATGGTGAGTAGTTGTCACCCCGTCGGTACACATTACCACCCAAAAAACTACCGCATGTACCTGCAGTGGGGTCGGTTGAGCATGAGTGTACAGTCCAGTCAGTGAGTACGCTAAATACGACCCAGTAATAATCGTTTGCGTTGATGCCTGTGGGTGCGGCAGTACCGTAACCGCTACCGTAACCAAGACAGCTCCATCCCTTAGTCCAGTTTACGTTAGCGCCTGTGAACTCGATATAGCCATCAACACCGAACGGTCGCCAAGTTAAAAACTGTGTAACACCTGTATCCGCACCCCATGGAGTACCTGTAGAAGAGCCAAATGTACCCGTAGTGGCTTTAGTAACAGTCACATTGCCGCATGTAGGAACGGTACCGCTTTGCTGCAGAAGCGCAGGAACACCGTAATTAAACCAACCATTGCTCGCTTCTAATGTGCTAGGCGTCCAATTAAGTCCACCCTGTGTCCAGCCACCATCTAAGTACTTAAAATGCGTATATGAAGCGCCTGTGCATAAATAAGTAGAGTCCTTAGGCGGGTTGCGTACGTTTAAATAGATACGCGAAAACTTCTTAGTTGAGCCTACCGCGAAATATGAAGCCATACGTGAGCCATACTGCGCATCTACTAATACCGTAGCAGTTGGTGCACCGTAGGCAGGTACTGCGCTGCTAAGAAACCTATCGCCTACACTGGCTACGACCCCGCCAACTGTGACTAAGCCTGTACCATCAGCCATTACTTGAGCAGTCGAATTAGGTGCTTGTGAGTATACGGTCCACGCGTAAGTCGTATCGCGCAACTCACATACCCATGTCTCATCCGCTTGGCCTGTGTCGTGCACCCTTATCTCTTTTGACACCTGCGACGCATCACACGTGGGGGCTGAGGCGCGAGCGTATGCACTGATACCGGCACTCACGCATGACACTACACCTGCGCTTGACGTCAGCACTTGACCTGCTGGGCAAACTACGCTGCCAGCGCCCGTACCACCGTGTGACTGTTGTAGAGTACCCGTCACAGCGTGACCATGGTCGGCTCTCGCCACATCTAAAACGTTACCGTCAGCTGCCGTTACTCCCGTTACATCTAATACGTTTGGCTGAGCCGTCCTGATCTGGTTCGTATTGATGCCGGTAGGCGCTGTGAGGAGTAGCGCTAAGGCCAGTTTAATCATCCCAGACTCCCGCAGCTCTGACTGTGTAATTAGTAACAGGAGCCTGAGCCTCAGCTTCCCAAGCGCCCCAGCCTGCACCGTAAGTCCACGGCGCGTTAACAGTGCTCGTCCATGGGGTACCATAGGCGCCATCCCAAGTGTATACCATCCAATAGTAGCTAGCCGCATTAACGCCAGTTGGGGCAGGTCCGAGTGAAGCATTCCAGCCAGGAAGCCACGCATTCCTAGCAGCCGCATCAAGCGATATCTTCAAATCGCCTGACCGTACGAATTGGTTAGTTTGGAATACTTTATTGTAGGGAGAAGCCACCTGCACGCTATAAACGCTCCCGTATGTATCCCACAGCACTCCTATCTGAAGCGATGCGCCTGACCCGCCACTAGACCATGCAACGGGCCATGAAGCATACGCGTAAGGCGAGCCGTACTGCATCACCCTTTGCCCGCTAGTTATGTTAGCCGTGCAGCTAGCTGGAGTTGACCCGACACACGGTTGAAGCATAGGCCAAGGCGTGCCACTCAACTCCAGTCTAACGCGAGTGAAGCGTGAGGTCGCGCCTACAGCTAAATACATCGCCCCTATCTTAAAGGATCCTGTACATCCTGCGCCGCAGTAGTCCGGTGTGTCCCTACGGCATCCAGAACTAGTAGCTGGGCCCGCCTGTGTCGAGGTCAGCGACACGCTGCAGAACACCTGCCCATTCATATATGCAGGAGTAAATGTACCTCCAACAGTAACGAACTGCATGCCGCTGCCGCTCATAACTTGAACTGTAGAGTTAGGCACCTGAGCGTACACCGTCCACATATACGCAGCGGCTGCAGTTAACTCGCACACCCAAGTCTCGTCAGGCTGACCTGCATCATGCACAACTATCTCGCTGGATATCTTTGACCCGTCGCATGCTGGTACGGAAGCTCTGGCATACGTCGTCAATCCAGCGCTAACACATGTGTAAGTCGTTCCATCCGACGTCAGTACCTGACCTGCTCCACATGCTACGCTAGCGCTACCTGTACCGCCATGCAACTGTGGGAGTACGCCTGTAATAGAGTGGGTATGATCGGAACGTGCCACTCCTAGCGAGTTACCCTCGGCTACTGAAGGTGCGGCCAAGTCGATCGCGTTAGGCTGAGCCGTCCTGATCTGGTTAGTGTTGATACCAGTTGGTGCGGCTAATGCTACGCTGATTAATAGCAAACCTAAGGTAAGTTTTTTCACGTTTTCACCTAAGAACCTTTGTCACTACCCATGAGGCTGGATGGCTCACCAATGCTTCACTGTCATTATTAGCAGGTAAGCATATCGGTCCAGTGCAGCTATACCAAGGACCGAAATCGAAGCGCTTAATCACCACCCAATAGTAGTCGTCGGCGTTAATACCTGCCGGTGGATTAACGTTATCAGCACGTATCAAGTTCCAGCCCTTATTCCAGGTGATAGCGTTAACGCCTGCCGCACTGGACCAAATTACCGTCCCGCTAGCAGTCATAGGGCTACTCTTTATGATTAGTTTTCTAGACGATACAGTATTGACCGCGCTATAGTGACGCCATCCAGTGTAAGTAGTGGCACCAATCCAACATGTAGTAGAGTTTAGTGCGCACGGATACATTCTGCTGTATCCCACCACATCATACGGTGTGTCATAATTGCATACATCTTCACCGCCGCCAGCGCCGCACTGATAGTTATCAGGCGTAGAGGCTGGCCCAAATGTAACTGGGATTGACCCTGTTAGTCTGATCTCAGCGCCGTAAAACTTATTTGTAGCTCCCACAGCCATCCACATAGCGGTGCTACGCCACGTGTAAGTGCCATAAACGTCAGTACGTGGATTAACGCACTCACCTGAGTGAGCTGCGCCTAATGTACTTACGCTCGTGAGCTGGTTAACGCAGGCATCTCCTGATGGAGCAGAGGTCCATACTACACCTACCGTAGCTATCAACGTACCGTCAGCCATTACAGCAGCATTTGAATTTGCAGCCATCGAATACGTCGACCAAGCGTAGGTCGTATCCCGCCTTATGCATACCCACGTTTCATCAGACTGGCCAGCATCGTGTACACGGATCTCTTGTGCAGCCGTAGTTGCATCACACGCAGGTACTGACGCCCTAGCGTATGCGGATATTGCGGCAGCCACACACGAAAACACTGAGCCATTTGACGTCAGCACTTGTCCAGCTGGACAATTGAGGTTGCTCACACCTGTGCCACCATGGGCAGGCTGCAGAATGCCGGTGATTGGGTGCGTGTGATCCGCGCGTGAAGCCGACAGTGAGTTACCTTCCGCCACTGCGACTCCACTCATGTCTACCGCATTAGGCTGCGCCGTACGAATCTGGTTCGCTCCAATGCCAGTCGGAGCCGCCATCGCAGTGGACCAGACTAACGCTATAATGATACTAACGATAATCCGCATAAAGCCAATCCCCGACCTGTGGTATCATCAACATCGTAATGGTAGATCCTGTTGCAGTATAGTCGGTAGTCGGACGTAATCGAACGCCGTTCAAGTATAAATGAAGTGAGCCAGTCGCCGGCACGGCTGCCAATGTGAACGTCGGATTGACGCCGTCTACGGTTCCGACCGGAACCTCATTGTCGACTGGAGCCGACGTAGCTGCGAGCAAGTCCCACGCAGTGCCGGGTGGAACGTTGCCGACATTGGCCATAAAAGCGACGTATATCTTATTATTATACGTCACGACGTCGTTACTCGCATACTGCGGTGTGATAACCCACGGGCCGCGCCAGCACATACGCTCGCGAATCGCTCCAATCGTAGCGTTGCATTCGACCGCGGCCCAACGGGTAGAGGTATCAGGCAGACTACGTCCGGGTAGGTCCGTGCGTGTTGTCGGTAATGTTATGGGTGTTGTGACAGCCATTATAGTTCTCCCATATACGCACCGACCTGCACGTTACGGTCGACATAATAAAGTAGATGCACCGGCACATCAACTTTATTGATATATACCTTACGCATCGGATCGTCCTGCCGTGCTACTTCCTGTTCGCCCACTGGGGTGATCTCATTATCACGAATTAGGATCTGGTAGGTCTCGTCAGGAATGTCGGCATGGAAGAATGAGCGACCGTAGAAGGTGAAGTGACGGTCTTCCATGACAAAGCAGAAGAAGTTCTGGACCAAGTCGGTCAGTTCCGCCCGGATGTTCTCACCGTCCGTACCCAAAACCATGCTGATCGTCATCGACATGCTGTTAAGGTAGCGGTTAGACGTCGGAAACTCATCAGATGGCGCGGACTTCTGTAGGATCGGCAGATTAATATAAGCGTCAAAGTTGGCCGTCGCAGCCGTCTTTTGAATCGTCACGTACGTGCCACGACCACAAGGGCCACCGGGCTCGATTACGAGCGTTGGTACATTATTGTAGAACACCACATGAGCTTGACAATATAGGGCCTGATTGTTAATGGCGTCCGCAATCATCCGTGGGGTTTGCGGAGACACCCCAAGATATATATCGTTGAAGCTAATATGATCAGTATACACCGCGCCGTCAAATGACGTCGTGAACTCAACATAATCGGCTCCAACTAATCCATACTGGGCCATACCGAGCGGGGCAGGCCAATCTACAGGCACGCCCGGCTGGCCGTTGTCATCAAACTGTGTTAGGTCTAGCGCTGACGGCACCACGGCAGGCGTGCCAACCGGTGGCGCGTATGCGCCGGTACCGGCGACCAAACGTGGCAGATGGCGAACCGCGTCGACGTACTTACCACTCATCGCCAGCTTCATGTTCTTGCCAGCCGATGCGGCGATGCCGATATAGGGCAGGCGTTCCGTAATGTCAGGATGGCTCCGGATAACGCGTACAATAGTTTCGAGCGGATCAAGTTCACGGTCGGGCGCGGGAAGATCTGAAGCGAACTTCTGAATAACCGGCACCATAGCGAGCCGGTCCGGGCTTGTCTGACTATCGAAATAATGACGGAGTTCGTACACAAACACATTCTTGACCAATTCGGTCATCCGACCAAGTTGACCCGGCAACCGACCCGGCTGATCCGGGTTGGTCGGTATGTTCGTGCGTAAGCTTAGGTCTTCCGAAATCGCCACGTTATGTCCTACTGATTCGTGCCAAATAATTAGCGTTTGTAACGAACCCAGCTGTGGTCAACGCGGCATGCGTCGTCACGGTGTCGCCCACGATAATATCACCTGCCGCGCCGGTAACAGATGATGCACTGACAACAGCCATGCATCCATCCCCTAATTTAACTCCATAACCAGTATTGCCAGTACCAGTCAACGATGCTGTTCTAAATCTGCTACTTTCAGACAACTGTACGGCATCGCCATTTACATTTGAAACAGATACTGAAGGTGACCCATTTACCATAATTGATCCCTGCTCTATCTTAACTCCTACTGATGTTAGATTTTTACCATCTATGACAATCGGGAATGGGGTCCATAACGATGCATTATCATTAACATATAATGACCCAGCTCGCATATACGCGTAGCTTACAGATGAGTTGTAAGCAGACAAACTAAAGGATGCATTATCTGTTATTAAATTAGTAAATCCAGATAAGAATCCAGCAAATTGTACGTACAATGCACAAGATTGACTAGTAGGATATAGACCTCTGACAACTAAGCTAGATGATCCTGAATTGGACACGATGACACTGGCTACTAAACTGTTATCAGGGCCTACTTCAGTAGACAATCTTCTAGAACTAATTGATGCCCCAGCCTCACAGGTCAACTTACTATTAGTAGCAGTACCTAATATAAACTCATTTGAATCAAAATTAATATGAGTAGTACCACCGCTGACTATTAACCATGTTATAGTCCCAAGTTTCCACTTTACACTGTTAAATGTAGCAGACATTGGAACTGTAGATATGAAACTTGCAGCAATGCCGCCAGATGATATTAAGCAATTAAGATCAGGTAGCTGGATTATAGTACCAGGCATCTCAATTACAAATGTATCACTAGTAAGTGGAGCAGAACTAAGTGGTACTAATACTGTCACTGAAGATGTAGTGTTGGCTACAACATGTGAGGTTTTACCAGCTAATGCACCAGTTAAGAATCTTACACGTCTCCCATAGTGGGCGTCTGATACTAAGACAGCACTAGTATTAATAACAGTTGTGGTAGACCCGGCAGAACATGTGGCTACACCGACGCCGGAATCTATCATCTCTCCAATAAACGCGAACGGTTCGGCTGTGCTCCCTATTGGAATACCGGTGCTAATACAGTTAGCGGCCAACTTATACGTGCCTGCCTTAGCATAGATCCGACACTTGCCGGTCCACGACAGCGGAGCACTATTGAGTGCCTTATCAATAGTGGCCCACGCCGTATTCTGCGTAAGACCATCGTTATTATCACTTCCATTGACCGAATCAATGTAGGCAATATAATCAGTCGTCATTGGATCAATATCAGCGCGGCCAGCTGATATAGAGTACGTTAGTGCTCCACGCTGACGAAGCGTCTCCAACTCTGGCTGAATCCGATCAAATTTCTGCTTAGTGATGTCAGCTGTGCCGGTCCTGGGGTATGACTCACGCGGCTGTAGAACTCCGACGGGAGACGAAACGACTGAGCCACTGATATTGGTTACCGTTAATTTCATTACCTATTACCCTTAACCAAGTTATCCTTGGCCCACAACGGTTGCAAATTAGTGTAATGCGCAGCCTTTAAGAACTCTTCCCTGTTCTCCAAACTAAAATTAGCCAGCGGCCGGATGTGATCGATATGCCATCCGTGTAGCCCATAATTGTCCCACGTCATACCGGGCTGAAACTTAGACTCCAAATGTTGCCGCAGTTCATCTATGGTACAACCCAGATCGCGCACGGCTGATCCAGATCGTAAACTATTTTTCACCCTATGTCGTAGATTCATGCCAAGCCTAAAATTAACATCAGTCTTAAGCTTATTTTTACGACGTTTGTTTATTTTATCACGATTACCTGCCTGATACGCTCTATCTCTAGATAGAATCTGTAGCTTATTGTCTTGATAATACACCTTACTATGAGCCAAAATCTGCTCTCTGTTCTCTTGATAGTATTTCTTGCTAGCGGCGGAAACTTGATCCTTATTGTTAGCATACCACGAGTTAGTCATAGCATTACGCCGCTGTTTGTATTCTTGATCTCCAGTATAGCGCAACTTTTTGGTTTGTAAATATCTATCAGCGTTATCTACATAACGTTGTCTCGCACCATTTCGATTGCATACTTTACAATCATTGCGGTATCCAGTGTAGCGTCGTGGGAATTCGCTAACCGGCTTACTTTTATTGCACTTTACGCATGCCTTATGTGCTAGTAGGGTGATTTTGATCATCTAAAATACCCTCTGGATTGTACCTTCACCGCCGGTTCGATCACCAATGTCGCCGATGATCCTACGTAAGCTGATGGTTTGCTGGGTGAAGATCTTGAATGTGCGGGAGTACGCGTGGCGCGTGCCGACATAGCGAGCGCCGTCCTCTGGCCCTCTCGCTTCTTCGACGAAATGGTCGCGGCCCAGAGTGGCCTCCGGGCTCTCCCGATCGATTCGCGGGTCGAAGAACGAAAGCGGAACGGTCCAATACCGTTGTCCGTCCGTGGCCGTGTTGGTGCCAGCGGCCTCACGTGCAAATCGCTCTTGATCCCAAGTCTTTAGCAGTAGAATCTCACCCGGCTCCGTCGTATCTTGGTGGGCGAAGCCATTGAGGGGGCCAGCCGGATTATGGCTGCGGAACGACGGAACCACAGGATATCGGACCCGTAGGATCTCAAACAGGGGAGACTTACCTGCGGCCGTGGGCCGCGCCAGTGTTACTCGGAATCGTATAGATTGACCTTGGCCTGGGTTAACCGTCACACCAAGATTCGCAACAGGCTGATAAGCCCCACCATCGACACTCATTTCGGTCGTGATGGTGCCGGACGAATCCCGTGGATAGCCATCGACCTTATGCTGCCATGGGCCGACCGGGATATCAGTAATGGTGTAGAGAGGAGTGATGAGGCTGCCGGTGATGGAGCCCGCCGTCAGCTGTAAGCGGAACGGCGTAACGGCCCGGTTCAACTCAAGATTCGACAATGTTAGACCAGTGTCGATGCTAGCGTAGAATTCGGTCGTGTAGCCCCACCGGAGATAGCCGGGTATAATGCGCTGGCCGTAGCAGGATAGGCAGGGAGCATCCGACTGCTGCGTCGAGTCTTGGAAGCAGCTGCACTTCTGCGACCTGGGTAGAGTCAGCGCGAGCCGCTCATCGACGCGGCGCCACACACGGAACGGCAGGCCCATCGCACGAATCTTGTCGAGGTTCAACGCAAGGACACGTTCAGCCGTATGGAGCGCCGCGATGTGGCTCGAAAGGTCACGAGCCCACGATCCGGTCGCCATCCACGCTGGTTTGACTTTAAGCTCTGCCATACGTTATGACTTCATGAAATAAACCGGTTGACGCCATTCGTCTGGCGTCTTGACTGACTTTGAATCGTTACAGGCACGGCATGCCGGTACGATATTGTCGACAGAATGCTTGCCGCCTCGTGATAGTGGTATCTTATGTTCCATTGTTGGTCTATCTAAGCGTTCCTTACCAAACTCTTTATTACAGTACGAACAACGATTTTTGTTGCGTTCCATCACCTCTCGCCACCACGGTACTGTTGCCTTCCATCCGGGCGGGTCTGACTGTGCAATCTTAGCCGCTCTTCGATTCTCGTTCCTTAAATAATACGCTAGCTTATTGCGCTGATAGTATTCACGATCATACTGATTCTTATAGTCACGATTCGCGTCACACCAGTCTTTAGTCCGCTTTACCGCCACATCGCGATTCTTCCATCGATAGTCGTTATTACGCTTTTTCGCTTCTTCGTGGTTTTCATAATACCACTTGAGTGCCGCTGCCTTTTTAATCTCTGGATTTGACCTATAATTTAATTTCCTAGCCTCGCTAGTACATATCTTGCACTCGTGCATCAGCTTGTCACGCGTTATCTTACTTTTGTAAAAATCGGTTATGTCTTTATCTTTGTGGCATATTCTGCATTGCTTTGTCATTCCTAATATTGATTATCATGTGCGTACTAGAAATACAGATTTCTAGGATTTCATTAGAAGGTTCCTAAAGAGCGCACCATTGGGTGCAGCGTTGACGAGCGTAGCAAGGCGGAAGTTGGGTCCCATTTCGAGATGGATCGACCCGGTCGACACAAACTGCTGCTTCATCATCGGGATCATCTTGTCGAGCCGCTGCGCGATCGTATTGAACAACGACGCCAATTGCGGTTGGTGGGCGATAACGAACGAAATGCCTTGGTCCGAGTAGTTCGGCAGATCCGTATCAATCGCGAACAGTTGTTGTGACAATACACCAGCCATCAACGCAGTCTCGTTCGCCAGATGACGGAACGTGGTCCACGGGAAGTTGCCGAGGGTGAAGCCCGACACGGTCTCGGGCTGGTACCCGTTGATAATGTTGATTCCATCTTCCATATACATGATAAGCTGCTGGTCCGTATATCCTAGATATACATCATTGGCCGGATCCACCATCTTGCGCGACTTATCAATCAACAGCTTCAGATATGGTATATTCTGGATCACCAGTGGCGATACCACCTTGACGTTCTGCATGACCGTCGCAGGCATCATCGCGCCGGTCGTCTCAATCACCCATTGAATGATAAAGTCATTCAGCTGGGTTGTCAACGGAACCGTTAGGTTGGTCGCACCGAAGTTATAGTAGTAGTAGCCGGTAGTGCCGACCGGCTTGACAATGTTGGAGCCAACCCCGCCAAATGTATCGGTCAAGAGCGTGTTGCCGCCCAAGTCCAATACATTCAGCGTAAGTGTAGTCGCATCGACCTGAGCCCCGGTCGAATCCGTAACTTGGATATCGCACGGCTCAACCGATCCGTATAAGGCGACTTTGATACTTGGAAGACTGCTAGCCATAGTTTAATCCCTGATGATAATAATAGGGATTCGACCATCACCAGAAACACCCGGGGACGAACCGGGGCCTATAACGTCACCACGGCCCCGTGGACCCAATTGGGCTCGCGTTATGTCATTGTTATCTGCGGTCGTCCCGGGCTTCGTTGCATCACCGCGACCTGCCGCGCTTAGTTGGGCTCTCGCTATGCTATCGCCGTCATTCCCGAATATCCGGACGGCCCGGATATAGACAGAGTCGACTTGGAACGCGTCGTTCTGGAATGCGTCGGCCTGGAACATCTTATGGCAAAGCCTTCGGCGCTGGCCGCTTCTGGACCGTCGCCAACATATCGGTTATGGCATCCTTATAGTTCTGCATCGCAAACTGGCGGAACTCCTCATGCCGTACAAGGAGCCATTCCGCGATATTGTAGCCCCACGTGCAGCCTAGGTCACAATTGTACGACTGTGGACCCGGCACTTGCTCAGCGTCGCAATGTGGAGCGTTGGCACGACGCCAGCCGCGATCCAGGTAGTACCAAGCAAACTCACTGAACGGCTCCTTGTGGGTGGGGTCGCCGTAGTATCGGGTCGAGTTCCAATACGGTATGATAACTTGGCACTTGGCTTCTGGCTTTAGGACGCGCGATAACTCATTGAAGAAATGCACGCGCTCCCACCGGCCATTATGATTCGTCAGGTGCTCAAGCACATGACTGCAGTACGCCTCGTCGACCGAGTTATCATCAAACGGCCAGATATCTGTGCCCAAGTCAAATACCTTGTCGACCCCGGGGAATGCAACTGAGTCGCACCCAACCCAATCAACGCCACGCTTTTGTGTCCCACAGCCTAGATCAAGCTTCATCGTACCCTTTCTACCAAACAAACCCAGTTGATGGATCAATGTGGCCGACTTGGACCCCAGTATCGATAGCGCACTTATACCCATGCTTGCGCGCTGTGTTCCAGAACTGTAAGTCCTGCGTGCCTTGCGGTACCGTCTTAAACAAAGGATGGCCTTCCTTCTCCGCCAGATCCTTTAACATCGACATCCTGTATAAGGTAAACCCCATAGCGGTGCCGACGCATTCCTGAATCGTATTTGGTATCGGGATCTGTGGACGGTAGTTTTGTACCGGATCCTTAGGGTCACCCCAGATCTGTGCGACCCCGCCCTCGCCCTTAGTGAAATAAAGGCCACCGATAGCACTGTATTCGGGGTACTTTTCCATGTCCTCGAGGAGCTTTAGCACGCCAAACCATGGCGGCATGTTATCGTGCTCGACCGTTAGGAAGTACTCGTATTGATTTAGCTGCGGGTTTGCCAGTATGTCGCGAACCGCATTAGAGTAGGCTACGCCGACTTCCTCACCCAGTACGAGATATCGATACACACCTTGGTTTGGTGGGAACGCCAGATTCATCAATGATAGGGCAACCTTGGCGTGGATCAGGTTGGCCGACGGCAGCACCATCACGATCCGCTGTTTCTTCCAGCTACCACCCTCAACCAACCTAGTCCGCGTTCGCTCTAAATCTTGATTGTGAAACCCAGCATCGTTTTCCGTAATCGCAGTCATGCACGTGTCTACCTATCGTAAGGGGTGTTGTAAATTATAAATATACTGCTGCGCTCAGTAATGGCCTTACACCGCGCCGATTTTAACGTACGGCACAAGGTTGTTAGACTGTCTGACGTCGGTAAACGCGAAGGAAGCTACTGGAGACGCGGTCGTAGCGGTCAATATACCAGCGTCAACGAACCCGATGGATGAAGCTGCGGTATTGTTGAGCCCGCCGAATCCAAGGTTACCTACGGTGAAGATGGGGGCATCGAAAATCGGGCAGAATGAGCGCATAACCGACGACCCGCCTGCAGAAGACGTAGAAATACGCAGGCCGTACGCGTATAGCCCGGTATCAAAGACTGAGTTCAATGTGTACGTGAGGAAGCGCAGGCCGAATACGGATGACATGAAGCTGGCCGAGCTAGCGCCGCCGCCCGTCGTATAGGTGGTGCCGCCATGGCCATAGGCGAACGACATGGTGGTGGTGCCACCATTGAACCAAGTGAACAATGCCCGGGTTGACCATATAGAATCGAATCGAGTCGGGGCAGTTGTCTGTGTGACCTTATACAGGGCCAAGTCCATCGTCGCACCGACCGTGTTGGTCTGGTTGGATGTGACTGACCCGGTAAATGACATAATCTGCATTAACGTAGATCCAGACACAGGAGCGCCCATGCGCATTGGCAGCAGCCACATTTGGTTAGCTGTCGTTGGGGCCCAAGCCGACGAAGCGCCTAGCTGGCGATTCTGGTACGTTAGTGCGGTGTAGCCCCACGGATCTGCATCGCTAGCTAAGTAGACACCGTTGGTATCCGTCGACCAAGTGTGTCCAAGTGTGGCGGGGAAGTTAAGGACGCCAGAAGCATAAGAGCCGTTATTGGCACTAATGGTAAGCGCGCCGCCACCGCCGCCAGCACCCGCCGACAACGATAGGGTGAACCCGGCTGAGTTTGATGCCGTCGTACCAGTCAAGTTCGTCAGGGCTAACGTGGGGTTGCCGTGGCTGTGGCTGCTCACTGCATAATCGGTCTGGACCGTGCCGAATACGCCTTGTGTGCCGGACGACCAAGTAATGCCGTTAGAATTGGCCAGCACCAGCGTGCCGCTCGTCTGGGTCGTGCCGGGGACAGCGATGGCGGCGATGCCAGCAGCAGCACCGGCCGCGACTGAGGCCGTCATGACGCCGTTGTTGGACAACCCGAACGTAACGCCATTGGAGTTTGAGAACACCACGGTACCGGTGGACTGTGAAGCTGCAGCAGTGCCACCATTAGAACCAGCCGAAATTGCTACGCCCCCGCCGCCGCCAGCTGGCACGGTGTAAGACCCTACCACTGAGCCGTTGGTCAGGTAGAAGTGTAGCCCGTTGGAGCTACCGAACGTGACGGTCTGGAAGGTGGAGGACCCGTTGGAACCCGAGAAAGCTTGGTTACTCTGGGACGTCAGATAGTTAGCGTTACTGCTTTGATAGTCTGTCTTGACCGTCGCGCGAACCCCATCGGTTGAAGTGCTCCAGCTTACGCCGTTCGTGTTGACGAAGGCCAAGGTGCTGAAGTTGTTGGTGGTGCCACCAACAGCGTAGGCGACGGGTTGAACCGATTGGGCGACTGTAACCGGTACAGTGTAGCTGCCGAAGATACCTTGGGTTCCAGAAGAGAACGTCAGACCATTTGAGTTAGCAAACACAATGGTGCCGCTGGTCGCTGTTGATCCAGCAACCGCAATGGCCCCAACCGCAGGTTGTACTGTCTGCGACGTCAAGTGATTGCTTAGGTTTAAGCTGATACCGGACGAATTGACCGTCCAAAGTCCATTCGTGATGGCAGCGTTGAGACCAACCGCGTCGTTTGACGCCCTAGCTGTCGTTAGATACGCACCCTGACTTTGGTAGTTTGTTGCTACCGTCGCCCGAACCCCGTCGGTAGACGTCGACCAGCTAACTCCATTTGTGTTGACGAAGTTGATAGTTGAGAACGCGTTGGTAGTGCCACCAACGGCGTACGCGACGGGTTGTACTGATTGTGTTGTTAGGTGGTTGCTCAGATTAAGACTGATGCCGGAAGAGTTTACCGTCCAAGTCCCGTTTGTAATAGCTGTGTTGAGGCCAATGCCATCGTTTGAAGCTCGTGCCGTCGTTAGATACGCACCCTGACTTTGGTAGTTCGTCGCCACACTCGCGCGGACGCCATCAGTCGACGTTGACCAACTTACGCCGTTCGTATTAACAAAGTTGATAGTGGAGAACGCGTTGGTAGTGCCACCAGCAGCATACGCGACGGGCTGGGCCGACTGGACCGTTAGGTAGTTAGCGTTACTGCTTTGGTAGTCTGTCTTGACCGTGGCGAAGATGCCTTGGGTGCCAGAAGACCAAGAGACGCCATTGGAATTAGCAAACTGGACCGTGCCAGAAGTCTGGGTCGAGTTGCTGGCGGCGAAAGCCGCAACGCCAGCGGCGGCACCCGGCTGTACCGTAATGGTGATCTGGCTGGCCGAGGCACCGGCCCCGAACCCGAACGTGACGCCGTTAGAGTTGACAAACTGGACCGTGCCGTTTGTGATGGTGGTGCCAGGAATCGCGATACCAGCTGGGGCTACGCTCTGGGACGTCAGGTAGTTTGCGTTAGAGCTTTGATAATCGGTCTTGACCGACGCCTGTATACCATTGGCCTGCGTCGCCCATGTTACGCCAGAGCCTTCAACAAACTTCAGGGTAGAGAAATTGAAGCTACCATTGGAGGCCGAGGCCGCCACTGGCTGGGCCGACTGGATCGTCAAATAATTAGCGTTGCTGCTCTGATAATCAGTCTTGACCGTCGCACGGACGCCATCAGTTGAGGTACTCCAGCTTACACCATTGGTGTTGACAAAGTTGATAGTGGAGAATGCGTTGGTAGTTCCGCCCACAGCGTACGCGACGGGTTGTACCGATTGTGTCGTTAAATGGTTGCTTAGGTTAAGGCTAATGCCGCTGCTGTTGACGGTCCACGCGCCATTTGTGATGGCCGCATTAAGCCCAACAGCATCGTTAGACGCACGAGCCGTTGTTAAATAAGCGCCCTGACTTTGGTAGTTCGTCGCCACACTTGCACGAACGCCATCAGTTGAAGTCGACCAGCTTACGCCGTTCGTATTAACGAAAGCTATGGTGGAGAATACATTGGTGGTCCCGCCCACGGCATAAGCCACGGGTTGCACCGACTGTGTTGTCAAATGGTTACTTAGGTTTAAGCTAATCCCACTGCTATTGACGGTCCATGTACCATTCGTAATGGCTGCATTGAGACCAACTGCATCGTTTGAGGCGCGCGCAGTCGTGAGGTATGCTCCAGCTGATTGATAATTAGTAGCGACGCTGGCGCGGACGCCATCGGTTGAAGTCGACCAGCTTACGCCGTTGGTGTTGACGAAAGCAATGGTGCTGAAGTTGTTAGTGGTCCCGCCCACAGCATACGCGACCGGCTGTACCGTCTGCGTTGTTAGGTGGTTGCTCAGGTTAAGGCTGAGCCCACTGCTATTCAACGTCATCGCGCCATTCGTGATGGCCGAGTTCAGTCCGACGCCGTCATTAGACGCGCGGGCCGTTGTTAAATATGCACCCTGACTTTGGTAATTCGTCGCTACCGTCGCACGGATCCCGTCAGTCGAAGTCGACCAACTAACCCCATTGGTGTTAACGAAATTGATAGTGCTAAAGTTGTTGGTAGTACCACCAACGGCGTAGGCGACGGGCTGCGTGGATTGGGCAAAGCTAGCCGACGCCGTGATGGTGCCGTTATTGGACAGACCAAACGTGACGTTGTTTGAGTTAGCAAAGTTGACGGTGCCGGTGCCTTGTGTGACGCCACCACCGGCAACGTTGACACCACCGGCTCCGCCAGCCCCACCTATGATAGAAAGCGAGGCCGATGCGCCATTGATAGACTGCGATAGCGTAATGTTGGCGCCTTCAAAGAATACAAGCTGACCTCCAACCAACCCAGTCGTGCCGACGCCATCAGTAGAGTTACCCGCACTAAACGCTCCCGCTCCGGGAGCATTGGCCGATAGGCTTAGGGTGAACCCGGCTGAGTTTGATGCCGTCGTACCAGTCAAGTTCGTCAGGGCTAACGTGGGGTTGCCGTGGCTGTGGCTGACTTGGGCGGCGGTCGTGAGATAAGCCCCAGCTGATTGGTAGTTTGTGGCGACGCTCGCACGGACCCCATCGGTTGACGTCGACCAACTCACACCATTAGTATTAACAAAATTGATGGTAGAGAATGCGTTGGTGGTGCCGCCAGCCGCATAAGCCACAGGCTGCACCGTCTGCGTCGTTAGATGGTTGCTCAGGTTAAGACTGACGCCTGAGCTATTGACGGTCCACGTGCCATTCGTAATGGCCACATTAAGGCCGACAGCGTCATTGGAGGCGCGCGCAGTCGTGAGATAGGCGCCCTGACTTTGGTAGTTCGTCGCCACACTCGCACGGACACCGTCAGTCGAGGTCGACCAGCTTACGCCATTTGTATTAACAAAGTTAATGGTGCTGAAGTTGTTGGTGGTTCCACCAACGGCGTATGCGACGGGCTGTGCTGATTGGGCTGCGGCTGACAGCGATAGAGTAAGACCGGCTGAGTTTGATGCAGTCGTGCCGGTCAGGTTTGTCAGCGCAAGCGTTGGGTTGCCATGCGAATGCCCAGACTGTGCTGCCGTCGTGAGGTACGCACCCTGACTCTGGTAGTTCGTATCGACGCTGGCGCGGATTCCATCGGTTGATGTTGACCAGCTAACTCCATTGGTGTTGACGAATGCCAGAGTTGAGAAGTTATTGGTTGTTCCGCCAGCAGCGTACGCGACCGGCTGTACCGTTTGTGCCGGGAAGCTAGCAGAGGCCGTTATGGTGGAGCCAGCTAGTCCAAACGTGACGTTATTGGAGTTAGCAAACTGTGTCGCGCCCGGCACCGTATAAGAACCAACGACGCTGCCGTTGGACCCGACGAATGACATGCCATTTGCATTGCCCAGGCTAAACGTGCCAGACGTTATAGTGCTACCACCAGCTTGGATCGCGCCGATACCGGCAGCGGCACCCGGAATAACGGTGGCGGTAATGCTGCCCGCACTATATCCGAAACTAACGCCGTTGGAATTGACAAACTGGATCGTGCCGCTGTTTTGGCCACCACCGAAAGCCGATACGGCAACACCACCGGCCGACACCAAAATGGTATCACCGGTCCCCGATAATGTGACGTTATTGCCGCCGTGTAGGACCACATTGGTCCCGCTGACGGTCGACGCACCCGCTGTATTGCCGCCTAGAGTGTAGTACTGATTGTGATGACTATTCCAGTCACTTGGCCTGACAATATTGGTGTTGGTCCCGTCAGCGATCGTGACGGACTTAACGTGTGATATGGCCATTCCGATAAACTCCTACCCGATAGTAGTATCACACGCTACTATAGATACTATTTAGGCTTCGCCAGCGTATTGGTAGTCTCGATAATCTGTTCGGCAGCCTCCCGTATCTGCTCTAACTCGCTCTGCATCCTAAGGATACTGGCACGGACGTCGTCCATCGACGCACTCCGTATATTCTTAACTTCTATAATACGCTCTTCGCGGAGGTCTTTCCGATTAGATCCAAATAATCGCCGTAGTATCCCCATACTACTTCCTCGCCATTAACGCATGAATGGCCTGAGTTAGGCTATCCAAAGTAGCACGTAGGTTGGTGATGATTTCCGACAGGTCCTTCGCGTATTCTTTGGCTTCTTCTAGTCGCGCATCTTGAATCTCATTGTTACGGTCATATAGGACCTTAATACCAACCGCGAGCGCAATAACGAATGCGCTGGGTAGGCCCCACACCTCTAACATCTTTGTAATAATCGGGTCCATTACTTCCGTCCTAGCCAGACCGCGCCACCCATGACGAGCATTCCGGCGACGAAGCCTACGCCGACCATAAAGGTGGTGGACTGATACCATGGACGCTCACCCAAACACTTCTGGAGCGAGCCATTGAGGTCGTGATTGGCCTTCTCTAGGTTCAACCCACGCTGATGCTCTAGATTAAATAGATTATCAGAGAGCCGTACGCGTTCCTGATACTGTTGAATCAGTGCATCTTGCGCTACCACGGTGTTGTACAAGGACGGCACGGTGTCGACACGCAGCTTGAGTAGATACTCGGCGTCATCATTTGGAAACCATACGCCGGGGCGGCCCAGGACCTGTACAGCCTGGGGCGCGAACTGCGTCCGGAGCTTCAGTTCCGGTATTAGTGTTACATATGGGGTCTGGGCGAGCGAAGCCATCGGCAAAAGCAAAAGAAGAGCGACGAGGCGTTTCATGGCGCACCCAGTTTCTTGAACGCGTCAACAATAGCGGATTCCGACATGCCAGTAATCGTCGGTGGCTTTATGCCGCCACGGACCTTGTCTAGGTCGGTTTCAAGCTTGCCAATTGAAGTATTGACCGACTCAATCTGCCCGTGAGTTGCGTCAATCCGCCCATCAATGCGAGCCAAATCAGCCTTGGTGGCCAACTCAGCCACTTTAGCCTTAAGCTCAACAATCTCTCGATTGTGTTGGCGTAGACTAAGGTACTGGAATCCGACGATGCAGCCAACCGCCACAATGATGACGATCGTAATCTTATCGTTCCAGTTAAGCCTGATCCACCAAGCCTTGAGTGGGGTCAATCCGGACTTAAGCAGCGGGAGGAGGCGGAGGAGGAACGACATCGGCGGCTCCCGGGGCTGGAGGTGGGGTGACGACTGGAGGCGTATCACCGTTAGTCAGCGGGTATGCCTTCAGATTTATAATGCCACCTTGGACCTTATCGGCAATGTGCAGGCCCATAAATATTGTAACGAGACTGATAACGGCACCGATATAAACCGTATAGAGACCCTGTAAGATAGATGAGAATTGGGTGATCCAGTATCCCCACGCGATTAGGGCTAGCCCGGCCGCCGTCAATCCAAGCTTGCGCCAGCCAGAGTCATTAGAATCTACGAGATGGTCATCTGAGAGTTTAGGTTCCATCATATCTCCTTTACGGCTTGGCTTTCGCGGCCTTATCTTCAGCCCGCTGCGCCCGGACGACTTCCTTGGCGACTTCGCGGGCGGCTTCCTTGACGATAGCGCTCATCGCGGCCTTCTGCTCCGCCATGGCTTCCTGTACGGCTTCCCGGGCAGCCTTCTTGGCCCCCGCCACCATTTCAACATTAATGGTAGCTTGGACCTCCTTTTTGGCTACTTCGGCTGCACGGGCATCGAGGGCGTCTAGGGCATAGAAGGTGCCGCCGACGATGACGCCAATGGCGCCTAGAGCGGCCCAGTTACGCTTGATATCGCTAAGGAGTGACATATTGGGCCTCATATTCAGCTATAACTTCAGCCGCACAAGCTTTAACTTGGTCTTCGTTAGTTGTCACATAGCCCACATGGCAGAGTTCGTGGGCCAGAGCGGTATCAGTAACCAACTGATCCGGATGGATCTCCACGATGACGGCGAAGCCATCGCCACTTCGATACGTACAGCCCGCGACCGTGTTGAAGTCGTAAAGGCAAAACTGGATCAGGTCGTACTGGTTGGGCGAGAAGCGGACGCCGAGGTCGCCTGACAAGGCCCCGGAGGTGTCGCCCGTGACGGCCTTCGCCACCACCCACATGTCGTTCGCAGCGGCTTGCTGTTCCGGCGTGCCACCCCACACGCTGTATCCATGCGGCGGGTGGAGACACGCGAGTTGCAGCACTACGAGGATGCCGAGAAGTTTCTTCATGGCTAAAAACACTCACGCCATGACTTGGGGTTGTTGACGATCTTGAGGTTGGAGATGATCTTTTCTCCCTCGCCGGAACCCATCGATAGGGTGGCGGAGGTGGCGCTGAACAACGCTGTCCCAGCAGCCGACGAGGTGGTAGCTATCCCGTCCGCGTAGAGCGTCAAGGTACCGGCAGAGTTGTGGGCGACGAACCGATGAGGTCCGGTACTCATAGTCGCCGTTGTCCCTGTGTTTCGGAGCACCGCTCCGGAGTCCCAAAGGTACGCCCACACCGCCCCGGAGGCGGCTGCTCTGTAAAGCCCAAACGAGTTAGCCAAACCCGCGACACCGATGCTGATCAAATAGTTTCCGCCAACGCTTCCCGGCCAGATCCCAGCAGGCGGCTGCCCCGTCACCCCCACGCACCACTTGTTCCCGCCGTATGCAATCGCGGACGTAGTGGGGACATAGGGCTGGACGGTGGGGGTAGCGGTGAGTTGAGCACCCCAGACGTAGATGTACTTGCTGGGGTCGCCTGTGTAGCTATTCACCCCATCTGAGGAGGCAAGACCGACGCCCCAGAACACCCCGCCAGCAGGAGGTGTGTAGGTCACGTTGACCCTCCACCAGCCGTTGGGCTGCGCCGTTACGGTCACGTTTCCGGTAAAGGACGGGGAACAAGACCCTAGCGCCCCGGTCATCAGATTGATGTAGCAATACTCAGCCGTCCCTCCCGCCTTGTTGATGGTGGCCCAAGTCCTCGTTCCAGCCTTGAGTGATATCGAGTAAGCGTGGGGGGCGTTGGCCGTCGTCACGGTCGTGTCTGTGTAATGGACTGCCGTCGTGCCGTCTTCCGTAATCTGCCCGCCGGTCATGGTGCCTACCGGGGATAGAATTTGGTTGTCGGTGTTCACCACCCCGAACTTACGAGACCATGACGCGGGAGTCTCGCTCTGGAAATACAGGTTCGCATACCCCAGCACCGGTAGTGGAACCGTCGCTACCGTGGCGGGCGTCGTACAAGTACCCGTCGTAGTAGGACAATACGGGCCGGGTGTGGTGACGCCTGCTTCTACTTGTGCGCCCCAGAAACGGGTGGTGCCGACAGCGGTCGGATACTGCCCCGGCAGAAGGAGCAGTCTGGGGGCCGTAGCAGCCGACGGCCCAGTTACCGTAAGCCACATACGGATCGGAGTGGTCCCTAGGTCTGGGAGGGTGAAGTAGCAGTATGAAGTACCAGCAGGCCCCGTGTTCTGGGCCGTACACGCACCCCCATCGCTGCGCCCGCAAGAGCATGACGATGCTGCTATGTTGTTGGAAGTCATACCCATCAACCCGGCGTACCCGGTGCCAGACGACTTCGACGCCCAGATAGAGAACGTGTAGACGGCGTTGGACGGGATGGTGACTGTCCCTGCGTCGGTCCCGCCTTGTACGTTAGTGGAGGTGACTTCCGCCCATGAACCAGATCCGCTTGGACCCCCGGCGATTTCGGTGACGGTGGTCAGGTTTGCTGTCCACGGTGCGATGTAGTTGGTACCCGAAGCGATGGTCTGGCTTTGCAGGATCGAATTCACCCTCGTCCCGTACACCTCGATCCCGTCAGGACCCAAGGCAGGAGCGCCCGCAGGAACCGTAACGACAGCAGGGCCAGTAGCGGTCGGGACTGCAACCGTTTGCGGGCCAGCACGGGTGACTGAAAGAGTCTGACCCGTGGGCAGGATCATGCCGAGGGCCTTCTTCTGGAGGTTGCTGACGGTCGTTTCGTTCCATGCGGAGGTGGTGGCGTAGACTTCTAGAACTTGTCCAGAGAAGAAACCACCGCCAGCATCGCCACGCTTACCTATGTAAGAGGGGGTGGTAGTATCTGGGGTAGTCTTTGCCCCCGCTGACGATACGGTTGTTCCACCGTTTGCCTTAACGTACTGCGTGCTACCAGCCCGGCCTGCACAAACTACGGTAGGCCCGCCTCCCGGCACAGTCAGAGCGTTGGTGGTCGTACCAGTGATGGTGGACCCCGTCGCAAAGGTGTTGATGTAACCGGAAGACGAAGTAACGCCCATGTCCCACCCAGCACCTGAAGCCCCAAAGTTTCCAGATCCGACAATAGGGGCGGTAAGTCCCACTGGGGACGTAGCCACGGCGCACACCGTGAAGTCGCCAGCAAAGTCGAGAACGTCGGCACCAGCACCTAGAGAGAGGTAATTCGATGAAGACAACGGACCATACGCTTGGCGGGCAAGACGGTTCTGGATCGGAGGTACGAAGCTGTCGCTGTACCCCACGGTTCCGACTTTCGTGACGCTGCCGTAGTCGCCCGCCCAAACACTGCCGCCCGTGTAGTCGTTCCCCTTCAGGTGCAGGACGGTGTTGGCGTCAGGCGTGAACAGCGGCTTCGTGGGATCGCCCTGTGCGAGTGCAGCCGATTGCAGGGCCGTCACGGTGGCTTCGTTCCACGCGGAGTTGGTGACGTAGACTTCGTAAATGAGGGTGCTACCACCACTACCGACTCCGGCATCGATGCCAATCTTGGTGAGAGTTCCGGGAGTTGTTTTTGGTGAAGCTGTAGTGTAAGTCAACCCGCTGTTGCTTTTAACGTACTGGTTGCTGCCGTTCACGCCCCCACAGAGCACCGACAGTCCCCGCATAGAGGGTATAGCTGCCATAGATTGCGTTATTAGACCCGCCGTCGAGGTGTTGAAAACCCCCTGATACCCGGCAGGGTCAGGTCGATGCCACAGTTGAAAACCACTGACGTTGTATTGCCCAGTGGTTATTAGTAATTCGTTATTTGCAATATCTCTTTGTGGGTAGTAAGCCACACATACGGTAAAGGCGGCCGTATTGGTGGCAACCGGGATGTCTGAATTAAAAAGGGGTGCGCCCGCAGCATATGGCCCCACCCCCCTACGTCCAGTACCGTACCCGCTGGGGAACAGCGTGGAGTTGGAGACAGGCACCGTGCCGTTCATCACCAGCGTGTCGCCTTGCTGGTCGGCGCGGGTGAGTGTCGCTCCCCAAGCGTAGAAGGCGGCCCCAGACGGCTGGATGGAATCGACCTGGATGTATGGCTCGATCTGGTTTGACCCGCTGGCGGGGAACGTGTAGCCGATGCCTTCGCAGTAACTCCACGCAGTCGTGAGGGGACAAGTCTTCGTCTGCCTGTTGTTTAACACCAAGACCCCAGAGTTACCGGTGTTAAACCCCATCTGTACGGACGAGAGAGTGCCATCGCCCTTCAGCCACACGCCTAACTTGTAGATAGCCGATGGGGTGGCCGAAAGAACTTGGCACACCGAGTTAGAACTATTCCCTGTAACGCCCAAAGCCAACTTGGTGGCCGTGACAACACCGTCTGGGGACGCCACCGAATTCTGCGTAGCCACCAAGGCGCTCCAGTTACCAAAAGCGCACCCGGAAGAGAGCCAAGGAGAAGTTCCAATTGCCTTCGGGCTTGCCAGCAGGTTCGCCACCGGAGGGCTCTTGTACGGTAGCGCACGGTCGCCACGGACCAGTTGAGCGCCCCAGATCAGAATGTCGGCCGCGACGTTGGTGGTGGCCGAGTAGACCCCAACCACCTGCTTCAGTCCGGTGGTAGCTGTGGTGGTGCAAGTAACCGAGAAACGCTGCCAAGTTGTGGTGACGGTGGTATCGACCAGAGGCAGCGCCCCACAGGAAAACAGCCTCAAGACTTGGTTGGCTCCGGTGTTGGACTTCAGCCACATAGATGCCGTGTGTACCGTGGAGCCCTCAACTACTGCGGCGGATACCACGTAGCGAGGCGCACCGGCAGCCCAGACAACCCTCGCGGCAGTCATCGTCCCGTTCGGGGCCGCCGCGAAGTTGTCGGTCACCGTCGCAGAAACCGTCCCACTGGGCCACTGTCCAGCCGTGAACGCCTCAGGGAACCTGATCATGTTCCACTCGTCCGCCACCCAATGCAGGACCACGTTTGCATCTTCCGTGAAGACGCCGTCCGCAATTGATTGCACGGGGATCAGCAGAGCCAGTAGCAGTAGCTTCTTCATGTTAGTTTACCCCGTTGAATGGAGCCCAGACCGCAAGCGCCGCATCGAGTTGCATGATCATGCCCGACGAGAACGTGTCGCGCTTGAAGTTGAAGTCCCTGACATAACCATCGAAGTGGTTGGTCTGGTTCACACGCGCTCCCAGAGTCACCGTCGTAGGAGGTGTGAGCCAGACCCCGGGCCGGATCGTCTGCCAGTCAGGAGCCGCGAAGGTGTAGCCAGCCCCCACCAGCACATCATCGACGTAGAGCGCCATTCTTCCGTCTGCAACACAGGACTGAACCTTGTGCGAGCCCGTTGTGATCGCGGTGGCGTCGTACTCCAGTCGCTTGGGAGTGCCGAGGTAATCCACCAGCGTGTACGCCAGCTTCGTACCTCCGATCTCAAGCCGACCCGAGTTGGCAGCATCAAAAGCGCCTGCGGCCCAGAGCGTGTTGATGGTGCCTTCCGGGTTCGCCCACCCGCGCATGTAGGGCGTGTAGGTCCCGCCAGCGCACCAGCGAGTGTTGCTGGGCGTGATCTGGATCGGGATCGTGATGTTGTCGGCGTTGCGGGTGACTGCTGCTGTCGTGGTCGCGCCCGTGTAGGGGGTGGGGCGAGAGGAGGACTCGACCTGAACGCCCCAGAAGCGGGTTGACCCCGTGGAGGTCCCCCATTGCCCCGGAACAAACTGGGCGCTGATGCCCGTTACAGTGGCGTTCGTGCTTGCCGAAATCCACAGGCGTGTTGGCACAGCCACCCCACTAAAAGCAGCAGAGCAGTACGTGGAGGCTGGGGTGGGGATGCAAACGGACCCTCCACAAGAGCAACCAGACGCGGTGCCTGCCGTCATATCAATGATCAGCGTTGGGCCCGTTCCAGTCATTGTCTGGGCCCACGTACTTACAGTTCCCGTGGTGGTGTTCGCTGTTGGGGCGGTATACCCTAGGCGGGAAGAGGCATTAGCGGTGTTGTCCCACAGGTCCATCGTGGTCGTCCCGTTAGGCGCGACACCTGTATCCGTCGTGCAGGTCGGTACGGGTACTCCCGTCAGGGCCCAAGGAGCCTGAACCAGATTTCCTACGCACGAAGCCTCACTCTGCAACGCATAGTTGGTCGTGGCCCTGAAGATCCCGATACCATCAGCAGAGATGGCGGGCGTACCTGCGGGTGCCGTCCAGAGCGTCTGACCAGTACCCGGGATCTCGTAGGTTTCTGGAGTCGTTCGGGTGACTGCAACCGTTTGCCCCTGTGCCGTCAGCATACCCAGCACGCGGCGCTGCGTAGCCGTCGCCCACGCCTCACAGTTGTTGTTCGGACACGCTCCGTTGCCCGCGATGAATTCGTGGATCTGGCCGGGGAAGGAGAAGCTAGCCGATTCGTACTTGCCCAGCTTTGCAAAATAAGAGACCCCAGAAACTTCTAGGGCGGTGGCGTCTAACGTTGTCGAAGTTCCCCCGTTCAACTTAGCCGCAATCGTATTCCCCGATCTCCAGTAACAGGCCACGTTTGGTGAATTGGATAGAGCCAAATTGCCAGTGTTGATGGCCTTCTCTGTTGGTACTGAAGAGGAGTACGAGATCGCGCCACCAATCTGTAACTTTAGATTTTGTCCAGCGATGCTGGGCTGTCCGTCGATAAAAATAAACCCTGCGGCGCTTAGACTCGTCGGCGTGAACAACGCGCACCCGTACCGATCCCCGGTGGTGTCGAGAACGTCTGATCCAGAACCCAGCGACAGGTAGTTCGTATCCGACCAAGGCCCATAGCTGTCACGCGGCAACTCAGGGCTGGGCACGAAGGCATCCGAATAACCTACGGTGCCGACCGTCGTCATCGTGGCCTGCGGCGCCCGCCAAGTCGTGCCGTCGTAGCTGTTTCCTACAAGATGCAGGACCGTGTTGGCGTCGTCTGGGAACAGCGCCCGAGTCGGGTCGCCGTTCCGCATGGCCGCGTCTTGGATGGCGGCGACGTTGGCTTCGTTGAAGGGTGTCGAGGTGGCCCAGACTTCGTAGATCTTGGTGGTGGTGCCAGCGTTGCCGTCAACGGACGCCCCAACCTTAAAGGCAAAAGAAGCTGCCGATGTTGTCGCACCGGTAGACGCTGCGGTAACTGTAGCACCGCCATTTAGCTTGGCGTTCAGTACGCCTGACGCAAGGCCGCAAGTCCCTACGTTGACGGACCCAATAACCACCGGGCCAGAGGTAGTGGTAGCGCCGGTCCATGCGCCATTGTGGCGCTGACACACCAACCGGCCTGATGTGTCCACGTACATTTTCCAGCCTGCGCTCGTCAAATTGTTTGGCTTACCAACTAGTAGCTGTGTGGCGGCAAAGCTGGTCGGAACGAAGGCTACGCTCACGTTCCAGTCGCCAGCCCACTCACCTAACGTACTGTTAGGAGCATCGAAGTAGATCCCCGTCGTAAACGTGCCCACACCCCTGCGCCCCGCGCCCGACCCGTTCGGCATCATCGGAGACACCTTGGAGTACGGAACCACGCCCTGCATCACGAAGGTGTCGCCGGTCGTGCTGGGCTTCTTGTATGGCAGCGGGACCGTGGAGCGGGTCATGCTGGCGCCCCAGACGTAGACGCCTGCGCCTACGGTGGATGAGCCTGCCGTATCCGGGTACAGGTAAAACTGGCAAGCCTGTGCTCCGGGGGCGAGGGCGCTGACAGCGATACGAGTCCACTGCGTCTGGCTCAGACCGGTAACTCTACCCAGCGTACCAGCCGCCATCGTAACGATACCGGGGCCTGACACGACTTTTCCGGTACCACCAGCAACCCAGCCGCCGCAAGATAGGCCGAGGTCAAACTGGCTGCTGGTCACTGAAGCGCGAGCGTAGATGGAAACGGTCAGCGGGGTGTTAGCGGGCTGGACCGCCCCGACAAATTGCACCAACGAGGTCGAACCTGCGCTGGTTGCCTTGTAAAGGTAGTCAGCGGTGAACGTACCGTCAGGGGCAGTCTGAGTATCAACTGCGAGCCCCATATTAAGGCCGGTGTTCGCCCACGCCGCATTCTCAAACTGCTCCCCGTACCTGATCATGTTCCAGTCTTCAGCAGTCCAGTGCAGTACGGTGGCGGGCTGGTTGATCTTCGCCATCACCGAGGCTTGCAGCGCGGCGACGGTGGTCTCGTTGAAGGGTGTGGTGGTGGCGTAGACTTCGTGGATGGTGCCAAGGAACGGCAGCATGTTATTCGACTGGTTGCCGACCACTCTAACCGGTGTGACGGGGGTGCCGTAAGTGCTAGCCGCTCCAGTAACGGTTACGCCGTTGTCCTCTTTGATATACACAGCCGCACCAGACTTACCTGCACAGGTAACATGCGCTGCACCGAGAGTGGGGCCGCTCCCAAGCGGGGCACTACCAGCACCAGCACCCGCGTTAAACGTATAGAAACCAGAGCCGGGCGTGGGCCTACCGCAGCGGATATCCAGCCCCCAGCCGTTTTGCAGTGCGCTGTCGTTCACCGCCACTACATAGGCGTCGATCTGGATCGCGGTGGGGCACGAATAGACTGCGCAAACGGAGAAGTCTCCAGAAGACGGGAGCCCGCTGGTTACCGAATAATAGTTGAGATTGCTGTACGGCCCAGCCCCGGGCGGCCCCCACCACTGCGCCGGAACCTGCGGCACCGTCCCGTTCATCGTGAAGGCGGGTCCGATGCGGTTAACAAGCGCAGTACCGTCCCACACCAGATGGACGACAGCGTTGGCATCGGGCGTGATCAGGCCGGGCGTGTGCTGATTTAGATCCGGCACGTCTTCAAATATCGGGCCCAGACCGCCCGGGTAGCTCGACATCGTCGTCGCACCCTGATGCGCGTTCGACTCCGGTGACGTCTGTGCCGCTGCCGTACCGACCAGCAGTATAAGTAAGGCTAAACGCCGCATCTGAACTCCTTTAGGCCGACGGAATCACGGCTACTTTACACGTGCCTGACCCGGACGTCGTGACGAATGCAATCGACGTCATGCCGGTTGGCAACGCAATATACTCAATAACACGGCCCGGTAGGTCATTGTCGGTCGTCACTGCCGTAATGGCACCCGTGCCGACCCGATACTGAACGTCGACGGTGCAGATCAGACGTAGGGTCGACTTAGCCGTCAGACCAGTAATGGCGGCCGACGACGTGCTAACAGCCACGTTGGTCGGTACGCCCGGAGCCAAGATAGCGCCGCTGGCCGTAGCAACACCGCCGGGGGACGTAACGGTGACACGCCATGGCGCGACAGTCGATGGGCTACCTTGACCTTGATTCGCCACCTGTTGGGCTGATGCAACGACGGGTAATAGAAGAACTAACCAAAGTAGTTTACGCATAATTTATCCGTTCGGCTGGTGCGACAGTGCAAGCCAAGTTGCCGTCACGATGACGGTTGTAGCGCCATTGTTGGTCAATGTAACGCGGGGACGTACGGTGGGCGGCAGAACACCCGTAAGGAACCATGTCGGGCTTGGTGTGGTCGCCGCTGTCAGACCGGTATCGCCAGCTGCCCCAATCGCATACGAATTGGTCTCGTCCATAAAATCAATAGACCAACCAATGCTGGTGGCGCCGCGCAGCCATAATGTAACGTCTTGGAACGGACACGACTCGTGGCCGAATACAAACGTAGTCGACGCTGCCGCTGCCAACGTGAAGCTAGACTCCTGCGTATGGTATCGACCCGACATAATATCTCCAATACAATTAGGGCGGGGTCACCATGGTGGTGCCCCGCCCAATAATGTACTGCCGGGATTCGGTAGAAACTATAGGCGGGAGTCAGCTACGTCGTCCACGCCTTCCTTTTCGGCTACATCGGCCATGGCGGCCTTAGCCCACTTCTTGACCGACTGGTACCAGCCATGAGCCCTGATGTATTCGAAGTCATCCATCTTGAGGTCGGCACGGAGCGACTTAAGCTCACCCAGTAGCTCATTCGCCGACATCTTCTCCTGATCAGTCAGTTCGGACTTAACCTGATTGCAGAGGTGAAGGATGCGGGGGTTGACGACGTCCTCAACCTGCAGCTGCTCGTGCGCCCGGACTTCCTTCTTGCCACCGAAGTGCGGGTCATCCTGGACCACGTCATGGAGGGGCTCAGACGGACGGGCATTGGGCAGTGGGGCCTTATTCTGGTACGCCCGACGCTCCTCTTCTGCCAGATTGATAGCGGCCTCGACGTCCGGCACCTGCTTCTTGCCGTCCTTGACGAATAGCCCCTCTTCCTTCGCCTTATTCGAATAGAACGCCTGATACTCAGCCTCGCTCAGCAGCGTGAGCGCCGCCGGACGCCGCGTCAGCATCTTGCGGAAGTCCATGGAGTTCTTGATAACGCCGAATGGGAAGTACTGGGTCAGGTTAAGCGGGTCACGCTTGTTCGGGAACAGCAGCGACTCGACGTGTCCGGTGGCGACTTCGAATGCAACCGACACCTGTGCGTTCGACACGTTCTGGACGTAGATTTCCTTCTCTTCGCGGAAATACTGTGTATAGCTTGTAACTTCCATTTCTGCTCTCCGTTGATAGGATGGATGCGGGACTGATCTGGTCAACTTAATAGCGAACGGTACACGGGACCATACAACGGCTGCGCCTTCCTTTAGGAGCTTACGCGCAACTGCTGGGTGGGTATATTCGAGAAATCTTTGTTGATCATCAAGAACCGTGACGTTCTGATCTGAAATTGGCCGGGGCACTCAACGCCGCCTACCCTGTAAACCCCTAATCTCCTAAGTATCCCCATGATACCTTCGGTGACGTCGGGCCTAGTCCGAAGACTGTGGTGGTGCGACCGAAATAACAGCGCGGAACAGCGTCGTAGCAATTATTTATTCCAACTGACCCACTTTTCAGCCTCCTTCGGCCCGCCACGATCCAAGATGACAGGCATTGAAATCGTTATACCATGCTGAGGATGTGTAAAGTATAAGGCCTGCTGCGGTCGCTCAAATGGGAAGTTATTGGAGTAAGCGTACTCACAGTATCCCTTAGCCGATCCATTGACGATGACGCGGCGTAACTGAATCAGCTGGTGCCAGTGGCCGATAATAAGGGTATCATAGTCCTGACCAACCTGACTGGCCCGGCCACGCTTACGGTGGTCGCCACGGATGATCGGACCAAGCGCACCTACCATACCGTCGCCGCCACGGAACTGGTCACCGTGGCTCAGCATGTATCGATAATCAAAGATCTTGAAGCGGACGTCGCTGCCGCTACCGATCATAAAGGTAACGCGTGGGTCCTTCTCGAAATGCTTGCGTAGGACCTGACCCAGTAGCCAGTCGAAGCTGGTGAAGGCGCGACCCTTTGCGCGGATCTTGTGGGTCCACCGCCCGTGGTTGCCTGTGACCCACGGGATGAATAGCTGCTCTACATTCTTGAGCAACTCCTCGATCATCCAGATGAAAACGCCTTCTAGGTCGACGAAGGCCGGACCTAGTTCGGTCTCGTTCGTCGCCATCAACTCTTCATGAATGTCGCCGCTGAACATGTCACCGCCGACCGGCATGACTAGGCCCTTGCGATCGTAGTTGACAACATGGTTCGTCAGGATGTCGATCGTATTGGCGACGAATAGCTTTGACCGCTCATGCGCAATTGATAGATTATACTGATTGAGCCCGGCGACCTGATTTGGGTCGACCACTTCGCCCCAGTGCCAATCGGAGGCAAATAGCGATGGTACGCCTGCACTATGCTTGGATGCGCGGTTCTTTAGGGTCCAGCCGGGTGGCTCCGGAGCGTCACTTGATAGGTCCATGATGCGCTCAATCACACGCTTCTCGTCCCATCCGTCTTCTTCGGCCCCGGCTAACTTGGCCCGCAGCTGCTTTACTGTATCCTCTAATTCGATGATCTTGTTCTCACGGTCAATTGCCCCGGTGTCAATCGACTTTGCCTGGATAATGGCCTTGATATTAACGCCGTTGTTAGTCAGCGCGCTACGAACGGCCGACTGTGACTCACCGACCCGCTTGGCTGTCTCTGTGAGAGATCCGGTTTCGCTCAGAACCTTCGTCAACTCTTCTATACGATGCGGGGTCCACTTCGTTACCTTCATTGCCATAGTGACTCCATTCGTGCCGACTAATACCGGGCGTAACAGACTGCGTTAACCGGAATAGCCTGAGCCGAGTGCCGCAACGATTTTTGACATGCGTTGCTTAGCTACCTCAACTTCATCCGCAGACCATTCAACACCGTGCGGGACGCTGTGTGGGTCTTGACCGGCGCGGCGGGCCGCCGCCATTCGCTTATGCAGCTTTCGTGTCTCATCTTTGTGGCATGGGATACAGAGGGTGCGGTAGTTATCTAGGCCGCATGCGCCTCCGCCCTCCGTTACAGCTTGGATATGGTCGGCGTCCCATAGCCCGTTCTTGCGATTTTGGCTATAGCCGTTCGCATGTAGCATGCCCCACATCAGTTCCCACGCATCACGCTGATGGTAGAATAAGTCGGATAATACGAGTTCCATCTTGGGCGTGCTGATGCCGCACTTGAGACAGACGCCGCCGTCGCGTTCGAATACCTTCATCCGTACGTACTGTGGACTCGTCCGGATTCGCCATTCATGGATGCAATCTTCACCACAGAACGTCCGCTTGCGTCTCGGCACTGGCTGCTTACACCACCGGCATAGTGGACGCCCACTGTCGACGTCCCGCTTAATTTTATGCTGGGACGCGCCTTCCATTGCGCGCACCTTACCACTGGCTTCGGAGTAGCAACCCCGACATAGGCCTTTACCGGCGTGCGGCTTTTCTTCGCCACACCCGTCACATATGATCAACCTAGCTTCACGTTCCACTACGGTAGCACGCCTCTCTGGGGAAACAGGAAATACGCGGCCAGTACGCCCAGCACGGCCTGTGTTAATGGCCACCGATAGATCTGTAGTGCCTGTGGCAGCTGGTCGTACATAATACCACGGTTGAGTAGGATAAGGTCGAATGTTAGGGTGGCGGCGATGAAGACCCAGAAGACGATGGTGGCCCACAGCATATTAGGCATAGCTGGTCGATACCAGTTAACCCAGAAATGGACAGGCAGGGCGAACCAAAGCACGACTAGTGTGTTGAATTGGTATCCACGATCGCGTGCTTCCATGCTAATCAGATCAACATTCATGCCCTTGCCGCGCATTACAAACAGCGCGATCTCCCATATGAGATAAACGGGCCAGAACGCGACAAAAATGAAAAATGTCAGATTGTCAATGTTTCGCATGCTAAATTATAATACAGATAGGCCCGTCGGATATTCACCGACGGGCCTACCACGACTCACTTACTCGTTACCAGCTGATCTGATCGATGCGGTAAGAGGCAACAACCACGAGGGTGTTATCGGCCCCGGCGTTGCCCGCGATTTCAGCCGCGCCAACGTTGATGAACTGTAGAGCAACGTTGTCCGATAGCGTCTTGGAGTCGGTCACGGAGGCCTGAGCCGCGTTGGCCGACGTCATGCGGTTTGCAGACGACGCAGTAGCCTGCAGGAACGCCTGTGCGCCACCGATCAGCAGGTTAGCGCCGCCGACGCGCTTAACGACAAGCGATTCCGACGCAGGAGCGGTAAATGCATTGGTGCCGCCGTACTTGAGATACACGGTAGCCTCAATCGGAACTAGGATACGGCCAGCGCCGGGAGCCGGGACCAACGTCAAACCGGTCGCCTTGAGCGCCTTGGCCTGAGCATTCGACACCGTCAGGACTGCCGTTAGAACTTCATTGGCCTGCACGGCTGCAATCGCGGGGGTCGGGTTGGTTTCATCAACCAGCTGGTATGTGATGACGCCACGCGCGACTAGGGCGTCGAGGTCAGCCGCCATCTTTTCAGTCGCGGCAGTCGTGTAGAATGCGGCCACGCCGGTCTTGGGGAAAACTGCGCCGGGGTTCAGCACGCCCACGGGGGTCGAAACTACGTACGAACTAATATTGGTAACCTTAAGTAACATTTGATATCCTCTTGGGCGTCTTGCCCGTGGGCGTCATGCCCGACTGAATTATAGCGCTGTCCTATTTGGTAGTAACTAACCGACGAATAAACTTAAGCTTCTCCCGCCCCCACTGCTTACGATAACCATATTGAGCCGCGTACTCCGTCTCCGTCATTCCCATCTTCTTTGAATGGTTCCATAGGGTCTTCTTATGCATCACCCAGCCGGTCGAGTCCACGTAAAAATAATTAGGTTTAACGGTCGCGTGCAATCCCCAGTTCGACGCCTTATATACGGCCCCGGTATGTCCGTAGCTGGTGTCGGCAAACGACACCAAGCATTTGACGTCTGGCCGGGCTTGTCTGACCAGCTTCTCCGCCTTAGACAAAAACCAGCTTAGTAGATTTTTCTTCTGATACCTTGGATGTACACACAGTCGGGTTAACTCTAACGTCTCGCTAAACTTATACTCGATCGACGTAGCAATCTCTTGTCGCGACGGCGAGGCGAAACGTGCAACCGCTATTGTTTCTCCTTTGCTCGTTGCAACTACGTCTAAGCCATGGCGTCCGTGATGCTGATAATGCCATGTATATAAGAAATTATCGATTAACTTAGACTCTTGTGATACAGTGACGTCGACATCGGTCAGTTCGTATTGGACTAGCTCGATTTCAGTTATCCCAAGCCAGTATTTAATCTGCTCCATTACTTTATCTGGTTGTAGACAATCGTGCTCCCATACGTAATGTAGTTTTAACTCAGGTCTATATTGCTCTATATATGTAGATTTAGCCCGATCATTACGCTCAACGTTTTTGATGCCGTGCCAATACGTGCCTTGCACTTCAATCAGTATATTGTGCTGAGGTATATAGATATCAAAGCAGTATGGCCCTATTGCATGTTCTGTATGATGTGCAATACCTAACGTGGTTAGTATATCTACCACTTTCATTTGTGGCTTTGTATACTCACGCGGCATTTGCGACCTGACAACTGCCATCTGGTCTGCGTAACCGTCGCGCTCCCACACTTTCTTAGATGACTCCGACATCTTCTCGCGGTATGCCGGATCCATCCAAATCTGAACCATCTTGGCTCTAAATTCTGGGTCCATCCATAGCTGCTTAGAATTGCGTGATATAGTATCGCGGTATTGCCGTCGACCACGTATATCTTGCATCTTTACCTTAAATGCTTGGTCACGCGCACGTGGCTTTAGTACTACATCAACCATATAGGCCTTAAACGCTTGATCCGCCCACATACGTTTAGCTGCTTCTCCTACTTTTGCCTTATATTCTGGCGTCGCCTGTGCGGCTCCCATGCGGGCGCGGTATTCAGGGGTATTCCATAAAGCTTTGGACGACTCAGACATGGCGGCACAATACACAGCATCCGTCGCTGCAGTCGCCACGTACTGGTTTTGTGGTGGTTTGGGTGCTTTGTATGGCGTTACATCTGCCATATATAGCGCCTCGTGCTGCGTTTTGATTCCATATTGCTTTAGCTTCGCGCTAACAAGCGCCTTACTAATCCCAAACTTATCTGCCATTTGTCGTGTCGACAGGCCTTCTGCACACGCCTGCTCAACCGCGTCCTTTGTTACTTGTTTATTCGCAGTAGGCTTGATAGCTGAGCCTAGTCCATTCCGCTTGGCCCATGTCGACACCCAAGCCACGCTAATGCCGTACTGGGACGCCATTTTAGACATCGACACGCCATCGGCCTGCAACTGACAGAATCGCTCTATCGTAATCGGGAACGGCTTTTTCATGCACTATTATGCGCCCACCGATTCACAGCGTAAACCATATAAGAATGGACCCCGGTCAACCGCCCCGGGGTCCGATACTCGATTACTGAACAAACGTGCAGCTATTTGGTACCCTTAGCCACGGCACGCGAGTTAGGAATGGCGAAACCAATGATTTCACCAAAAGCCCAGCCCTTAACCAACCGTCGTTGAGAGAACATGTTGAACGGCTCGGAGAACAGTTCAACGCGGACGCCCATCTCGCCCATGTACTCAGAATCGGTCGCAGCGTACACGGTACCGGCCGGAACAACCTCTTCCACGCCAGTGCCTGCGGCGGTGATGATCTGAGCATTGAGGACGTTGCCGACGTAACCGGCGAGGATTAGCTCGCGCTCGGTCACCGGGTCAACGTGCTGCCCACCTGCACCCTGACCGATGGCGGTCTTGATGAGGTCGGAAAGCTCGCGACGGTTGATGAGGAACTTGGCAACCACGAGACGGTGGCGCTCAACCTGATAGCGGATGTCTTCGAAAGCAGCCACGCCGAGAGTCGAGAAGATGGTGGGGCTGTTGACGGTGACGCTGGCGCGGTCGATGATGGCAAGAGCGCGCTTATCCTCTTCAAGCTCGATCTCCTGACGCGCAGTGTCCTGAGCGCGATCGAGGACGTCGAAGTTCATCTGATAGATGTCTTCGATGTCAACGGTGGGGAACGAGGTAACCTTGAACTCAGACGGGGTGATGTACTTACCGTACACGCGGGACTCGATCGATTGACCATCCTGACCAACGGTCCAGGCAGTCGCACGAACGTCCTTGGCGATGCGGAACAACTCACCCTGCGCGAGCGGACGGACGCGGAAGATCTTGCGTGCCCAGCCCTCGTAGTCGATGATATCCTTGATCGGGAGCAGAAGCTCCTGGCCAACGATAGCAAAGCCTTCACCGGTCGGATCAGCTAGAGCAGCCGCTAGAACCTTGCGGCGGTCATCCGACTTCATGTTGGAAGCCTCACGGTAGAACGTACCGGGGGAGGCCTTCTTGGTGACGTTGTTAAGCAGGTAAGCGATCTGTTGCAGCGCGTCCTTATTATCGTACGCGTTCAGTTCGCCGCTGCCATCGAACATCTTAGCGCGCTTGTTGCCAATTGCGCTCTGAATGTCCTCGCGGAACCCGCCGTAAGCCTGCGGGTTGAAAGTGCCAGTGGCGTCGAAATTGCTTTCATCGGCCTTGCTGGCTAAACGGGTCTTGACTGGCGCCTTTACGGGCGCAACCGCAGGAGCGGCAGCTGACGCTGTGCGCTTGATCTGACGGTATGGGTTATGTACCTGTGCCATGGTTATATCTCCTTAATCCTTATTAGCCCTTGAAGACAACGCCAAGGAACGGGTCAGTAGCCGACGGAACCTGAATGATCGACCCTACGACCTGAGCGCTGGCAGAGCTATCCGAAGATAGACGACCGCTGGCATCCATGTAGATTGCACCACCCACCGCGTAAGCCTGCGAGGAGTCGTACTGAGTCGTGAAGATCACGGACCAGTCAGTGATAATGGTAACGCGGTTATCCTGAACTGAGACGTCATCAGTGAAGTTCCAGAAGTTGCGGCCCTGGAAGTCTAGGTCGGAAGCCGACAGAGTCCAAGTGTAGCTAGCGAACACGGTCTGACCATCGGCAATTGCGCCGCCACCGACACGAACCAAAGTGCCGTTGGTGGTGTTCACGGTGTAGTCAGTGCCGCCGCCTGTGTAAGCAGTGCCGCCGGTCATACCAGTCACCGAACGAACCTGAATGGTGCTGGCGACGAGGTTGGCGTGCTTGAGGCTCATCACGGTGGTGCCAACGAGCGTTACGGGCTCGTCAACAGCAACCGCGTAGTAATTGTCAGCCTTAGTCCACTTAGCTAGGCCAAGGTAGACGTCAGCCTTAGCAGAGCAAACCTGAATGCCAGTGGAGGTCATCTTGACGAACTGACCCTGACGGAAAGTGGTGCCCGGGGCGGCATAGAATACCCCGAGATCCTGATGAATAACGCAGCGGCCTAGATCAAGCCCGTTCGGGTAGATCTGGTTCTGGAACGAACCAAGGTACGCTGGGTTGCCTGTTAATGATCCCATGTGTGACTCCTATTGAAAGCTTTGAGGAACATCCTCGTAGCTAGATAATGATTACCAGCAAATCGCTGGCTATATACCCCGTTGGCGGTTGATCTTGGTGTTATTTAATGCGGTACGAAGCTCTGTGCGATTGTGCCGACCATCAGCGGTCGGTGCGGTTTCTACGGATGACGGTGCAATCTGAAGATTACCCTGAGCAGCGGCACGACGCACGTTGCTGCCATCGTGGCCAGTTGCAGCCTTACGCGACACCGGAGGAGCCATCGTCTGTAGATTCTTGATATCGGCCTCCAGTGCGTTGAACGCGTCCTCGGACAGCTTCATGACTTCGGCAGCACGCTCGATGGTCTTCTCGACGAACTCTTCGAGACCCTCAGCTGCTGCGCGCTCGATCAGCGACACTGCAAGCTGCTCGTCCATGCCGGGGTAGTAATCGTCACCGCCCAAGTCCATTGGAGTCAGTAGGGTGTCAGCGAACGCCGCCTTGATCGGTGAGGTCTCGAGATTTAGACGCTGACGGGACGCGACCAGCTTAAGCGCACGCTTAAACTTGCCAGCCACATCAACCTCAACCTCCGCCACCTTCTTGTTCTTCTCCGACTCAAGCTGCGCAAACCGACGCTTGTAGACGCGGTCTAGACGGGACTCGTACTTCTTGCTGGCCGCCGTGACTTCCATCCCGGCGGTCTTCGCACCCTTAGACGAGCAAGCCTTACCGTGACGGCTGCATTCCTTATCCATCGCGGTCTTTTCCACTGAGGCCCCCTTGCTAGCGGACTTGGACTTGCTAGCCGACTTGCTGCCAGATTCATTCTTGTTGAACTTCTCGTACCACGGCTTGCCATCCTTCTTGGCCGCCAGCGGCATACCAACGTCACCCTGGCCCTGGCCCATCTGTAGCATCTTATCGAGGGTAGCCGAGACAGCCGCGAGAGCCACCTCAAGCTTACGACCCTCAAGCTGTGCCAGCTTACCCGGCTTCAGTTCCTGGCGGACTACCTGCGTGGTGTTCTGCTCCTTCAGCGCAGCCGCAACGGCCTGTAGCTCGGTGGACAGCTGGGCGTTTAGCTGCTCAAACACCTTGCCGTACGAAGTCGAGCCCTGAGTCCACTCAGACAGCTTGTGCACGACGCCATCAACTTCCATCGACTTAGACGCGATATCACGTAGAACTGGTGCAATCTGGTCTACCATCAGACCAGTGTTGACAGCCTTGAGCGACTCGATCTGCTTGCCAAGGTCGGCAATGACGGTCTTGTTAGCGGTCCAGAGGCGGATTGCGGTCGCAGTGCCTTCCTGCTCGCCCGGCGACGTGGTGGCCGAGTCGAAGGCCGAGTCAAGCTCGTCGTCGCTGATGTCAGTCGCGCCGCCGAACGGCTCATTGGCCGCAGGCGGGGCAGACTCCTTGGGAGCCGCACCCTTGCTGGCTGGCTTAGATGCCTCATCCTTCTTCGACGGCTTGGACGTAGACGGCTTGGACGTAGACGGCTTGGACGTAGACTTGGACGGCTTGGACTTCTCATCCGCCTGAGCCTTCTTCTTGTTCTTGCCCTCAGCATGGTCCACGACAGCGTCGTCCAGCACGTTGTCCTTGACTGTCTTCTTCGGGTGCTTGTCCTTGTTGACCGTGTTCTCTTCACCCACGGCGGTATCCGGGGCCTCTTTGCGGCCATCCTCGATATCCTCAACGTGGTCTTCCGTCACGGTCTGCTTCGGCTTGCCGTGCTCGCTTTCAGCGTGGTCGCGCTCAACGCCTTCCGTCATCTTCTTCTTAGGCGTGCCGTGCTCGCTGTCGGCGTGATCACGCATGCCGTCAGCCGTAGCAGGCTTGGTGTCGCCCTCGTCGCGGCCCTTCTCGAAATCCTCGAGGTGATGCTCTAGGACGCTAGCAGTACGCGGGCCGAAGGCCACGCTGTACTTCTTGGCAGTCGCGACGATGCCGGTATCAGCAATGTCACGCATGATGCCGATGCCGAACTCCTTGCGATCCGCCACCGCCACCTTCGGCTCCGGACGGACGACGAAAACGGTACCGGCATCGTTAAAGACCCGATAGTTACCCTGCTTAGTTACCTGCAGGCGCATATCCTTATATGCTGTCTTGAACTTAAACTGTGACATTATAACTCCCTCGGGCTTGGTTGCCACGTGATTGGCTGCTGCGTCTAGTTCTGCTAAATATTGATCCGAAAGTCCGGCGATGTGACCTGCACCGATCGACTCCGGATCGATGCCAACTGCGGCAAGGCTGGGTGCCTCTTCGTTCTTCTCTTTCTCTTCTTTACCGTCAGCAAATTCCTGTATCGGCACCTTAGCTGACTGGTCCGGTTTATCTTGTGGTAGCTCTGCGTTCTCTTTTGGACCCGGCGCGGGAGCGTCGGTCTGTTGCGGGGCAGGCACTTTCTGCATCTGTGCCACCCTAACGTTGAGGTCGGCTAGGCGTTTCGACAGGATGAGTAGCTCAGTCTCATTCCGGAGCGCTTCTGGCTTCGTCGATTCTTGTTCAATCTTCGCCGTGAACTCGAGAATCTCCTGCTGTAGTGCGGTCGGGTCAGCTGGCTGGTCAACCCGGCTTAGCTCGGTAAACACGACGTTATTGCACCACTCAAACGCGACACGCTCGCCTGCCGCCGTCTTGAATGTCTTCTTCTTGTTGCCTGCACGGATGTGAGTGCAGAACTCGCTCTTGTTATAGGCGACGTGGTCGCACACGTTGCATGTGGTGGAGTCGCACACGCAATTGTGAACCGCAATGCCACCCGCTACGTAAGAGTGATCGTCGTGTTTTACGCCGAAATTATATACGTTTCCGGTATACTGGATTGGTTCAACCTTACGCACCTTACGAAGAATGCCAGCATCAGATGGAACACTGGCAACCATCTTATTACCAGTGGCAGAGGTCTTCTTAACCTTGTCGGTAGAAGTAGCCAACTCCAATTGATAGTCGCCTGTTATATGCAGGTCATAAACGGGACGTTCAGAACCAAACCCGGAACGCTTAGCTGTAACAGAAGTGCGATGTGGGATATTAAGGTTAACCAATAACTGAGATACTTGATCACAAAGGTCTTGGCTCACAGACGTGAACTGGGTCCATGAATGTCCGTATTCGTGAATGCCAAAACCATCGCCATTAATGATGGCGCCAACAAATGCTAACTGGGCTTCGCGAGGCCAACCGTAAATCTCATCGGACAGATGCTTATTGTGTGCATGCTCGCCGACTAGTTGCAATAACTTATCAGCTAACTCCTTGCAACGATACGCCTTAACAACGCCAATGTTACGGTCAGCCCGCACGTAGCGCTTTGGATCGGCGCCAAGATCTATCAATAGTTTTTGGATCTCATCTAAATAGCATGTTTCTGTCGCATTCAGAGAGAACTCAACCCCAACTCGCTCGCCAGATAGCGGACCATCGTAAGCTCTAATAAAGTTACCTTCTGCAGCAAAATACCCTGCTAGGCGTGCTAACTTAATGTCTATTTCAACTGGCTTAGTGTCGCGCTTCGGGCTAAGTAAGTAGTCACCCTGCTTAACTTCACACGCGTGCACCCACTTGCCAGAGTTGGTGTCGCGATCTACAACCCAGAATGGATGGTCATTAGTGGCTACGATGTCGGCCTGCACACCCGCAACAGAAATACTAACAATGTCGTCATCACAAGCGTGTTCGGAGGTTTCATCTACCTCAGCCACCGCGCCAGTGTGGGTGATAACAAAATCGCCCGGCACAACAGCCTCAATGGCCTTACGGCTGCCATCTGCCATCGTAACAAGAGTGCCTGGGACAAAGCAGCCCATCGAGGTCGCATTCAGTACGCCGGTCCGCACGCCTTCGGCAAACGACGGGTCCTTCGATGCATTGACGGCCAACAGGACCTCAACGAATTCATCCTTGACCGTGGTGCCGCAAGCCTTACAGTAGATGCCGGTACGGTCACGGCCTTCACGCTCTGCTGTACGATTGCCGCAACCTTCCTTTGGGCACATCTCTAAGGCAGGCGCGGTGTCGTTGTAGTGTGAATCTAGGATAACGCCACGGGCCGTCTTAGGATTCTCGGCGCGGTGATTAACGTGGTGTGGCTTTAGGATAAAAGTCTGATAAACTGCGCAGCCAAGGCGATGATCGAAACGAAGAAGTTCGTCACGATGAAAAGCGTCGCCATTCTCATTAGATACGCCTGCGGTGACGGCTCGTACCGCTTCAAAAATGTATTCACGCGGGTCAGCACTGATATCATATTGCTTCGAAACCTTCGCTAGGGCTTCTTTGACATCCAACGTACCGGGGTTGCCAGGATTCGCATAGAACGACGGCAGCGGGGCTTCCGCTGCCGTTACATTCGCGTGCGCGATTCTGCTATGGCCGTCTTGATCGACTTCCCATGAGGCTAGTACTTGTATCTTAGCGTACCTGACGAAACTCATTATTTAACCGGCTGTGCTTGCTTCGGTTGGGGCTTTTCAACTGACTCCGGTGGCTTCTCAGCCTGCTTAGGCTGCTCTACGATACCTAACGATGTGGCAAGTCCAGTTTTATGAAAACCCATAGAGCCTCGGATACACGTGCGGAGCGACCTTCCTTGATAGTGAATTCTATTCACACGCTAGTAATATAAAGATATTACTAGACTACCTATTTCCTCTTCTTCGACTTAGGCTTCGTCGCCTTCGCATTGGCCTTGCGGGCCTTCATGAGGCGTTCAGTAATGTCACCACTGAGATTGCCGGTAGCTGCTGTCGACGCGCCGACCAGCAGGTTTGGATCGCTACCGACAAATTCAGCCTCCATCTGCTTTTCGATCTCCTGCAGATGTTCTAGGTCACGCTTCGGCATCACATTCTCGGCCACCAAGATATCGTATAGCTCATCCTGATCTTGGTCTGGATAGCCACACTTCGTCAGATACTTCTCCATCTCGTGCCACACCGCGCCGGGCTCTTCCGACTTGAGCGCCGCCATGAACTCTGGATCCTTGCTCAGCTTAGTCCAGAACGGAGAATCAGTGGTGGCCGTATGTAGAAGTTCAATAATATCTTCGGCCTCTTCCGCGTCCCAATTGCCGTAGCGATTGTCACGCCAAATCTTAGACCGAAGTAGCTTAGTGTTCTCCGCGTACCCGGGCTCGTGCGATTCGATCGACTGAACCTCATCAGTCTTCTTGCCTTCGCCCGCCTGCGTCTTGAGTGCAGCCGGTTCCGGCGTTGGACCGGGCGGGCCAGCTGTGCCGCCACCGGCCTGCTCCGCGCCCGACGTATCGCCCTCATTACCCGGCGCGGGCATCGGCTCTGGACCGCCCGACATGCCACCGACGCCACCCCCGCCTCCACCGCCACCTTCGGGCGGCTGCTGTGACGGGAGCTTCGGCAGGAACTGGCGCTCAAATTGCTCTTCCTGAGCGATCTTGCGAGCTTCCTCTTCGAACGCGATTCCGACCGTCGCCATCTTGGTCGTCTTGCTAAACTTGACTCCCATGTTCTCGAGCGCCTGCATAGCGGTCACAAGTGCCTGATCGATCGCTGGGTCTAGCGACTTCTCCCACACAATCTTGGGTACGATGTAGCGCTGCTCATTTAGGAGTTCTTGATGGCTTCGCTTAATGCGGAACTGATGTTGGATTTCAGCAGGCGATCGACGAATCCAGCCATTAATTTCAGCAAGCGGTAGGAAAAACTTCGGGATAATGTACTTTTGTTCAAAGAAATTGCGCAGTGCTTTGAGACGCTGCAAGAAGACCTGCAAGCCGGTAGCGGCTGATGCATATGTTACCTCGCCCGTGAGGAAGCTCTTAGAGATGCCAAGCGCGACCAACTTGATACGCTCGATGATTTCCCATTCACGGTTAATCGTCATCATACGGTCGGTTGTGCCGACCGTTTCGAACGCGATACCATAGTGGTAGACGAGCCATGCATGCGGGTCAAGCTCGGCCTGGGCCAGAAGCTGCAAGAGCTTTGCCTCGTGCTCTGGGCCCGGGATCCAACCGGTCTGTGCATTACCTAACTTGGCGACCTTAAGCGGGCCAGCGTGGCGACGGGCCGTCTGGATACTCGCATTAAATATGGCGTCCTCATACATGAAGATACGCCAGAGGCGGGAGAAGATTGATGTACCACGCGTATCGTACGGATGTAGCTTACGCGGGATAAAGGTCGCGTTGATGTTGGATAGCGGTATATTTTGACGAGCCTGCAGCAGCGACTGCAGCTGCGGCGGCATCTGATCTCGCACCTTACGCAGCGCTGGATGATTGGAGCCCATAATGGACCGAAGCCGGTCATCCGGCACGAACTCCATGATGGGGTCCATCTTGATAAATGGCGCGTCGATCACTTCCAGCTGGTCTGGATTGTGTAGGGCTATATAGGTCCAATACCCCTTGGCGTCGTCAAAGAAGTGGTGGGGAATTGCCTCGCCCGTGATGAAGAATTCCTTCGTCATCGCCGGTAGCGTGTGCATCAGCCCTGACTCTTGGGCCGTAGCCTCCATCGTATTTAGGATGGAGCCCTCGACGCCTGGACCGGTCAGCTTAAACGGCGACCACGGCATGTCGCCGTACATGTCGATGCAGTTGCCGATGACCGGGTCCATCTTATAGAACAGGCGCCAGTATCGATTGGCTAGGATGCGGTGGACCGGATACTGTTGGCGGTCGGGCGAGTTATATGTGCCTACATTGTAGACAAGATATGAGTGATCGCCCGATACCGTTAAGTTATATACGGGTTGATCATTCTGAACGACCTTAGCCGACTTTACTTCTATGTAAATGTAATCGGCATCAACTAAGTAGTGTGATTCAGTCGGCGCAGACGAGTCCGACTTAAATAGCGAATCCTCGCCCCATACTAAGTCGGCAAGCCTGCCACCATGATCGGCGCGCGATATAAGAACATAACAATCTGATTCATTGATGCCAGTCTCACGCTTTTTAGCCTTCTTATGTTTAATCTTAGCAAAAATGCCAAGCTGGGCCAGTACTAACTGTAGCTGTGACGCAAGTTGCTTTGACGTCGTCGTATAAGTACAATCGAATCTGTAGCTGACGTAGCCATCCTTCTCGGTTTTGACATAGAACTGGCTGCCATCGCCACGATACATGCCACGCACTAACTCTTCCTTCAAGACAAGCGGCCATCGCATCACATCAGCCGACAGCCGCTTCGTATAACAATATTGGCCACCGTGTCGTATAAACCATTCCGCAGCAGCTCGTGCGCTGGTAGTAGAGCTTCTAATCGTTATGGCGTTTGCTGGCCTCGCGTGCGTCCGACGATCAGACATCCCCGCAGCCACATTAAACTCAGAGCTTAGAATCGCTACGGTATCTTTTACTAGTGTATCTAATTCATGCGAACCAAAGGTAAATTGAATGCCATTGCCGCCTGCCGCATCACCTTCTGCTATATAATAGCCAAGAAGACGGGCTCGATCTGGCGTTACATCCGTCTCGATTTCGTCAAACTTACGCGGCATCATGAGATAATCACCCTGCACTATCTCGCCAGCCGGTAGCTTTTCAATCTTGAAATACTGCTTCGGCATCGTCACTTGATTCGTGCCGACGCCACCAAAATGCTGCGCCCCGTATCGTTTATTGTGGAAGTGCTGTAGTCCGCAGCCCGTCGGACATTCACGCGGCATCTTAAATACATGGTGATTATGGTTGGTAGTAGAGTATAACTTCACTCCACCCCACAACATAATTTCCATTAATTCTTCTGGATTACCACTACACCACCAGCGTTCAACGGTTTGGATATGTCCAAGCTTATCCAAAACTTTATCGCCTACTTTAGCATTTTGGATTTCGACTGTAGTGCCGTCCATGTACGACAATGTAGTCCCATGTAGGTAACATTCGAACTCAGGCTGGTAAGGCCGTTGGTTCGTCATCATTGTCTTGCCGCCGCTACTGCCACCCATACCAGAGATGTTAGATCCCATCTGGGCAGTCTTGGACGTACGCGGATCCCAATTGGCACCCTTCGGTAGGGTGTCGGTGAATAGCTTCTGAATCCGGCTAGGATCGGCCGCACCAGACGTGATGCTTGGCATCATTGTTTCAAAACGCGATGCCAATTGCTCCGTCTGCGTCGCCGTTAGACCACCCGGCATATTGCTGGGCTTCGCTGCCTGCTGGCGCGGGTTGCCATACGATCCAAAAATCTCGATGCTCATGCTACCTTAATAATAGGTTGGTGACCCTATTTCGTAATAATATGTGGACTAGCGCTTCGTGTATGTCGCCTCAATTGCATGCGCGGCACCACGGTCGCCACCCTTGAATACCGTAGCGTAGTGACCAATAAATATCTCGCATCCCTTTACTATCTTATATGCAGCCCACGGCTTATTTTCCATCTGGCCTAACAGCCTTGCTCCGGTAGCGTATCCAACCCTTTCATCACCTACCATGCAGATGTATGATTTGTTTATTCCCTCGGTCTTCAGCCACTTAAACTCCACCGCCCCACGCTTCAGATGTTCGGTCGACGGAGCCCGATCAACCGACAGGTCGCCACGGGAACCGTCAACATCGGTATACGAATCTGCCGCGTCGTCCGATATCGAGAAGGTGCCGTCATGGGCTTCCTTCTCGACACCACTACCTGGATCAAACTCATATTGATCGATTTCAAAGCTAACATGATCAATGTGATCCGGATACTCTTCACCATCATCTAAATACTTTAGCGTCACATGCGGCTTATAGTCGGGGAAGCTCTGTCGCAGCTCGATTCCGGCCGACTCGATACGCTCCAACAGCGTTGAGTGCAGCTCTTGAATATCATCGCTGTCAATCGGGCAGATTAAGACTTCCTTATTGTCCGAATGCTCACTCGCATCAAATACATCAGTCTTGCTTAGCTTGATCCGTAGCGGCCGATACTGATCCCATAGTTCAGTCCAAATTTCTTCTATCTTGGCCGCCTCTTCGTCCGTCACGCCCTTCTGATAAAACATCGTGACGTGCATACTATCAGCGGACTCGCCGCCTTCGACCGCCAGAGCACTCGCGGCCTTCGCCGGTACCGTCAGACCAATGAAACATCCAGTGTGCTTCTTCGCCATCATCCGGATGTGACCCTGGCGCAGCATCATCTCGGTCTGCTTGGCCATATCGGGCCAACTACCATCGAAATGTATAGCCTTGTTGTCAATAAAGGCGTCCGCAGGTGGCTTCTTGCCGACGTAGATGTCACTATACGGGATTTGGTGATACTTGAGGTGCTTATCAATCTCGGCCTGCCATTCAGCGCCTTCGCTGTCGTCGTCTTCGAAATACTGACGTGCAGTCCAGATCGATACGCGGTAACCTTGATCCATGAAGCTCTGTAGGACTTCCTTGGCACCCGGGAACGGCTCACCCAGCGGAGGCCGTCCGTCGCCCTCGTGTGGCCCCTCGTTCAATATGGTGCCGTCAAGGTCAACCGCGACCCACGGCTCACGCTGCTCATCGGCTAGCTTGATCTTCCAGTCGGTGTCACGCAGGTCAACCTTCATCAGCACCGGTACAGACTGGGCCGCCAATATATCAAGTGCGTTCAGCCTGTGGTAGCCTTCCCATAGCCCACCGTTGACCTCACCTACGGGTGACACCAACAGCGGTGTGACGGTCGCACCTTTCATGAAGACTTCGGCTAGATCAACGACACGCTCGCGATCCGCAATCTTCCACTTGCTATCGCGGTTCTTGTCGTACCATTCACGTGACTCTGATAGCAACTCCGGCAGGCGCATCGATGTACGTAACCACATGAAGTGGCGGCCACGGCGGCGCTTCCAGTTAATATCAACTTCATGCTGGTGCTGCGGTATCAGTTCGTTATATGAATACAGCGACCCAACCCGATACGGATCCCGACCAGTGCCGACCGTGGCGTGCACGATAATGTCGTCGGTGTCGTCGAACCGCTCACCTAGCGGACCGTCGCCGGACGAATGCGGTGGATACGTCGACGGCTTCGACCCGATCGCGCCCATGTGGATCGTGCCTTCGCCCGTGTTGTCATTCGTATATGAATCACCCTGATTGTGGACTGACGTCATCTTGGAATCGCCCTGCGGTGGCGGCGATGTCGTCAGGTCATCTAAGTCCTGACCAATCTCGGCCATCCGCACCACATCGGCTAATGTTATCGTGTCAGACTCCGCGACCAGTGGCAGGCCCTTCATTGTAGACGGGGCGCCGGACTGCGACGACGACTGCTCACCCGCTGGATACTCTGTCTCGGGCGATAGCTTACCCGACGGCTGCGTCGATTTTGCTTCTGGCTCCGTGACGATGTCAACGGCAGCACGCCTAATGTAGTACGGCCGCATCACCAACCTCGCGTTCCTATATTCTGTTTAGGTACAAAGACCCGGCCACCACCCCTGCCACGTGCCCACGATGCCCCACCCACGGTTTCGTTACGCAGGCGCATCTCTGGAGAATTATGGGCACCGTGCTGGTCCACAGCAATAACCTCCTGCACCATACGGTGGGCATGGACGACGCACTGTGCGACGTCGTCTGAGTTCCAGCCGATCCGCTCACCCTTCTTCGGGTTAAAGATTTTACGCAAGTCCGGCGACCGCTCCATCCGGGCCATTTCATAGAACACGGTACCGGCTGGACTCATCAGGTGTGGCTCGACCTTATGGTCATCCTCGAGCGGTGGTAGTAGGCGCACCTTACCCATATTAGCATCGGCCACGAACTTAACGAAGTCCGTGACGACCGTACCCTTATGCTCAGCTGGTACTGACATATCGCGGATGCTTTGGATCAGATGGGCTGAGTTCCATCGGTCAAACTCAACCCGTGCGATTCGTTGCTTTACTTTATGTATCTTAATGATGTCTAGGACAGAATCAAACCACACATCCATACGGACTGGATGTTTCTCTGGTAGCACCCGTAGAATCCAATCGAAAATCGTCATCCAGACCGGACCTTCCTCGGTCTCAACCCACTCACCATGGGCAGCGGCGCCAGCGAACGTGTCGAACGTCAGGCCAGCGTCAAACACGACGAAGCGTTCAACCTGCGAGTCAAAGTCGGTCGACAATGCGCGGGCCGCCTTATACTGGTTACCCACCTTGTCTGTCTTGACGTAGTACTCGATTCGCGTCGTCGGCTTTAAGTCTGGCGCAATCGTCTGCCGTCTAAAATGCTCTTCATCCTCGATCAGCGGAGACGTGGCGGCCGGCGGATCCGCGCCGAAGTCGCGCTTCGCACCTACATAGTCCTTAATAAACGCGTCATCAAGATCGGCTCGGGTGATGAATGGATTGAACAGCCACGTCGGATATTTAAACGCATACATGCGCTTAATATCGGGCGACTGGAACCACAGCCGCATTGCCTTGTCTTCGATCGAGATCGGCGATGAAATCGAGCCCATCAGGCCAAGGTAGGACGGCAGGCCAGACTTGGCCGCCATTGTCCGTACCGTAGCGAGCGAGTTTTCAAGAACGCGGTAAGCTTCATCGGCTGACATACGCGATTCGGTATTTTGGAAGCGCGATAATTCGTCGATAAATGCAGCAAGGCGAGTACGCCCAGCTAGACCGGACGAGTTACTATTCATTGACCCGAACGTTACGTTCAAATGGCCGTTCGTAATCGACTTTTCTAGCTCTTCATATACATTGGACTTGACCCCAGGTAGTTTAGGCGCAGCTGCTTCACCTTTCTTAATCCACGATATATAACGCTGCAGCCACGGTGATTGGCGGCGACGCGCTATATAGTGAGCCCAAATCGTATCTTGCGACTGGATGTCAGACGAGGCGATGAAAGTAACGTCGAACGGCTGGCCCGGCAGCTGCTGGAGCGCAATCGATATACCACCCTCAGTCTCGTAGTGGATATTATAGAGGCGATGTTCGAAATACGTAGCGATGATAGAGGTCGTGGCAGTCTTGCCACCTCTCATGCCGACCACACCGTGCAACTGGTTGTAGTTATTGAACATGCCATCGTCGACGAACTCTTTACGAGTCGACCGGCACTTTGGGCATACGTCGTCGCGTTCAGCCGGGTTCCACTCCAGCAGTACCTCATCCTCGAGATACATCTGCGTCTTGCCCCAGCAATCACGAGACTCGTGGTCTAGTGGATTGCAGATCGGGCAATACAGTTCGAAGAAATCGCGGATGACTTGATACTGGCGCTGATACTTATACGTCGATGGGTTGTTGAGCCAATTGCGGCCTACGGTCCACTGGATTGCGTTCGGCGCTGGCTCACGTACCCACTTTAAGTCTTCGTCTTTCTCTTCCGGCGCAGGCGCGATACGGGTAGCTTGCTGGACACGGAGCGAGAAATTGAGTAAGAAGTCATCTATACTCTCGTCGTTATTCTCGTAATTACCTATGTTGAGATTATTTGCCGCCATCTGGCATCTTGTCCGTGATAATGATTCCGGCCTCCGATGCCTTCGCAGCCTTGTAGTAAGCGTCCCATTCAGCCCGATATAGCATCGCGAGCTTTGACGTAGCCGGTACCGTATAAATGCTGATAGGCCGTACCAGCATAGCTTCGACGTATTCCGACAGCAGAACCGGCATGAACATCGGCGTTACTATCAGTCCATCCGCGCCCGCTTTCTTCTGCTCCATGAACATCAGCGGGTGTACTACCGTTACATACTCATTGCCTTCAGTCACGTCAACTTCGCCAATAAGCTGACGCGAGCTGGCATCGGATACGATCGTCAAACGTTCTAGGATTTCTTCGTCCATGTGCCCTCAGCTTTCGCTGGTTGGTACCGCTACCGGTGCTTTCGGTAAAATTGGTCAAAGGCGCGGCGCGACATCGCGTCGAGTCGTGCAGCCTGCAGAACCGTCGGCTGCCATGCTGTCGACTGCGGGCCACCATTGAGATTGCTCTGGAGCGCCTCGCGGAATCCGTCAAACCGCGTTAGTGCATTAATGGCCGCCATCGTCAAAATCGCCGGGACCTGCTTGGCCTGCGGCACGGAGCGGAACAAACCAGCGATAGTCTGCTCATCAACTTCCTTGTGATTCAACATCCAGTGCGGCCTATCATCGGTGCTAAGCAACCAGCGGAGCCCGATCTCAAAATCTTGAATGGCAAACGACGCCATCGCGGTCTGCGAGCGCTCATCATAATGTGCGCCCGTCAACATCGGCTCGGTCCGCGATGGGGCTACATCACGCTGAGCCTCTTTGCCGCCATGGGGAACAATCAGATGCTCAGCCTCAGGATACTTACGCTGAACCGCCATTTCGATATCAATCTCTGGGATCTCTGCCTCGTTGAGATCCTTAATTTCTTTATTAACGCGATCGCCGATATCTGACATTTTATACAATGGCATGTTATACCTTGCGTGGGCGGTCGTGCTCGTCCCATTCGTATTCGTCGCCAATCATATCATTGATGTCGGGATTGTTGAATGCATGCTCGTCTTTCTTCTTCTGCCGCTCAAGATCGCCACGGTCTTCGGCCGCACCAGCTTCATCGTCATGGCGCTGCCGCTCGTATTCTTCCGCCTCAAGCCGTTCAGTCTCGCCCAGCGTCCGTGCATACTCAATGTGGTCTGTTAGATTTTCGTCTACGTACTTTAATACATCTTCTAGGATTGGGGCAGGAAGCAATTGTGAAGACATGCTATAGTCTATCTTAGGAAACATGTCAACGCCGTACCCGCTCAGATCCGGAACCGTTTCAAACGCGATCGTCACGTTGTGCAGCTCACCATCCGACTCGTCAGCCACTCCATCGGGCGCGTACTTAACCTCTACCTCATAACGCGTCTTGCCCCCATTATAATCGCCTTCGATAAACCGAATATTCTCAATCTCGTACCCCATCATTTCTTCCTTGGTACGGACCGACATGCCGGGCTCAAGCAGTTCCTGCTGCTCTTCGACCATGCTTGGGTCTACGTCGTCATCCTCGCGCTCTTGGTCAGGATGTGTAAGATTAGTAAATTCTGGCTCGGCCTGCGACTTCTTCTTTACGCCGCCGCTAAGATAGCGGGCCGGGATAACGAACTTGCGGCCATCTTCAAAGCCGACGTAGACCTCATTACCATGGCCATCCATGTCGCGGATGACATGGCCTGACGCGCCAGACTCAATCACAACGCGTGGCCCGCCCCGGGTTGGTGCCGATAGCTTCTTTGTCACCTTAACCTTAGCTCCAGGCATAAACTCAGACGTCGGATGATTATTGTGCTGCTCGCGCCCCTTGCTGGGCTTGCTAGCTTCTTCTCTCTCGTCCTCACCATACAGGTGGACGTCAGGGTCCTCAGACTGCATCTGCGCGCGGCGACCAACAACGTATTGGTCAATCTCGCCAGATTTTACTAAATTATATAAATCATCATACGCATCTATCTTAACACCAGATAAATCAACTTGCGTGTATGTGGCGTCAGCTAGTAAATCGCCAGCCAGATCGGCCATTGGCTGCTGCGCAGCACTCGGAACACGCCCATCAATTAGTACATAGAGGTAGCTGCCACCGCCAAACTCTGGTATCGCTGTAACTTCTTTTCCGTTGACAATCGCTGTTACTATTGATATGACTTGTTGCTCATCGGTGTACCCTACTGGATCAGACTGATGGCCAAGGCCATTGTCAAAATCGTCCGGATCCTCAGACTGCATCTGGGCAGCCTTCGGTGCTGCTGGCTGCTGCATCTCCTTCGCCAGATTCTGTACAATACCCTGCAGGCCCTGTATAGCCTCCTGCGGCGACATCTGCTTCTGCTGTGGCTTCGCCGGTTGCTGACCCTGTTGCGGGGCTGCGGCGGGCTGTTGTGGAGCTGGCTGCTGTGGGGCCGGTTGCTGCATCTGGCCACGCCGACGTTGGTCAAAGTGCGTTGTCTGCTGGTCCAGCTTTAGACACTTTGAGCTGCAGTAGGGCGCGGTCGTCGGGTGCGGCTGGCCACCGCATGATGGACACTTCTGCAGGCCTGGACGTGTTGATGCTGGGCCCTGCTCTAATGTCACAGGGTTTGTGTGCCCCTGCATCTGCTCTAATTCCCATGGTGCCACGGCAGCTGGTGCTGGCTCCATCTGGGCCTGATGTTGAGTATAACTAGCCTCATATTCCTTCATGGCTTCGGTATATGCTGGGCTATTGCCAATAGCGACAAATATCTGCTCCTGTGCATCAAAAAACGTACTATCAACGTCAGTGCCGAATATGTCAACACCAGCAACGTGCTGTGCCTCCATGTCGCGGCCATCAAGTTCGATTGACAAGTTTACTTCAAATGGCTGACCATTAAATGATCCACTGACGGCAAATGTCGGCATGCCGGGTTCTTCATCAATCTCAGCTGGCATACGTTCGATGGACGTCACGTTAACGCCCGACGGCGCGTCCATCTGGGCTAACTTCTCCGTGCCCTTGTGGCCGCGAGTCCGGATGAAATCACGTAGCGCAGACTGCTTCGACGACATATGGAACATGCCGGGGGTGCGGCGCGGGATCCGTGGGGATTCCTGATTGTCTACGCCATCCATCGGGGCCTGATACATGCCACGAAGCGGCTGGTCCGCAAACGTCGAGTTGTTATTGATGAGATTGTCAATCGCTGACTGCGAAATCACGGCAACGTGGCCGTTAACCAGCATCACGCTCGGCTCTAGCATCTGGCCGTCACGGATTTCAACCGGGACGTCGAAGCCCAACTGGACCCCAATGGGAGTCCGCACTTCGCCCGTGACCGTGATGACGGCGCTGCCGACTTCGGTCGCCCCCATGCGGGCTCCGGTGTGACGCATACCGGTGTAGAATAGCTTAGGCTGTTGCGGCCAGCTATACGCACTCAGTAACTCACGCACCATCTGCAACGACTCATTCGGTGCCGACTGCGCCGTAACGGTCTTGCCGCTGTCGCCCGATTCATGCCGCTGTAAGTACCAGCTAAGCTTAGCCGTACGGGTGCTACCGGCCGCCGACTTCAGCGACCCGTATAATGCCTTGCGTGCCTGACGATTGTGTTTGAACATATATTCACCTATGAGGGTCGCGTTACGTCTTTACCCGGTCCATCGATCGACTTAGTCGGATCACGACCGAAGGTCGAGTCCTGCTGCGCGAAATCATCACGGCCCGGTCCATTACCGGCACCGGCAAAACTGTCACCGCTATTCAAAACTTCACCCGGCACATCGTGCCCCTTGAACCGATTCGGATCCATCTTGGGGTCGACCGGGCGTACCGCGTGGTCGGTCCGATTGTGTTGAGGCTCAAATGCTTCCTGTGCCGAATGGCGCGACCCAAGTCTAACACGGTCGCCAATCATAACGCCACTACGGCTGCACCAGCCACCGTTGACTTCCAATACGGCCGATACCCGACCGTGGCCCCAATGTTCTTCTACGCCCGGCTCACGAGACTCTTCAATCGCGGCCACATAGCCATTTTGGTCGATGAATATAACGTCGATAGGGAAGCTGACGCGGCCCATGTGGAACATGACGGCACGCGGCGGGTCGTACGGAAACAGCATGCCATGGTCCTGCGGCAGACTGCTGTACTTTTGCAGTCCAACCTGCTGATCGGCTTCGCCAACGACTAACTCGCAGCCGACGACCGCCACGACCTCGCCCGATTCTTTGCTAAACGCAGCACACGTATCAGGCTCAATCGAAGCAATTCGCGACATCCCGTTATTAGTCGCATATACCATGCGGCCAACTCCGGTCGGGCTTACCGACTTTTCAATCTTGATCTTGAATGACTTGAACCCAGTAGGCCCCATGACCTCTTCAATAACGCGGCCTTGGTCACCATTACCCAAGATTACGCGGGTGCCTGCCACATACTTCGGGATTTCGTAGGCCGACTCGTGGATCATCGGCTCATATCGATCCACCACACGGATCAGGTCGGCCGCTCGCACAGTGTCCTCGGACCCATCACGCCACGCCACTTTAGCGTATCCAGCATTAATCGACAGGATGCGGCCGACACCTTCATCAAGCAGACGCGGGACACCAGCGTAGGCAGCATCGGCCACAAGGTCGCCCTTGTGTAGCATGATACCGTTCTGGCTAGTGTGGCGTGGCCGCATTATTTTGCCTCTTCAAAGAACCGATTGAGGCGCTCACTCATGACGCCAATAATCTTATTCGTCACGCTCATCTCATCGCGCATCATGTCAATCTTACGGAGGGCATCGCGCATGTCCATAATACGGGCATCGATCTCACGTAGGCGTTCCGAGACTAGTTCACGCGTGACTTGGGTTGTGGCGGCAAGCTCTTTATTTACGTGGTCATAAACCAATGTGAGTACGTCGGCCTGACTTTCCTTGATGGCCCGCGTGATGGTTGACCTCAGCTCGTCGTTGAACCCCGCGATAAAATGCTCTTTGCCGCGACTTTCAAACAGGCTCTTAATTTGCGCAGTCGATTGGCGACTAAGAGCCCAATAGATTAAAGTAGCTGTTAAAGCTTGAGTGACAATGTATCCTGCTAGAATTAGCACGACGTGAGCATTATTTAGTGTATCCATTGTCGTTGTCTACCTTAGTCTGAACTGCCGCTGAACCTCTGTAACGGCAGCACGCGCCGTGTTCGCTATAATCTCAGCCGTCTTCCGTCGTAGTCTGTCATCAATTCGATCCACTAATGCTTTTGGAACTTGAGCGTGATCAAGCTCCTCTACTACCATTGTATACTCACTAAGCAACTGTGGGATAATAGCAAACGTAAGGCGATCCAGTAATGCTTGTACCACACTATTCATAAGGCGCTCGGACTTACGCATGTCGTTGAGGTCAACGATGCATGCGCGGGTCTCTTTCACTACCTTTGTGTATAGCTCAAGCGCCCACTTATCTAGCTTCTTCTGGTTCGTCTTCGGGTCTACTACATCCAACTGGGCTTCAAGCTTCTCAAGCTGCGCCGTAATCTTCTGGCGAATCGCATCCATGTTGCGATAGTCATCAACGTCCGACTGGTGTGCGTTGTTGACCAATGGGACGAGTGCGCGTACTGCAGCTGGAATCGGAGGCGTCGCTACATTCTGGTCGAATTTGTCGTAGGCCGCCACAACCGGGTCTTCAATTTGAATATGCTTATTGAAGTGACCTGACATGTTCATCGTATTCAACATCTGTAGCTGCATGCCATGCTGTTTGATATAAGTATTGACCTCATTCATCGCCTGATTCCAACTCATGCGATCAGTGAAGACCAGCTCGTGAAGCTTCTTATATAGGGTGGGGGCCTTGCTGGACAGCTGGCAGATCTTGCACCGGTACTCGTACCGGATTTGACTTACTCCGATACTTCTAAGCGGATTCTGCCACGAGCTTGGAGGCTGAGTAGCTCCGGGACCCGCTCTTTCCAATAGCGTAGGTCCGGCAGTATCGACAACAGGTCCACTGCCGACCCCTGCGGGATCAGTATGGTCTGGCCGATCTGACGCTGGTTCGGGCTGGGCGACCGGAACGATATCTGCAGGTTGCCCTGACTCATGTTCTGAGCTATGTACCGCATTATTCATCCAGTGCCTCGACTATAGGAGTATAAAGATCACCTTCACTTGTATAGTCATGTAGGTCCGGGTCATACTCCGGGTCTAATGGGCAGACAGCAAGCTCACGCCCGGTCGCTGGGACCTCTGTGTCGTAATCCTGCATTATTCCTTCGACGTTTCCTTGACTTCCTTGACAGCGCCGCCCGCGCCATCCTTGGCCCTAAAGTATACACTAGCGGACCCGGCCTTCGGATCGACGTCGTCAATGTGGACATTGCCGATGAAGCCGAAATCGGTGAACTCACGGTGGCTCGCTACGCCCTTGACATAGTTCTCGATCGAGTGTAAGAGCGACTGACCGCCGACCTTGACATCATCTGGCTCCCAAGTGACCGTTAGGTGCACATAGATACCACGCTGGGTCGGCTTCGAATGCGTCATCGGGATGTGGCCGGGAACGACCGGATTCGGCTTGGTGCCGATATCTTCCATCTTGACTACATCAACGGCGTCGTCCAAACCCTTGTTCGGCTTGGGCTGCTTGAATCCGGCTGCTGTTAGTTTCATTGCCATTACCCCGATTTCTGGTGCGAGTGGTGCTGGAGCAGGAGCGGCTTCAGCCGGTGCGGCCGGTGGCTTAACGATGCCAAGCGCCTTGTCGCGCAGGTTCATCAACCGCTTGCGGTAGCGTCCGTCAGCACGCACGGCACGCCACATCATCGACCGCTGCTGCTCAAGCGACATGTTGTGCAGGGCGTCGCTATTCTTGATCAAGAACTCCAGCGTCATGCGGTCGACAACCTTCGACACATCATGATTAGACTGGGAGATTTCAAGGATTTGATCGACCAATGCATCATCCGATTCTTGGCCGTCCTGCGCAAACTTCATTAGAGCGCCATGTACGGCCGGGCGATTCGCGACGGTCGATACAATCTGGATCAGCTGATTTTCATCTGCCGCCATGCCAAGGCTGGCGCAGATCTCGATCGCATCCGATGCAAGCGCCGCAACCTTTTCCTCGGTCATGCTGACGCCATATGGACCAAATAGGTCTTCCCAATAATCCTTGGCCTCTTGGTCGACCGCCTCAATCTTATGCGGCTTACCCAAACCAGAATTCTGGTTTTCGCTGCGCATAACACTGCGCACGCGCTTCTTATACTCTTCGTAGTCGCCTTCCATAGCGCTACGAGCCAAGTCTAGCTCTTCTGGCGTCAGCACATCCCACTTAGGCTCGGACGACTGAACCCACTCCTTCTTGCCCGTGACCGGATCCGTCTTATTGTAGCCACGACGGGTCGCCCCGCCGCGCTGGACAAGCTTCTCGAGGATCTTGACGGGAATCCGCTCAAACCCGGACTGCATGCCAGCTGTGGCGGTACCAGCCTTGCCAGGCCACCGCTTGTGGAATAGCTCGTCTAGCTTATACCAAAGCTTTTCCTCTTCTTTCGCAGCCTCTTCTGGAGTCTTCTGCGGCGCAACTTCCTTCTCAGGCTTAGGCGCGTCCTTCTTGCGTAGTACAGGCGTGATCGGCGTGGGCTTCGGCTTTGGCGGCTGCTGATTCTGCATCTCGCGGTTCATCTTATCAATCGTGTCACGCGATTTGCCACGAAGCTTCTCTAGAAGCTCCTGCTTGTGCATGTCTTCAAGGAACTGGTTACCCTTGGTCCCACCAAGCTGCGCCTGAACCGGTGTGCCACCGACCGGCGCCGCCGCAGCTGGCTGATTGATCGGAGCCGCCGCAGCCGGGGCTGGTGGCGGGGCGTCGTCGTACATTTCGACTTCTTGACCGTGCAGGATGGCGTCTCCGCTTTCCACGCGCTCTTTGACCGACTGTGCCGCATCCGTCGCCGACTGGATCGCCTCGCCTAACTGCGCTAAAGCGTCTTCCAACGACATACCTGAATCAGCCATAGACTCTTCGGCCGGTGGCTGGTCCGGATCCTGCTGGGGTGCACCATCGGCTGGCGGCTGATTCGGATCCGCAGGTGGCGCAGCCTGAGCCGGATCGGCTGGCGGCGGAGCCTGCTGGGCCGTCAACACTTGACCCGTAGGCTCGCCCGTCGTTCCTTCTAGCTCTTCGCCTACGCCCGGCCCACGCTTGGTCCCGGGGTCGCCAGAATCAACCGGCATGTTGCCCGGATCCATCTGAGCCAACACGAGTGTGACGATGCCGTTATAATTGTCGCTGGCACGTTCAATCTGGTGACCCGGGTAATAGTGGGTGACACAGCTGCGCACGTCCTCACCGGACGGCGAACCAATCATGCGATTATAGCCAAGCTTCGTCAGGATCCGGCTGCCGTCCATCTCCACGACGTTGACGACCGGGCTAAGCCGGGCGCTACGCTTGGAACTATCAATAGCGGCCCAAATCTCTGCGCGGGTCACCCCAGTATCGCCTAGGTACTCACGCCGATAGTGATTAAGCGCAGCTTCTTTTGCGTCACGGTCATTGTCATACTGGCCAAGCTCCTTGTACGGAGCCTCGCCCGTAGCCCACATGAGCGTAACAGACTCAGGTAGCTTGTTGACTTTGTAGCTGATTAGCTGGTCTGCATCCCAGATTGACGCTGTGCGGCCATTCCAAGGCAAATTGGATACAACCGGAGCCGACGGACCACGGATTTTGTCCATGATCCGGTCTGCATTCCACCCGGTCTCGCTACCAATGCCACGCAGTTGGCTGCGTACGTCATCAGTCAGGCGATTCGATTCGAAAATACTCCGGGGCAACTCCGAGAATGTATCCTTGATCGCCATCGTACCCTCTTACTTATTTGGAAGCGGAATTGACTTAGCTGGGTCGTTGTCGCTATCCTTGCCGTGCATGCCCTTCGAAGGAGCCTTGGTCCCCTTAGCATCGCCAGCGCCCGGACGCTTGCCATCCTTCGGCGGCTTTTCAGCGCCGAAGCTGCCCGGGTCCTTATCATCGCTGTGCTTGCCAAGATCCGTCGGGCTCTTCTGCTTCGCCGGATGCTTCTTCTTGATCGCGGGCGACTTCATCTTGTGCTCGCTATCCGACTCAGTGCCTAGCGGCTTCTTGCCAACGCTCACGTGATCCTTCGGCTTACGTACGGCTGGATCCTTGAAAGCAGTGGCGGCCATGCCGGGTGCAGCACCCTCAGGAGGCGGAGCCGCATCCGGTGTCGGTGCTGGAGCCTGGAACCACAGCTGCTGTGCCAATGCGAACAGATCGGCCTCAGCCTGCGGGTTGCCGGTCAGGTGATTCTCAACGAACTCAGGGAAATCCTTCTTTAGATTCGCTAGTGCTTCAACGAACCCGATGCCCTTGCTCTTATAGTGCTTCAGCGTCGACGGCATGTCAGGCATCGAAATGCCCATGCCGACGTCACCAGCCGCTGCAGGCGGAGGAGCCGCATTGCCGCCAGCAGGCTTACCAGCCGGAACCGTGTCCTTCGGCATTTCTGCGACAGGCATGTCAGCGCCACCCGGAACCGGGCCACCACTCAGTTGAGCAACGTGCTTGAATCCGGCACGCTTGAAGGTGTCAACGATCTTCGACACGGCTGCGTTATTAGCGTGATCGATCCGAATGCTAGCGATGCCACTACGTACGCCTTCGAACGAAGCTGTGACGGACTTGCCCACCATGTTCTTCATGATGTGCGCCATCGCGTTCTTAACCTGCTGCTTCGAACCACGGGCGGCCGACGGTAGCTCAACCTTGAGGTGATACAGACGGTTTAGCTGGCCGTGCTTGACCAGCGACATGATCGTCGCATTCTTTGTCCGGTGACCGCACTCGCACTCAAACAGATCAGACGGGTTTGTAGTGGGCTGGAAGTAATTGACGCTAGCGCACTTACCGCACGGAACCGGCTGCAACGTAGTAACGGCGAAGCTGCCCGCATTACCCTTGGGCACTTCACGCTCTAGTGTGGCATACCGGATAAAATCAGCGATGGCGACGTCGATATCCTGCAGATCGCAGGCACGACCAGCGTCCTTGACCCAAAGCTCGACCTCATCCTGATTGTTGATCAGGATTGATACATTGCCGACCTTGACGGTTTCACCACGGTCGATAATAGCGGCTTCGATTTCATTCACCGATAGCGCCTTAGTCTCGTCCTTAGTCAACTCGGCCCCTCCATCCTTGCCACGCTCAGGCGCGTAGGTGGTGACCTTAGGATGCTCGCCATTGCTCATCGGCGTCTTATTAAGTCCACCAGCGGCTAGACGCGGGCCACCAAGTTCAGGGCGGCCTTCGTGCCCACGGCCCTTAATGCGCTCATCCAACCGCCTCTTGGCCCCGCCACCACCATACGGGCTATCACCACGTGGCTGGTCCAGCACGGCATCGGGATCGCGCCCAACAAGACTGTCGGTCCGGCCCGGCTTAGCCTGATTTAGATTACGGTCGACCACGCAATTCTCGTCATCACAATTGGGTTCACCACAGGTCTGACACAGGCCGCCCGGCAGCTCATCGCCACCACCGAAGCTATTCAGCCACTCCTGTGTGTCGCGGTCCCACTGCGCCTGCTTCGTCGGGGCTTCGCCACGGCTGTGCTTGGCCCAAGCCGTCGCATACGCCATGTCGGGGTCCATGCCCTCAGCCTTACGATTCATGACCCACTTCTCGAAACCGGGCGGAGACTTCGTTACGGCCTGGAACTTGCCAGCGGCACGAGCCATCACGATATTCTCGACATCATCCTCGAGACTATCAAGGTCGTCAACCATAGGCGGCTCACCAGCTGGCGGGCCGTCAACGCCGTGCTCACTTAGCTCTTCCTCGACCCAGCCGGGCTTCGACGGGCTAACGGTGTGGGCAGGCTGGCCATCTTCGCCCATTTCCTGACCCTCAGCAAATGCCCAATCGATCGGGTCGTCTACGGGACCCGCGCCGGTCTCGGCACGCTCAACCTCATTGTACTCTTCGATGCCCGGGAGATTCGGGGCGACTTCATTCTGTGTGAACTCACGAACCTCTTCGGCCAGTTCTGGAGCGTCACCAGCGCCACCCTCTTCGGGTGCGCCAAGCGGTAGCTCTTCGCCCGGACCCTCTAGGTCGAGGTCGCCCATGTCCATGATGTCATCGATGCCACCATCCAAGATACCTTCATCAGGAGGCTCGCCCATTGGCGGACCCTTATGGGGCGGCATCGGCGGACCCTTATGCGACGGAGGGCCACCCAGCTGGGCTTCCTTCGCAATACGGTCCGTCACGCGCTCCATATTGGTGCGATCATCTGCTGCTGCTGCTGCTGCCGTCTTGGCCTCAACCGTGGTGCCCTTAAGATCGACTAGCTCACGGATCAGTGTGCGGGCTTGGACCGAGCGAATGTCGTCACCAGCCAGCTGGTGCATCAGAATGGCCTGATCGAAATCAGCCTGATCCTGAATCTGCGCGGCGATCTTGGCAAGCTTTGCCACAGGAAGCTGGGCATAGCCGACCTTAGGTAGCTCAGTGTCGAGCACCTTGGCGACCTTGGACTTCGGATAGGAATCGCTATAATGACGGCGAAGCTCCATGACCTCACCTAGGGTGATGGAACCCATAGGGTCCTTGGTCCACGAAGCCTCAAGGTGGCGAGCGAGGCGCGATAGGCCAGAATCAGCCTGATCGTGCTCAGACGCCTTGCGAACCGCCTGATACGCGTCAAAGCGCATCGCAATTGGTGTCGACAGCTGCTTCTCACCAAGCTTGGCTGCGATCTTCTGGCGCAACACATCAAGGACTGGGCTTACCAGTTGATCCTGGTTCTTGCGCATTATAATAGCGCGCTCCTTAGCCTCGTACGCCGCAGCATACTTCTTGGCGAACTTAGCTAACGGACCAGCCACATGACCTAGATCCTGTGTCTCGCCCTTGGTATAAGCCTTTAGTGCTATCCGTGTGTTCATGGTATCCTCGGCTACTGATTCGCTGCTTTTGCTAATTGTGTAGGCTCGCACACTTCCATGTGTGACCGCGTCATGTCGACTAACTCATCTGCAGTAAGACCAGACGGTATAGAGATCTTATCATTGCAGCCTGCACATAGCCAATACGACTCAGACTTCCTGACTGGCTCAGGCTTGGGCGATATCTGGATGACTTTCGCCCGTTTCGTCATGCTTATTCCGGCTTGGTAGCTTCCAGCGGAATCGCATCAAACGAAGTCACACTACCTTCGTGATCGAATGACGCGTTAAAGAGCATTGCAGGGCCGGTAGCGGGGCGGAATACGCCCTCCAGATATACCGACTCGTCGTCCCACGTGGTGCCAATCGGGGTGACTAGACCGGCCTCGATCGCAATTGCGTTAGACTTAGCAGCAGTCTTAACCGCAGCACGAATCCGGCGCGGGATATCACGTACCCACGAGCGCCCATATTCACGATAGTACTCTTCCCAGTACTTCTTAGCCGCGCTGTCAACTGCCCATTTCTGAAGTGCCATTGTAACTCCTATTTATTGCCGCACGTAGATAATAATTTCACCGCACTACGCTAGAAACCCAGACTAGATATTAATGCTTGGTATAGCTTCGAATTTCTTCGTATCATCCGGCGCAACCGCTGCGGGCTTACCCTGCTCAGTCTGCATCACCACGGATCCATCTGGTCCGACCGACTGCACTTGGCCGGTATTGTCAGGATTGGCTGGCGGGCCCGCGTCAGTCTTTGGCTTTATAATGTCGCCGGGCTGTACCGGAATTCCTTCTTGAGTCGTTGGGGCATTAGGTGAGCTAGGGCCGGGCTGCATCGGCTGCATTGGTTGATTCTGTTGCTGCGCATTTCGCACGGCATCAGCTACGATGGTGGCGACTGAAGCTAGCTTACGATTCTTAAGGTCAAGTTCGACTTCGGATGCGTCGACGGCACGTAAATCTTGTAACTTCTCGAGCCAAACTACTAGCTTGCCGCCGCCATCTTGCCCAACGATGTATCCAAGGCCTTGACCAAACTTACGTAGCATAACGCCTTGACCGACCGACGCGGTAGTCTGGTCACGCCCGCCCGGCTTAGCAATCAACACCGATAGCTTGCCACCGGGCTGCTTCAGTATCTGGCCTGAAGTGAACCCTGGCATCGGCCGAACCTGATTAAACGGAATCCGCTGAGGCATCTGCGTTACCGTCGTCATGTTGGTCGTGCCGGTCGGCTTAGGATCATTATTGGTCATCCGCGACGGTATAGACTTCGGACGAACGTCTTCCATCGAGACTTCTGCTTCTTCGCCAACGTCCATCATGTCATTCTTCGGCACTTCACGCACGACCTTAACGGGCTCGTTCACGTTCGTGTTCTCACGCCACTTGCGATAATTAGCGGGCCACGCATCTTCTACCGGCCCACGGTCACCCTCGCTGTGCTGCTGCAGCTTTTCAGGTAGGCCGTTCATGGAGCCGAACTGGTTAATCTGACCAGACCGCCATAGGTCTTCGTATTCCGTATCAGACATCGATGCGGCTAAGGCCGGGCCGCGATGGGCCGAGATCGGGAACTTTGCTGCCAGTTCCTTCATATTCTCATAGCTGTTTAGAGAGAATCCAGCGTCGGCCATCCACCACAGCCACTCTAGAGCCATCCAGTTACGCTTAATCGTGTCTTGCGCTTGCGCTTTCTTCGGTAGCGCTTCATCCATCGACATTGGTGGAGCTTCATCTATATCATAGTCGTCGAACGATCCTTCGCTCTCAGGTGAAACCGGACGATACTGGGTCCACCATTCAGGACGCGAATCTACAAGCGCGCCATCGTCGGCGGCTGGCTTGCCCACGTTTTGTATAAATTCAGCCCAATCGGCGTCAGGCACACGGTCGACGACGTTCGATACGGCATGGTTCTTGTTTAACTCAAGCACCGACATCAATGCCTGCTTGTCGTTAATCGGGAAACCAAACTTGGTTAAAACCCGAACAATATACTGTAACTCAAACGTCGATGCCGCATTCGGCCCCATGCGCTGTGCGGCCTTCTGAAGCTCGGCCTGTATTAGTGCCTGTGCCTTCTTAAATAGTTCTAGCTGTTCAGGCTCCGGTGCTTGCGGCACGGCCTCTGGTTGATCAGGCGCGTTTTCTGGCTTGTGCTCCTGCACTTCGTGTATCGACTGCTGCTGGTATGGAGCCTTCATCGGCGCCTGATAAGTCTTATCCAAGACCTGGATGATTTGGCCCAGCTGGTTCTGGATGATGGCTTCACGATTCCACCACCACAAAATATCCATGTACTTGCGCTCTTTCAGCTTCGGCGCAAACTGGTCCTTATACACATCAATCATGCGATTGATCGAGCGCTGGCGAATGTTGTCGATGCCGCGCACTAGCTCATTCGTCAGACGGCGGATGATTGGACCACGGATATTATGCTGTGGGCTCACGTTGATGCCAAGCCCCGCAGGTTGTGCTGGTTGCGCCGGTTGCGGCGGAGACGGCTGTGCCGGTTGTTGTGGTGTTGGCGGTGCACCCATGCCGGGTAGCGTCTGTTGCTGTGCAGACTTCTGCTTACCGCTGAACGACGGTAGAAGCTTTATTAGGAATGTGCGTAGCTCGTCGGCGTCCGGCAGGATCATCGAACCATCTGGGTTCTTACCGCCATCCAGCAGCGGCATTCCGCCTTCTTGCTCTTCTTGCTTAATGTTAAGCTTGCCACCGGGCTTCTTACCACGGCCGAATGACTGACCGACAGCCTTGGCTACATCGCCCCATTCTTGGAAAATCGAACGCGGCTTTGGTGCGGGTGGTACTTCTTGAGCCGACTTAGTCAGGGGCGATGCTGGCTCTGCAGCGTCCCTATCGGCTAAAAAACTTACAAAGGCGAGATCGGACGAGACAGGCTCGCCGTCGACGTCCATCGTAATCTGAGTGCCATCAACCGCTGTCACCTTGCCCGCAACCCGCTTACCGCCAATGTAGGTCGATGCCATCCGGCCAAGCCAGCCGGGCTCACCGATCTTACCGCGTTCAGCCTCTTCCTGTATCTTACGTACAACTACAGGATCGCCGTGACCCTCAGTCGATAGGTCCCATACCGGATGGGCGACCTTAGTCGCGCCACGAGCCATGTCAAACGCATCCTCTTTCATGCCATCGTTGCATGACTTACAATATCCGCCATGCGTTGCCTTGCCGCTGCAGTTCTTACGCTTGCACGGTCCAGGCGACGGCTTTGGATCGTGATAGTCATCAGACCCATCAGACGGCTCTGGCTCACTCATACGATACTTCTGCGCCGTCACCATGCGATGATCGCTCAGCATCTTACGAATAATGGGCCAGATCTTACTGGCACGCATGCCAGCCTTAACCCGGACCGCAGATTCCCATTGATCTTTCGATATGGGCTTGCCGTTAGCATCACTCATAATAGCGTTAAAGATTACGCGGGCGTCCGCATAGTCCCTACCCGCAATTTGAGCTAGCTTAGTCGCTAGGCTCTCAGTATTGAGTCCGTCGGGGAGATTATAGGTATGTTTTGACATATATCACCGTGCCGTATAATACTAGTCACGGTGATACAGTATGGTAACCAAATGCGCCACACGCGTTACTATTCAGTATGGGCGACGCAGCCGAATTGGTCAGCTTCGGAATCTGGGATCCTGAGTTTAAGGACCTGATTAGTATTATCGGGCCTGATGGCTACATGCATCAGACATTCCCGCTACTTGACTACGTAAAGTCAGTAGCGGGGCCTAATGATATTATCGTGGAGATACGGGTGCGACCAGTTCAACCGCAAACCGCTCCGTACCCCGCGCCATATCGTTCAGACGCACCTTAAGCAACTTCGACTCAGCGCAGAACTTGCATGCTGGCTGATCGTGCTGGTCCCACAATACATGAGACAGGCAAAGGTCGCGCCCGCAGCCCCAGCTGCAGGAGATACGGCTTGTCATGCTTAGCTCAAGCTCTGTCGAGCATACATCACAGAATACCCTGATCATTTGTAGCCTTTCTTGGTGAGTTAAACTGCGTAAGCGCGCCAACGGCAGTTCCGATGGCGGCTCCCATCACGGCGAACAGCGAAGCAATGGCGGTCACGCCAAATACCATTCCAAACACAACGAATGCACGCACTACTAGGGTAGGCTGCAATGGCGTGCCAAAGATGCCGCCTGCCAATAAAATGCCTGCGTACCCACCATACAATACAGACGGAAGCAATCCAAAAGCCAAGAATGCCACGAGCCCAAAGCCAACGCCGACTAACGAGAATGTACGGTTCATAACGTCTCCTTATGAACCGATATAGCAAGTGACGTGCCATTCATCATATACGTAAATCCGCGCGTTTCGACTATATTGGTGTCGGGCGGAGGCGACATCGGCGTAGCAAACGTCGTGCCTACCCGACATTATCATTATCTAGCTCACCAAACCAATATAGGTTATCACGCATATATGAGCGCCACGCCTGTGGCATTCCACGATTCCACTCAACCGTGAATTGGCCCATCGGTCGGTCAGGCTTGACTGGCTGCTTTAGTATCGCCATCCCGCACGTAGTTAGTGAGGCATCGCCCTTGCGCTGATTGCAAGCTACGCATGCTACAACTGTATTTACCCAGGTGGTCTTACCACCACGCGACTTCGGTACGATATGGTCTAAGGTAAACTCGTCACGGCCTACCTTTGAGCCACAATACTGACATATACCATGGTCACGCGTGTATATGGCATCGCGAGAAAACCTTACCATATTACGGTTGCGCACGAACGTGTCGGCTAGCCTAATCACAGACGGAACCCGCCACTCTTCGGTCGCTGAATGCACGCGGCGGTCGTCGTAATACTCAACGACATGTGCCTTAGTGCGGCTGATTCTGGTGTCGCTACCTTGATTGAATAGTAGCGAAAACGCGTCTTCCCATGAAATAGTACGGATGGGCTGCCACGACGAGTTTAATACTAACGTGTCCGACACATCGTCCACCTTTACCGCTAGAGTTTACCATACCATCGCTGGAATTTTATCAAAGCCAGCTGCTATGTATGAAGTCAATCTATGATACC